AATCGACTTTGTCGCTTCGCTCGTCGAAGTAATCGACTTTGTCGCTTCGCTTGTCGAAGAACTTGTTCGCTTTCTTGCTTAGGCAAGCGTCTCCTATCGTCGCCGAGCGGCTGGCAAAGAACCGTGAGCCATGAACCGTTACTCATTAGAGTATGCCACGTCGTCCTGCGGGGTGAGGGTGAACTGGCCGCTGAGCTGGTTCGCGGTGGCCATGGCGTTCAGCGCCTGCACCGTTGCGGACTGGTGGGCGTGCATCTGGTCGGGGCTGACCCATCCGTCGAGGATGTTCATCTGAGTGAGGCTCCTGAGCAGTTCGACCGCATTTCCGGGCATCACGCTGCTGGTCTGGGCGGCTGCGCTCTGGGGCGTGGCGGCGAACCGCTGCGTCTGGTCGTCCCAGTTGGCGGTCTGCATGGTGACGCCGGTGTTGCCGACCTGGTAGGTGCCGGGGAAGTAGGTGGAGAGGGGGACGCTGCCTGAGGGTAGCTCGGCGAAGGTGTCGCCCTCGGCGTCGGCGGGGAGGAGGTAGAGGTTTTGGTAGTGCTTGACGTTGGCTGGTGCCAAACCATACCAGACAAGTAAAGGATTGGCTGTGAGCCATGCTTTACATGCGGCTCGATTACTATTCTCGGAAGAATTGTCGAAACCGTAAGGGACAAGCCTCGATTTATTAACACACAAAGATAGATACGCTGTAATGCCTATTGCTTCTGTATGCTTATTATATACATTGGCACCGATATTTGGCAATACGCTGCTCAATATAATACCATTTTTGCCTGAGTATTGATATGTATAGAAAGAAATGGTTTTCTGCGAAGCCCATCCACCATTAGTCGTATCTCCACCAGACCATGTAATCGAACCGCCTATCGTAAGATTATCGATTCTTTTGTCTGCTGAATCATTTGCGATGTTTATCAAATCACGGAAAGTCTGCGCTCCTCTTGCACCCTGCGGGAACATCCTCACAAAACTCCCCGTGCCGTCCTGCTGACCCACAATCCTTGTAATCGGCAGCTCCAGCACACTCCTCGTGTACCCGCCGACCTCGTCGCTTGGCGTCGCGTCGTCCCACACCTGCCAGCAGGCGCAGTCCGCCAGGCTACCGCTCGACAGCGTCACCTGCATCACCACCGCGTCACCTTCCGGCACGCTCACCTCGTACACCGAGCCAGCCGTCACTTCGACCACCGCCATGGGCTGACCGCCCAGAGCCGTAGCCGCCACACCGCTGATGACCGCACCGTTCCGTGCCACCACGCGATACAGGCTGTCGGCATTCTCCCACTCGTAGTACGGGCAAAGGGCCACGCCAGAGGTCGGGTCGAGTAAGTTCACCCCCGGCATCGAGCGCAGCTGGAGCACCCGCACACCGATGAGCTCGCCGCCATTGTAGTCGTAGTCGTCGCGCAGACCCACCTTGCTGCCCAGCCAGCCATACATCGCGGCCAGCGTCGAAGGAGCCGAGGTGGGGATGAAGAAAACGAACGGGTTGCTCGATGTGCCGCTGCCGCTGCTATCAATCCCAAACGCCACCGCCATGTCGATGACGTTCCTCTTGGCCGATGCGCTGAAGTTCGTGCCGCCCACGAAGAACGCCGACGAGTACGTGTAGCTGCCCTCCTCGCCGCTGCGCTGTACCGCCTCGGCATGGGTTGCCCTCACCTTATAATGAAGACCCGTATAGTTGCTCTGGTTCTCCTCCGTCACGGCAGGAACGAATCCTTCGCCCGTCACGGCCACCCTGCCCGTCAGGTCCGCCCCCGTCAGGAACTCCCTCAGGAACAGGCACCCCATCGGCGTAGTACCAGCCGAGTTGGAGAATCTCTCCACCACCTTGCCGAACAGGAACTCCAGCTGTCCCTGCTCCGAAGCCACGCTCGAGCCCCCCGCCATCTTGTCGTACAACTGGCTCCAGCTCACGCCATCACCCTCGATGGTCTGCATCCTCGCGCTTCCGTTGCCAATCTCCGAGTCAGGGGCCGTCACCCCCAGCGTCGTCTGCTCCGTCACCACATCCTCCGACAGGATGTTCAGGGCGTTGCCAGCTGTGAAATCCACGTACAGCCCGTTGTTGCGAGCGAAGTTCTCGAATATCTCCGCCAGCTGTGCATCAATCACCGTGGCAATCGCATCCACGTAGTCCTTGACGGAGAACTCCTCGACCTTGGTGCTATCCCAATCGGCACCCGAAGCCAGCGGAGCGGTGAACTTCCACAGGCGACGGTCGTGGAAACACTTGTCCCCTACGGCGTGCGCTGTGGTGGTTGTAAACTCAGGGAATCCCAGTGCGGGGTTCTCAATTAACTTTGTGAGCGAAGCCGACAGAGCCTGATTGCGTGCTGAGTCCTTCACCAGCGTGTCAAGCGTCTTAGGAGCGAACGGATTCTGTGTGCCACGCTCCTGCAAATGTCCTTGTTTAGTTGTTACTGTCATAATTGTATAGTTTTAAATGTTCAATGTTCAATTCGCTTAGAACGGCCATGTGCCTGGGTCGCTCTCTACAAACTCCACGTCGTTGCCCAGGTCGGCCACGTTGGCCTTGGCTGCCAGCAGCGTGTCGGTCTGTGTCTTATTGTAATAATTAGAGGGGTCGAAGATAGATGTGATGGGCAGCGAGATGGGCTCCTTGCCAGCCGCCGTGTTGAAGGTGATAACCAGATTACCATCTACTACATCTACATTGTCCACCATGCCATCCTTGATAAACAGCGTGGCATCAATCTCAGAGAGCACCGTGTTGTTGTGCTTCAGCTCGATTTTCTTGGTGGTTTCGTTATACGATCCGCCGTTTACCAGCGAGTTGTGGTTGTGCGTGGGATTATTGCCCAGGTCGTCGATAAACTGGCTCAGGGCCGTTGGCTTGTTCTGCAGCTGGGTGTAATCGGTAGTGCCAGGGTCGCCCTTTACATAGATACTGGTTTTAACGTACTGACCCTGCTCCTGGTCCCAGTGATACACGTAGTTATCCACACCCACATAGTCGGCCTTGGCATTGGTGGTGGCCGATTGCACATCGGTAATGCCCTGGTACAGCAGCTGCAGCAGTCGGGCATACTCATCTACCAGGTCGGTGTCGGCAGGGTCCTCAACCACAAACTCGGGTGTTGTCGCCCATGTCTCAGCCGTAATGCCGCTGTTGATAGCCGCCCACTGCGCCGCCGTGAAGCCCGAGTTGTTCAGGCTGTACTCATAGGCCCACGCCGAGCCGTTGAACTTGTAGCGGTCCACACGGGCGATGACCGTCGGCGTGGCGTCGGCAGCAGGAACCTGCACAAAGGCGTAGTCATTGGTGTCGGGCACGATCGAGAGCGCCGCCATCTTCGTGGCCAGTGCCGCCGCTATCTGCTGCTGCGTGGCAGCGGTGGTCAACGAGAGGTCGCTCACGAGGTTGTACGTGCCACGGAACGTCGCCGTTGCCGTAGCGATACTGGAGTTCACAAAGGCTTTGTCTGCCAGCTGATTGCTGCTGGAAGCCTGGGCGGGAATAAGAGACTGAATCAGGGAGAGTTTTTCCAAGACCCAGTTCTTAACTCCAGTAAACATTTGGGTTGTTGTCATTAGTGGCATAATCGTAAGTATTTAATTAGTTAAAGATTTCGTTGAATTGTGCCTCGGTGATAGAAAGCAGCGGCGTACCGGAGAGTGCCCGTTCGATGTTCTCGGCGGTGACATCGGCATCCGAGCCGTCTTTTCCGTCCTTACCATCCTTTCCGTCCTTGCCGTCCTTACCATCCTGACCAGCAGGACCAGCAGGACCTTGCACGAAGATAGCAGCATCGAGGATGACGCTCCCATCTGGCAGGATGCCCACCTCGTTGGTGCAAGCCACGATCTGTATGTCGGAGCACTTGAACGTGCGTCGGCGCACCGCTGATGGCTCATGCACCGTGACCTCTACACCATAGACACCTACTCGCAGCGTGCCTGGGTCGGTGAAACTGACCACGTTGCCGTCGAGCGTATATTCGTACTCCTTACGTTGTCCCATCCAGTTGATGAGAGCTACATGGATTTCGCTGCCTTGTGGAGGAAAGTAGTCTTCCGTCACCCACTCACCGTTGACTGCTGTCTTTGTCTGTAGTGGCACGGACAACGGAAGTGTGTTGCCTGCCACCCAAGGAATCAATTTCTTTGTTGTTGCCATATTTTTTGTGTTGTTTTAATTACTCACTGCTATCATCTGAACTGTCGTCGCTGGGATAGAAAATGGCATTGAACTCTTCTTCTGTCAACGCATCCATTTTCGTTGGGAATGCCTCTGCAGGGTCAATATTCGAGGCTACCACGGTAGCGAGGTTAGCCACGCTGATCTGCACATAGCCCACGGCAGCACCGCCCGAGCGATTGATGAACGGCATGGTAGTGTCGGCATCGGTAATGGTAGTGACGGTAGGCACTTCCTCCTGGTTCTCCACCGAGGCACCCATGGTCGTCAATACTTCGATGACGATATCAACTATCTCTTGTCTCTCTTGTTCTGTCATAATCGTATGGTGTTTTAAAGTTATGCTTGTGCGGTATAGATAGGCGTGAGGCAGAGCCAGAACCAGTTATCGTTGACGCCAGTATAGACGGAAACCATCTTCAGCCCAGTAGCCAGCGGGAACCACAGGCTTGCAGGCGTGCCGTCGGGCTGTATAGTACCGTTAGACTGAATAGTGTAGGTCTTGGCAAACTGAAGTGACGCACCGTTGTTGCCCACAATCTCCAACTTGTAGCGGCGATTGGAGGATATAGGCTCGTTGCTGTATATCTCAATCTGACGGCCACGCATCTTAGGATGACTTGCCTGCGGGATGATAAGACCATGGTCGCCAGAGAGTTCGTAGCCAGTAGAGCTGTATGACTTGATAAGTACATAGTCAGCCCAGCCCGTGGTGTTCAGTGTAACAATATCGCCCGGGCTATGGCCACCGCCCGTCCAATCGCTATATTCGTGGTCAGGAAGTGCGGTAGTCTCGTCGATAAACTCATAACTCCAGTCGTAGTCATTGGTAAAGGTAGCCTTGATATAGATATTATTGCTCAGACCTCCGGTGAAGGGATCGACATCAGCATTGCGACACTTACCGCCCAAATAGGCGAAAGCCATGCGGCGATACAGACCATCGGTGGCGTGAATCTTACCGGCAATGGCAAACTCGTCGGTGGTGTTGTTCATACCCAGCATGGGATTGCCCTGCGAGTCAATGACAGAGAATTTGTTAGCTTGTATCTCTACCTCGCCTGTCTGGATGTTGATGCCCGTATTGGTAAGCCCGTTGGTGATACCAATGCGCACTTGGTCTGCCGTCTGCTCCACATACGAAGATATGTCCTCGTCAACGGTGGTGACATCGTACTCCGTGGGCTCCTGTCCAGCCTCCATCTGAACACGCTCGAAGAAAATGCCATCAACAGCGAAGTAGTTGAGCGTGATGGTGGCGGCGGCACCGTTGGGGAAATGGTCGAGCATGAAGTCTATGACGTAGTAGTAGCGACCAAGCGTGGAATCGTATGACATGGCACTCACCAAGAAACTAATCCATGTTGTTGTCGAACCATCGGTGAACGTGATGCGCACGGTACAGTTGTCGGCTTGCTTGGCAGAGAAGACATACTTCATGCCGTGCAACAGGTGCATAGAGGGGGGCGTAGCATCCGCACCGTCGCAGTCAACAACATGGTCATTCACTACCCCACTCCAGCCCTCGCCAGTGTCGCTGTGAAGAATCATGTTCTTGCCGAAGATGCGCTGAATGCGTGACATACTCTGCTCCGAGGAACGGATGAACAGACCCGTCTGCGTGTAGTTCATGCCAGTGCTGGCAGCAAAGGCAGTTTCCACGTCGCCTACCACCTCCAGCTTGAAGGCCTTCGTGGCCTCGCCAAGACCAATGTCCTTCCATCCCATAGAGGTACAGAGGTAGCGGTGATTGTCGGCATCGCTGATGTAGTAAGAGCCCAGCGCATCGGTGGCGGAAGACCACGAGCCATTGTTATAGACATAGTGCGTGACTTCGCTCGACGACCATGCTGTAAAGGTCTTCAACTTGATGTCGCCATTGGCAGGCGTGGCAGGGTCGTAGAAGCCGACCGCGTGACCTTGGTAGTGACCATTATACAGTTCTTCGTCACCACTGGTGGTCTCGATGACAAAGCGAGGAGCATGGAACTCATTGCCGCTGGCGGGCGAAATCATGGTCTTGCGCTTGCCCTCGGTAGAGAACGTAGGCAGCGAACTGCCTGACGCTGGCAGACCAACACCGCGATACTCCTTGATGGCAGGAGCGTCGCTACCCACGGTCTCTATCTCGATGATATGGGAATAGTCTGCCACGGTAGCACCATAGCACACAATGCTGTCGCCTGGCAGAGGGGCATCGCTACCTGCGAGGAAGTGACCACTGGCGTTAGAGAGGTCAACATAGGAGTGTATCAGACCGTCGGTGATAGGCAATAACCCCTGACCCTTTGCCACACACTCACGCCAGTACAGGCGGTTGCCAGTAGCACCCGTGTTAGCATCGGTGTGAGTGCCACCCTCCGTTTCGCTCACGTCCATGGTCTGACAGCGTGCGAGCATACCCACCTGCCAGGTGTTGATGGTCTTGGTAGTACCATCGTCAGCCTTAATCCAACAGCGGAACTTCACCACGTCGGCCATATCCACGCTGCCCACACGCTTAATTGTGCGATACTTCGAGTAGAACTTACGGCTCAACATGGGGATAGTACGAACAAGCCAAGGCACCTTAATAGTATCATATCCCAGGAGGTCGCCGTTTGCATCGTAGTAGTCCACCTGCTCAATGATGCTCGATGCAGGCGAATAGACATAATTGCCGCCAAGCGACACATATTTTCTCGCTTCGAGAATGTTGGCGATAAACCTCATGCGGACAAGCAAGTTGTCAACCTCCATCTTCGAGTGTCCGTTCTCGTCAGTGTCAGTAATACGCCACCCCGAGCCATTCATGTCGTCCTGCTGGAAGTTAGGACTTTGAAGAGCAGACATGATGCCACGCACCGCACTGATCATGCCCGATAGCGTCACATTGTTGCCTCTGATATTGTTCAACTTTGCATTACCCTCGCCATCGATGCCAAAGAGTTCCTTCGCCTTCACCCACAGCCCCTTCGCGAAACCAATCACCTCTGCCGCCACATCCTCGTGGGTTTTGGAGAGATACTCGTCTGGTGGTGCCTGTCTAAGACCTATGACGGAGATGATGATATTACGGGATACCTCTTCACTGGTTACCACGACAGATATTCTACCCGGGTTAATCAGACTGTGCATCGACAAGTTGGTGGCAGCCGTAAAACGTCCTTCCACCCCGTCGATTTCTATATATCCGTTGCCAACGGCAGAAACAGTGCTTACTGCCTCCTTGTCAGCATTGTACACCACGTCACCTACCGACACGTATGGCGATGGCTTGTCGGTGTAGTAAGTAGCATCTTCATGTAGCCACCCCTGACCTACGGACACGAGCAGGTTCGAGCCGTTCATCCATGCCGCACAGTGCGAAGCACTTTCTATCACGGCAGAGAACTGCACCTGCTCGTCACCCTTGAACATCCTTAGTGCAACCGTCTTGACCGACGTATCGATAGTCTGTCCATATACGTTACAGTCGAACGCCACTGACGGCGGGTTAGCAGATACCGTATATCCGCTCTTGCCGTCTTTAACAACGTTGATGGGGGCATTCTCCTTCAACACCACAGAAGTGTCGCTGGTATGCTTCAGACGTAGGGTGATGCCGACCTTTGCCGTCACGACAACCTCTGGTGCTATGCCATAGCACGGAACAGACGATGAGTCCTCGTCTGGATCTGCAGGCATATCGAACGGACCGCAAAGATGCCAGTCACTCTCATCGTCGATGCGGTATTCCGCGTAATAGTAGTCGCCAACCACGGGGTAGTCATGCGACGGCAGTATGTTGCCCGAACGCGTGTCTCCTTCCGTGCGGAAAGCCGTAACAACAATGCCGTCCGACACCACCGTTCCGTCCTCGTCGGCGTTGAGCACGCTGACGCTTGACACAATATCATATACAACGGCGTCGCTTCCGTAGTGATTCCAGATATGCGGGGTCGTGAAGTCTCCCCAATGGCCGCCTTCTTCACCAGACGAGGAGTCTGAACTGTCATCGTCGCGCATGTAGTCTCGGTAAGAACTGTACTCATACAGGTAGGTATCGTCAACGCCCTGCTGTTCGTCCCACCATCCTTCAGGAACCCATCCGTCCTGGTCCTTGTCGTCAGTCACATGACCGGCAGCGCCGTTGGGATTCACCTCGCCATACGCTATGAGTGCAGGCAACGGATGTTCGCTGCTGGCATCTCCGAAGGTGATAGGCGTACGACTGCGCAGGAATATCCACTCACGCACCTTGCTATCCTCGCCGTCGCGCACAAATGCAATAGTAGTACGCGCGAGCTCTATCGCCACTTCCTCCGCTCCCGAACCAGAACCGCGTGTAAGACGCACGTTAAGGCTCTGCTGGGCATAGAAGGCGTCTATGCCTATCCGTGCCACAGCGACACTTGTTGCAGGACCGCTGAACTGCAGCGGCGTCCACACATCACCACTCAGGGGCGCATAGCCAGCCGACAGTCCTGCGGCTGCCAGTGCAGCGTTGGTAAGCTCGGTCACCTCACCGCGTTGGTCGGTAGCCCTCACCCTGACCGTGACGCCGTCTTCAGGCGTGTATGTCTTTGTCTGGGGGTTGTAGCTGACAATGGCAGACGACAGAGCAAGTTCGTACTTCTCCCAGGTCTCTGCCATGATATTGATACCGACAGTCGCCAGCGGCACGAGTTCTTCTTCCGATGAAGAACTGTCCGACGAGCTGCTCGAAGAGTCCCCTTCCGTGTCCACTCCCCATGCTGTAATCTGGAACATTGTGTTGACAGTGGCATTGAAATCGTCTTCCGCACCGCGTATATGCGACAGCAGTATGTTGCCCGACGTGCGGAAGGCGGTAGCCCACGTGCCGGTGTTCCAGGCATGGTCTGCAGCCACGTCGCCCGTGTTACGTACTATCTCCCAATGGCGGAAGCGCTGAATGTCCGTTCCCGTCCATCCTTCTACAAGGGTGGCAATGAGGAACAGCGACTTACCCCAGTACACATACGGTGTTGGACCTGCATCCTCATCGTCAATGGTGCATCCCAGTTCTATACGCAGCGGCAGCACGGACGGGCTTATCTCCCACTCTGTGTTGTACTGATTCGTGCAAAGTATGCCAGTGTCAAACGTTACGGTGCGCAACCCGTTCTGAGGCAGCGACACGTCGCCCAGTCTCACGTACCAGTTGCCGTCATCTGTTTGCATGCCATCAATGTCGGCGATGCCGTCAGGTGTGATATACGGGTATTTATCCTCCCACTCCGTGCCTGACAGCGTCTTCGGAGCAAAGACAAGATAGCCGTCGCCGTCACCGTTCTTGGGCAGGCGGGCATAGATGGTGTATGGCTTGGCGGAATCTGCCAAACGGCGGTTCCTGCCGGTCAGGGTCCATTCCTGATACTCGCCGTCAACAAAGTCAACGCCGGCCTTCGGCGAATAAACCCTTATCTTCGTATTTCGCAAGATATATACCGCCAGGTCATTAGCGGATTCATTGGCATTGGGAACAATGCTAATGGCTGATGGTGCTATGTAGTGAACAATGGATGTACGTGGCATACTTGATATTTTGTCGCTAATCTTAGGCATAAGATAATAACAGAGGCGAACATAGTCAAGGGCACTGCCCTTGACGCAAAAGTATCAAATACTTATTTTCGGTAAAAAGTAACGATTATGGAACATCTGTCATTAGAGGTATTCGACCTTACTGGCACGGGCAGCAAGTTCGCGACACTGCCAGAGGATACCACAATAACCATCGTTGAGACTAGTGATGTGTTCGCTAGTGGCAACGTGTGGTCTCATAATTTCACCCTTAATGCCCATGCCAACGCTCATATCTTCGGAACCGTAGGCGACATGCGAGGTTCGCGACTGCACGACCTGGTCGACAGACGTCGCGCACGACTATATATCTCCGGTGTTCCTGTGTACTACGGGTATCTGAAACTCGACAGCGAGGCCGAGATTGACAGCGACGGAAACTTCAGTGTCAGCTTCGAGTGTGGACAGAAAACCTTCGAGGAGAGAATCGACGGCGTAAGCGCCAGGGAGGTGAGCGTGGGCGACGTGATCATCGGCGTAGCGCTGAACAGGGTCAGGGAGACACTGACCTCACGTGATGTTTTTATCCGATTTACGCTAGACGGCCTCGCCGCAGCCTGTGAAAAGGATACAAAACTAAAAGGTATCAACGAGGAAATATGGGGCTTAATCATAAATGGCGATGTAGGGGTTCAAAATAAAACATCTCGTGTACAACGCTGGCCTAAACTTGTGAAAAGCCACGGAAAGGTGTGGAACGGCGACTCTGAAGAGGATATAGACTTCACCAATGTGCAAACCCCATACGATGCAGGACATTCCTTCTGCAACGTCAATATCTGCTATCCTCTGAAGGTTAATAAGAATGGTGAGGATATAACCGGGCGAGGATATACGCTCAGATCCGCACACGACAAACCTACGACCGACGGCGGCGACAACCAGACACGCTACAACAACGCGCCCAACTTCTATCTTCTGCACTTCATCGACAGACTGTTCAAGGACATGAATATATTCGTCGAGGAAAACCAGACCTTGAACGTCGAAGACCTGAAACGCGTATTTATGCTGAACTACGGATGCCACTACGAAGAGATAGAGACGGAAGATACGCACATGACTCCAGATGACAAGCTGTCGAAATACGGGCAATACTATATCCCGTTTGTCAAAGACAGCGACAACTCTTACATTCTTGAAAACTGGGACATGGGCTGCGTACTTGGACAGTTAGATGACGTCTACGGAAAGGTCCTCCTTAAAAATATCGAAATAGACGATGCTGATACCGGTAATGTTATCTATTCGGCAGGTTCCATAGAAGGGAAAATTATTGCTTATTTTGAGGAGAACGGAACTCGCGACGACCCCTTACAACATGTCCTTTCTCTCGATGACAAAGAAAGATACAGACTAGCGTACTCCGGCTATTTAGCCTATGCCACCGGCAACAACTACCCGAATGTGGACATCAGCGAAATCATCGATGCCATGAAGACCATGTTCGGCGTCCGCTTCCTGTTCAATCGCGACTATACCAAGGTGCGCATCGTGCTCCTGCGTAATATCTTCCGCAACAGCAACGTGCAGCGGTTCGACTGCGAGGTGCTGACCCAGGAAAAGACCGACAACAACACTCGCGGATTCCGCGTTACTTACGGAAAGGGGAAAGATGATACCAGCTTCTACTATAAAGGTTTTGCTGACTTGTTCCAGCGTGCCCACAAGACATGGATAGACAACACCGACAAGCACGACTACTCCCAGTGGGACCTCGACGCAGACTACGGAACGCTCAAAATATCCGTATCGGCTATGGACAAGAGGTGCTATGTCACGCCAAACACCGGAAATGCCTATATCGTTAAGGTCGATGAAGACGAGGACGTGTTGTTCCCATCCCTATTAGAGAATGCAGGCTTCATGGATGCCGAGGATGGCGACTGCTCTCTGAGCGAGACGGAGCCTGAAACAGTCGAAGAGATACAGATTGGCGCAACGCCCGCCATTCCCAACGAGATTGGCAACACCTACGCCATGCTCTTCAATGGCGAAATGAAGGCCCCTGCGCCTGACGATGTCCATTTCCAGCCGAAGATTTTGACCTTCGGAAAACTGACCAAGACAGTTGACTGGACTGATAGGAGGAGTGACGATGGCGTAGATTACATCATTAAAGGAAAACTGGACTCTTATCTTTGCGAGGGGTTCATCATCAAACTGGAGGACAACTACAGCGTGGCCGACGGCGACACGCCTTTCGACAATGCCGACCCGGGACTGTGCTTCGGCATCATGCGCGGAAGCGGTCCTGATGCTTTCGTGCGCTACAGCGTAGATCCCGACGATAACGAAGAGAACGACACATGGGACGTTGAGCCTGGTAGTGGTGCCGTCTGCCATCCCGATACATGCGACAGCTATGGCAACATGTTCGACTACAACGGAACTACGAAAGTGAGCACCGTGGCAGAAGCTATTGCCGCCCTGCAGCAGTTGTGGCCTAACAGCAACATCGACCTGGTATATACCGACGGACACGTTATCAGAGACGAGTCCACCTGTATATACACGGCGTGTGGACAGGTAGTGACGGACAGTACAGGAAAGAGGAAGACCCTTCTCTTTGCTTCTCCTGAAGCCATGCCAACCAGACAATTCGTAGCCATGGCCTGTCAGTATGCCTGGAACTTTGAAGGCATGACAGACGAGGAGATGTATCAGTACGACGCGAGCGCAAACGGAAACCATTGGCTGGTGGAGACCGACAGTTCCGACGAGCGTCTGAAAACCTTGCTCGAACTGGAATGGAGAGCTTTCGTCTATTGTAATCCAAACAGACCTACGATTATCGACCACGGCGTGGGCTCTAAGTACGGGCGTTTCTCCCTGAAGCTAAGAGCCAATAAGCCGAACCCCGAGTTCGACCCATTGCAACCAGAGACACACTACGACCCTGAACACCCAGAAGAGAACACAAATCCGCGCTACCTGCATATCACAGACGAGGATCTGCAGCGAAGAGGTATCGTACCGCAGTTCTACAGTGAGTACTCCTACTGGGTACTGAACGCAAGGGTGGCAGTCCTCGAGGTACGGATGGAGCTGGCACAGATGCTCACAATAGACAAGAGTGTCCGTGCAGAGATAGCAGGCATTACGGGATTCATCCGCAAGATGCAGTTCAACGTCAATAACAAGACGGGCATGGGAACTGTGAAAATGGAAATTTTGTACATTTAAAGAGAGAGAGACATGGAAAACGTAGTAACCATATCAGGAATGTTCGGCGTCGACAAGACCTATTTTGCCGACTCACCAGTCGTTATCAACATCAGCGGACTGGAATGGCCAGAAAACTCACCCTTCAACGTCGTACGTTTGGAGGTGCTATACAACGACAGCGTTGTCGGCAACCTTAATGCTGATTCAGGCGGACAGTCGTCTATATCCTTCGATGTCAGCACGGCATTGCGGGCTATATGGATGGACTATGAGTTCGGCAACGAGGTGGCAGCAGCGCAACGCGCCTTGTCGGCAGCAACAGGACAGTCAGCACAGAGACTCATGAGGACATACAAGCTACGCATACACACAGAGTATCTTTCCGACGACGAGGACCGCACGTTTGTCTCTAACACATGCGTAGACAGCCTTGGCAACGAGGAGATACCAGGCGGACAATGCCTTATCGGCAGAATGACGGAATGGGAGCGCAGTCTGATTGCTAACGATGCCGATGCCGACGTTTCGTCGCTCGAGCACACTGGCGTGCGAAACGGGGATGCCAGCACCAAGCCCATCAGTTCGCCAGAGCGGGTGGGATGTGACAGCATCACCTCCTGGACAGACGTCAGCACAGGACTCACGAAGAGCATCTTCTACCCCAGCGACGCCACCCCGGAGCATGACGACACACCTTCAAGCCAACAGGGATGGACGGGCCATGCGCCAATCGTTGTGCGCGACAGCGAGCCATATACCGACTTCCTGTTTGTCAACCGCCGTGGCGCACTGGAAACATGCTCAGCTCAGATGCTGGAGTCCATGAACGTCAATGTGAGCACCAAACAGCATTCCCTGGTCGGACGGCCATCGTTCAAACCTTCGCGCACGTTGACCTCCATCACCCAGGAGGAGCGTCGTTCGTGGAAAATGTCGAGTGGCTTGCAGACGCGCGAATGGGCAGAGTGGTGGGCTTTCGAGTTCCTGACAGCGCGGAGGTGGTGGATGCTGTACAAAGGTCGCTTTGTGCCCGTGATCGTGGAGCCTGCAAGTTCTTCAACAGGCATTTACGACCTCACGAAACAACAAATGCCAAGCGTAGAGTTCAACGTCACGCTTGCCCTTGAAGGTTGATCGTATTTTCTATATATTTGCAATGAGGTAGTTTTTTTTCATTAGCTATGGTATTTATTAGGTTTTTACTTAAAATCAAAAAAGAAGACCGCCGTTCGTGAGAATAGCGGTCTTTTTTTAGTCAAATCCGAAAGCTTCGTCCAGTTCTTGCTCGCCGGGGTCTGGTTCTTTCAACCTTTCTACAAGATACTCCGGCATGCTCGTCTGAAGGAGCAAGAATTGCGGGAACCACTCTTCGTCAGGCCTACACCCAGGAGTGTCGTGAAACCTGAGAAGCATGAATCCGTGGCGCTTGTTAATACACTGCCCGACCCTGTCCTTCCAATTATTGGCAAGTCGTCGGAGTGCCTTCTCGAAATCCCACCTGGACTGATATCCGTGCATCAGATAGTCCGCCAGAGGAGCTCGGCGAAGGTCTACCGTTACAACATAGTATTCTGCCGAGGTCAGGTCCGGCACCACGTTACTGCTATAATCTTTCCCTTTCATGACGGCTAGTATGTGATAACTTCTACATGATTACTCCACGATCCAAACCTTAGCCAGTTGCGCTTGCTAGTAATCAGGATGGTAAACATCATGTCGTTGGGAGTGGTATCCTTCACAACATGGACTGCGAATGGACTACGAAGAAAGTCTTCTCCCTTCTGTCCTACAAAGCCCGCATAGGTGCGTATGCGGTTGGCGGTGATATTGATAGCCTCCGAGAGCTGCCGTTGCACATCCGTACCTGGTGTCATTGCCAACAGGGCCGGTTGCGTGATGTACGCCTCTCCCTTATCCGGGTACAGCTCCATGTAGCCCGCATTCACGTATGAGCGCAGCATCTCGAAATAGTCGAGCCACGGCTGCAGGTTCTTGCTTCTTTTAATTTTACCCATATCATTCTTGTTAGTTATGATGCAAATATAGTCATTTTTCGGGTATTACGCAAGGCAAAATTACTTTATGTCCAAAAACAAAGCTAAAATTAACACATACCCCACCTTCTCTACAAAAATCACCCGTCAAGTTTTCCCTTGACTCAAACCTGCGAAAGACTTATTTTTACGGAAAAGGATTTTTAGTAGTAATTATGATTAACGTAAAGGATATGTTTATCGGCATCGCTATAGCGATATTCGCTTTTTTCGAGCCGATTGAGGGTGAGATAAAAACCCTGTTTCTGATATTCGTTCTGAACTTCCTGGCAGGCTATCTGAGCGATATGGTGGCTAACGGCGAGGATTTCAAGTTACGTAAGGCGGTGGTGTGTATCGGCCATGCGGCGGTTTTCTTCGTGCTCTGTGCGGCAATCTACGCTATGGGATACTTCAAGCACAGGGAGGTGGAGGCAGTTCAGTGCGTCAGTCTTATCACCTACGTAGTCATCTACTTCTATGGGCGAAACATTCTCAGAAACTGTAAGCTGATGTTCCGAGAGGGCACACCGCCATGGCACGTTGTTTCACTTCTTGACTACATATTAGGCGTCAAATTCATAGACAAGCTGCCATACGTGAAGGAGTACTTTGCAAACAATAAGAAGAATATATCAGCGGATACGACAAGTGTTAATACAAATCATTGATTAAGTTTAGGTTTTTAGATTTAAGATTTTTCCAAAAAGTTTTCATGTTATTTGATTACGGAGCCCGGCCACCTGTGAAGGCAGCCGGGTATTTTTTTACTGTTTGTAATACCCTTCATTCTGATTGATCCAGTTGATGACGTCCTCTATTTCGTGGAAAAGGAAGTCCTTGGCATGTGCCTGGTCCTCGTCTTCCGGCACGGACGTTTCGAGTAGGTCGCGGATGGTCTGAAACCATGCCTTCGTGCCTCGTACATGAAGCGTACACTCGTAATCGGCGTGCGGCGCTTCCGGTGTGAAATCTGTTGTCATAGTCTTGTCCTCCCAAAATTATAATTGTCCTAACTCTTCTTTCATCTCCTGTATTCTGCTGTGCAGAGGGTTTATCACGTTTCCGCAGATAATTCCCCAGGCATGCCATGAACAGCCGTCTGGCTTTTTGTCTTTATTCGTTTTCCACGTCTGTTCCAGCGTATGCCATCCCGTCCATGCGCCTGTTGTTGTATAGCCCATGAGCCATTTGCCGTATGGTGTGCGCTTGTTAATGGTAACAGCGCCGCTCTTTGTTATAATCTCCATAATCGTTTTTGTTTTAGATGTTAAACTTTGTTTTTTGTTTGGTACATCCATCCGAAAGCGTTAATTTTGCCGACGCAATCCGATGGATTATTCAAGAGTCAGCCTTCGGGCTGTGGATTGAAACGAGCTTACGCTCACAAAATTTCTACTATTGTAGATTGCCGCGAGAAGCGGTATAAGCCCCGTCCCTCCACGGGGCTTTTTTTTGTATTCTTACTCCCAGTCCACGATACGCTCATAGTTCGTGAGGTGACCACGTGGCGCACCATAGACGAACTGCGTACCCATTCTGCCGCCGACACTGATGGGCTGGTCGAGCTTGATGGTTGTGGCCGTCTTGCCGTCGCAGTCGTACTGGTTACACTGATAGCCGATGGTCATAGCAGGCAGGTGCCACAGTCCCCAGTTCTGCGTGTTTAGGTATCGCAGCAGGGTATAGACAGTCTCAGCATTGGTTTCCACTACATCCCTACCGTCAAACAGGCGGTGATAGTTATCTTCTACCATGCTTACCGATGCAGTCTGCTGGCGTTCTCGCTCCGCATTGGCTTTGCGACGAATCTCCGCCTTGATGACGTTCAGCTCGGCAATCATAGCATCGATGTCCTCGACCTCCTCACACTGACTCAGCAGTCCGTCAATACCACCTGCAGTGATAATCAGACTGCCAGCATTAGGGAATAGGTGACCGTCCTTCTCCCAGTGGTCCATATTCTTCAGGCTGAAATACTCACGGTAGATGTCGAGCGTACCGTTCTCGTTCTTCTCCACGCGGTAAATGACGCGCTTCGTTCTAAAAATCTTCGTTGCCATAATCTCGAAGTTTTAAAAGGTTGTTTTCGTTGTAGCTGGGCACAAAGATACATAAAATCTTCGTACCTTGCAAGCGTTTTAGATAATTTCTTTTACGTCAATAATCTTCAGTCCGCGCTGACGGACCTTCTCACAGAGATTTTGATGCACGGCAGCGGTGGGGAGCCACCATAGGTCGGTGCGCTCCCTGCCGTCGCGTGCTCTCAGGGTTAGTTCATACACGCCGTTCATAGTCTCATGAATTACTTGCAGCCACACTTAATGAGGGCTAACAATACGATGATCACAAAGAAATAATTTTCTGGCATAATTTTTTCTTAAAAAAAATATAAATTCTAAATTACAACTCTTTCTCTCTTTCCTCAGCCGCACAGCTCCAATTACAAAAACACTCCGCAGCCTAAGCGAGGACCGTTTTTGTAATGGAGCTGTCGGCTCTCTCCTCCTACGCTGCCTTTTTCCCAGGCTTCAGCATCTCCCGTGCCGCGAGGATCGTCTCATTATCACGGGTTACCTCGGTGCCATTAGAGGCCAGACCGGCATGCTCCTTCAGCCACGCCTTGTCATTAGCTCGCTGCTCCTGCAACCTCATGGCCTCCAGGATAAACGCCTCGGCTTTCTCACCCAGCGTGAACTCCACACTGACCTCGTCATGGTAACGCGTCTCGCCACGCCACGACCAACCGTCACTCAGGCTCCAGTGACTCTTGCGCCATCCCTCGATGCCCTCTACCAGTCGCTCACAGAGCTGCTTCATCTCAGAGATAGACACCAGACTCAACAGACTGCGCTTGAACGTCACAGTCGTATCACCTCGGTCGATGGAGAACTTATACGGCAGCTCCTTCTTGTTCTCCGTGGCGATATCCTTCACCTCGTCGTCGGTCTTCTTCAGCGAGGCACCAATCTTCTTGTCCAGTGCCACAAGGTCCTGCTTCATCTGACGCAGGGCATCGTCCTTACCCCACTCCACCGCAAGGATGCTTTCGAGCTGCTTGATGGTTACGGTATTGTTATCGACATGCCACTGCCAGTTCTCCAATCGCTTGGGGATAGCCAACAGACACTCAAGCGCATAACCAGCAGCCTTCGCCAGCACACCGTGGTTCAGTCGTCCGTTGTCGATGGTGTGACCAATCTTCTCGCCCTTTACTGAGAAGACGTTGCGATACGTGGTAGTCACGCTGCCGTCATGATGCGTCTCACTGCCTGTTGCCTCGGTACGGATCTGAATGGGGAAACCGTAGAGATGACCGATGGTCTTCACCTGCATGGGAGGCAACTGCGTGTCGTTGTCGATACGCATCAGCTCACGAGCCACGGCAGCCGTCCACTCCTTGCTTCCGATGGGGAAGATGTCGGTATCAATGGCGAAACCGTCGATGTCGATCTTGTTCATAGCGTTGCCTTCAGCATCCTTCTCCGCAGCCTGCTCAAATCGCTGCAGGTCACGCTGTGCGCTCTCGATGTTCGCCTTGTAGGCTTCCGTCTGCTGCTGCAGCGAGGCCAACTTATCCTCCTGACTGTGACGCTCTCGGTAGAAGTTCTTACGCTCACCCTCCAGGGCAGCGATACGCTTCTCTAACTTCGCTCTTTCCAGCAAATCACGGTTACCACTCAGCACCGCCATATACTCGGCAAAGTTCATACCGCCCTTCTCGTCCATGGCACCCTCGTCGAGGGTACGGACGTTGAGCTGACCGTGCTTCAGCTGACTGATAAACACCTGCTTCGAGTGCAGCAACTGGAACTTATAACTATCCAGCGAACGCTCCACAGCATAGATAATCACCTTCACCTTATTGTCCTGCCAGTCGGCGGCAATCTCGTTGCCCTTACGCACGGCACGACCGTCTCTTTGTTCGAGATCACTTGGTCGCCACGGAGTGTCAAGGTGATGCACACACACCACCCGCTTCTGGGCGTTGACACCTGTTCCGAGCATCGAGGTACTGCCAAACAGCACACGCACCTTGCCCTCATTCGTGAGCTTGATGATTTCCTGCTTCTGCTTATCATTCTTCGCCTCCTGAATGAAGCGAATTTCGTCGGCGGGGATATGATACTCGTCGATGAGCTTGTCCTTGATAGCACCATAGACTGACCACTGACTCTTGCCCTGCCAGGTACTCAGATCCGAGAAGACCAACTGCGTACCCTTCATCTCGTCGAAGGCCTTGTACCACTGGTAGATCTTCTCCGCACAGCGACTCACCTTGTTGTTCGGATGATCGCCATACATGGGGTCTATCAGACGCATGTCCAGCGACATCTTTCGTGCCAGGTCGGTGGCATAGAGCATCTTGGCATTCTCCTGCTGCTTGGTAGGATTGTCGATGCCGATGAGTGAGAAGTCGCCGGTCCTGGCGAACTCCATGAGCACCTTGATATACTCCTCCTGGTCGGGGGTAGGCTCCAGCTTCAGGAGCACAGGATCCTTCTTCGGACGTACGATACCCACATCCTCGGCGGTCTTGTAGTCCGTTATCTCGTTGTAGAACATCGCCAGCTCGGGGACCTTGATGAAGTAGCGGAAGCGCTCCTTCAGCTGGATGGTGTTCGTCAGCGAGAACTCATACTCCTGCGACTTCTTCGTGAAGATGGCAGCCCATGCGTCGAAGCATGTGATACCCTGCTTCTCCAAAGCCTTGGGACGAAGATAATGGAACAGCAGATAGAGTTCCGTCAAGCTATTCGTGACCGTCGTACCACTCAGGAACGTAGCCCCCAGATCCCTACCCGTCTTCTTCTGGATAGTCCTCAGAGCCATCAGCAGGTTAAAGGCTCTCTGCGAGCCTTCCACGTTACCAAGACCTGCCACTCGGTCGTGACGCGTCACAAAGCCGAGGTTTTTAAACTGGTGACTCTCGTCAATGAAGATATGGTCGATACCCAGCTCGTCAAAGTCGGCCACGTCGTCCTTCCTGTTCTTCAGGTCGTCCTTAATCTTCGCCAGCTTCGCACTCAGGTTGTTCTTGCGCTTCTCCAGTCCGCGCTGCATCTTGCGGGTAATCTCATAGCCGCCGTCCCTGTTACGTGACACAGCATCCAGCGAGTCCTCCACCTGCTGCAGCATCGTGTAGGTGATGTCGCGCTGAATCTCCAGCGACTGCGGGATACGTCCAAACTGGTCGTGACTCATGATGATACAGTCCCAGTCGCCCGTCTTCATGCGGTTGAAGAAGTCCACACGGTTAGCGGCACAGTAGTCCTGCTCCGTAGCAAACAGCACCTTGGCCTTGGGATAACACGTGCGGTACGTCTCGGCAATAGCACTCACATTCGCCTTCAGTCCGATAATCATCGGCTTGTGACACATGCCCAGTCGCTTCATCTCATGGGCAGCGATACACATAATCATCGTCTTGCCAGAGCCTACCTCGTGGTCACAGATACCACCACCATTCAGCAAGAGCATCCAGATACAGTCCTTCTGACTCTTATACAAGTCCTTCACGCCGTACTTCTCCAGGATAGCCTTTCTATCCAGGTCGGGGAACGTTTGGTGACTGCCGTCATACTCAGGCTTCACAAAACAGTTGAAGCGGCGGTTATACTCGTCGGCCAACTTGTCACGCAGCTCCTTGGGCTGCTGCTGCAGCCACTCGACATAGCCGCTGCGTATCTCCTCGATCTTCGAGTTCGCTAACTGTACCGCCTCGGTGTCCTCCTCCTTCTCGTTCTCCGTCTCACCCTTGGAGTTAATCTTCGTCAGGATACGGCCGTGCTCGTTGCGCTTATACTTCATCAGCTTCGGCATCGTGTTATGCAGGGCATGGGTCAGCAAGTCCACACCGTCCACCTTATTGCCCGTCTCACTCGTCACCGAGAACTGCGTCCTGATACGCTCGTTCCAGCACATACTCGCCACCACATACTGGTCAATCTCAGGTGCATACTTCACCCTCACCTCTGCCCTATTCTCCGGCATTGAGAAGAAGTCCGAGGCAAACTGCTGGTAGATGTCAGCCGATATCCATCGCTCACCCAGGTTGAAATCCAGGTCGGCAAAAGGAATAGGAGTAGGAACGGCAGCTTCGAGAGCGGCGATGGCCGTCTTCTCACGCTCTTCCATTTCACGACCGTTACGGGTCACCCAGCGACGGGCGTTGGCCAGTTTCTCCACCACATTGCCTGACACAAACTGCGCCTTAATCTGATACTCGTTGCTCAGCGGATTCCAGAACAGCTCACCGGCCAGCTCCTGACAGATAGACTCCTCATCCTTACCCGTCTTATCCTCCATGAATGGCATATTAGGCTTGCCATACTCATTCAGACTCGCTGCCAGCGCCTCATGCGCCGTCATAGGCTCTGTGCGCTCCTCGGTAGCGAACGCCACCGGCTTGAAGAAGATGTCCGCTTTGCGGTACTCACCCTGATCGTCCTTAATCTCCAGAGCCAACAGCTCAACCATATTCAGTCGCTTTGCCATCTGCTTGTTCTTCGTGTCATGCAGCTTGCCGTAGTTGTCAACATACTCCTCATATAGCTCGTTCAGGTTCTTGCGAGTCTCGCTGTCCTCTACCTGCTTGGTACGCTCGTTGCTCTCCAGCTCCAGATAACAACCATGCAGGGCCATAAGCGCCGCCTCCTGCTTCGTCGGAGCCTTTTTCTTAGCCACCGTTCCCGTCGTGCAAGTGGCTGGCTTCTTAGCCACCGCCCCCTGCGGTTCTCCGCAGGGCTTAGCGCCCCTCTCAAACTGCCCGACGTCGCACTTTTCCTTCATATCCTCTGCCAGCACCTTGCCCAGCTGCTCGGCAATGCCACTAACACCGCCACGGTGGTAGTACTCAAAGGCACGCTTTCCATAAGCGTCGGTACCCACTGTCCATGCCGTAGAGACGATGTGGTCAGGATAGCAGGTGAAGTACATATTCGTCGGACAGCCGCCCTCCTCACAGGTCGTCAGCAGCATACACTCGTCGGCGGTCAGCTCCTTCTTGTTCACATCCTTCTGAAGCACCAGCAGGTCAGTACCCACCTCCGTGCCGTTCTCCTTGAACAGGTTGTTCGCCAGACGATACGCACCAATCAATCGGCTCTGCTTCAGCGCCTCCTGCACCTGCTCCGAGTCATTGTTCAGGTAGTTTGAGGTGATGATATACGCCTCGATACCGCCGTCACGCAGGCAGTCCAGACCCTTCAGCACATAGTAGCGATGGATCATCTTCGCTGCCTCACGTCTCACAGCATTCTCGCTCTTCGTATAGGCAGGGTCATACACGCTGATGTCGCCAAAGGGCACGTTCGTGCTCACCAGATCGTATGTCCCCAGTTCCGATGCCGGGATAGTCTCGAAGCCGTCGATGCGAACGTCAGCCTTCACGCTTTCCAACTTGCCGCAATAGTTCCATCCCTTCAACGTCTTATCGAGGATGGTTCCCGTCAACAAGTCTTTCTCGTAGGCCACAAGCGACGCATTGTGACTTGCTAAATACCACAGGGCTGTCTTTGCAAACACGCCATTGCCAGCCGCCGGATCAAGGATATTCTTAAACGCACGCTCCGTTTCCCTGTTGTAGGTGACACCCACAGAACCATCGCTGTTATACACACGCTCCTTGCCGCAGAGCGAAATCATCATTTCGTCCACGAACTTCAGAGGCGTATAGAACGCCGTCAACGTGCTCTGCTTCAGGCTCTGTTGCCACTCCAGCAACTCGTGTGTATCCTTAGCGTTCTCTTTCAGTATCTCATACAACCTCATTGTGTCGGCACAATACTGCATATCGCTCTTACTCCAAGATCGCTGATATATACCGTTCAGGATAAATCCCAGACCACCGAAGCCGCTGTACTTACCCAGCACCTCTGCATTATTCTCACCCTTCAGGGCACACTCTATTGCCGCGATATTGTCGCGCAGTCTCTGTAACTTACTCATAATGTTATTTGACTATTTTACAATTTCACTATTTCACTATTCAAACTGCACAGTAGGGTCGGTTCCGCTGTGCACTCAGTAGGGTCGGTTCCGCTGTGCACTTGCCAGAGGCGAACCGATGCGCTCCAGCATATCCTTTTCATACTCCTCTCGCACTGTGTCGCACTCGTCCTTGGTTGGCAGACGGTCGAACGATGCAATAGGATTGTTTGCCGTAGTCAGACGGAAGTATGGTGTGTCTACCAAGTTCGCCTGCCAAAAGAGAATGAGCCAGTAGCGGCCCTTATACTTCTGCACGAAATAGCCGTCCCAGTCGCCAGCGCTGCTGGTGGTGTTCCACAGCTCCGCACGCTTCACATCGCGCTGCTCTTCCAGCCACTTCACAGGAGCGTACCACGTACCCTCCACATCCTTGCACTCATTCAGTAATAGCTTTGCCATAGTCGTATCTCGTTTTTAGATATTACTTGATTTTAATTTCCTTTCCTTCCATGCGTTAATCAGAAATCTGCGATAAGCAAACCTCCGCAGATGAGACCATTTGTGATTGTGACGCTGTAGGCCATGTCTACCAGCATAAAACTTTAGCCAAAGCTGATAGCATCTGCCATCCCAATCTTTTCTTCCAAACAGTCCAATACGAATGTTAGACAACGTTGGGAGTATGTGCTTCCTAACAACAATAGCACATAAACGTATCAACACATATATTGTTACGAGGGCTATCAACACCCATACTGTAACGCCGGTATAATAAAACAAATTTTCCATACTCGTATCTCGTTTAGTTAATATTCGTACTTGTTCACATGGCGGCCAACGATGCCGCTCTCAAAGCTGATGGTGTCCTTGCCACGCAGACACTCCTGTATTGTGCTCCAGTGGAAGGCAGTGCGTCCGATACTGCACAGCCAAGCCTTACGACCCAGCGCCTTGATGGCTTCGTCACGCTCTATCTCGTAGTCCAGACCCTTCTTATGGCGGGTGTACTGGCAGACGTTAGCCTCTATCTCTATCAGCTCCATATCCTCGTTCAGATAGCCAACAGACAGCAGTATCTTCTTGTCCTCGGCAGTCAGACGGAACTCACGCGGCGCGTTCTTCTGCGCCTCCCACTGCTCTCGCTCCTTCCGTTCGCGGATGATAGCGTCGAGCTGCCACTTACCCTTTATCTCCTTGCCGTCATAGCAAAGTTCAGAGCCCTGGTTGTTGATACTCCAGGTAAACAGATCCTCGTTCAGCCCCTTCTCCACATACGTCTCCTGTACAATCTCGAACAGCCTGCGGATAATCAGGTTGCCGAACATCCTGTAGTCCTGCCTGTCGTGGCAGACATCAAGCGCAGCGTACACATCGCTCTCATCCATATCCACATCGAAGTCCGTGAAGAGCTTGTCGATGTACTCGTCGTTAAACACAAGGCAGTTGCAGATGAACTCCATTGTCTCGTTAAGTTTCGTTGCCATACTCGTATCTAGTTTTATAAATTTTCAAACTCTTCTGGTATAATCTCCATGCCGTCCCACTGTGCGTGCCTGATGGAGTTGTAGCCGTTGGCAAAATCTTCCAAAGAAACCTTGTCGCTCTTTATCGCCTTAACTATCAGCCCAAGGTAAAACTCGTTGAACTGGTGTTCAAGGCACCATTTGATTTTCTCGTCCATAATCGTAAATTTTTCGTTAATTGTAGATAAAAACAAAGCACCCCATGCCGTTGTAGCATAGGGTGCAAGTGGTCGTAAAAGTGCACAGTAGGGTCGGTTCCGCTGTGCACTATAGAAGTTATAGTATAAACATGAACTTCGTGCCTCCGTCAGGCTTAGGCTCCAGCAGGAACCTGCCCATACTGATAACGTCCATACCTATCAGTACGTCCGTCGATGGCAGCTCCTGCACCGCCATATAGAACGGACCAGCCACTGTACCGTTGGGGAAGCGCAGACAAGCAATCGTTACCCACGACTGCCGTTTGCCGCCTACTCCGTTTAAGTTCATGTTGCCTACAGGCTTCAAGTTCAGTTTAGCAGCAACGGCAGGCGTGATAACCGTGGTAGATGTTCCTGTGTCCCACAGTCCACGAACCTTCGTGCCGGTAAACTTGTTATTGCCAGTCATCACGCAGATGTGGCAATCCATTTCCAGCGAACGCGCTGGCCGTCCTGTCGTCTCAGCCGACAAGCTCGAGCTCGTATGAGTCCACGTCAAAGAGTCTTGGTTGGATTTCTGCTCCGCCATAGTTACAGTCTTCGATTTGTGCATACCCTACCGTGCCCTCAGTGGGCATAGCCAGGGTTTCAGGTTTAATCATTCTTTCCATAATACTCGCTTTAGAAGTTTCACGCTGCGAAGTTACGGATAATTTTTCATATCCGCAACATTCTGCAGCGAAAAGTTACATACAATACCCGTCCTCGCTGATCAGCCCGTTCTCCACATACTTGTCGTACAGATATGCCAGGTCGATATCCTTCAGCAGCGGGTTCAGCGCATTAACGATTGCCTTGCCGTCCCACTCGTCTTCCATAAACTTCAGCACCTGTGCTGCCTTCTGTTTGTTCGTCATAGTCGTATCGTTTTAGATGCAGTTCTGATACTGAATAGCACTGTAGAAATCGTTGGGTAGTTCGATACCCTTTCCACGTAGCTCATTGCCTTTATTGTCAAGTATATACAGGCTAAAACGCCCGGCACAATAGATAATAAACAGACTGCTCTCCTGTCGGTACTGCTTGAAGCCAAGCTCACGCAGCATCGGAGAGTAGTTCACATACCGCCCGTCCTTGAACGACACCAGCGAGAACACAGCCCGCTCGTTCTTCGATGCCGTGTCAATGACAATCAGCAGCGTCTTCTGGCGCAGCGCCTCGAAGAAGTCCTGCACCATCTTTTCAAACCTTTCCTTTTCCATAGTCACGCCTTTTTATTTGTCCATGCACTTTCGTCCGTACAATCGACCCACTCAGGGAAGTAGTCGCCCAGGTTATCAATCGCCTCCTGCGATTCAATGAGAGTTTGGCGGGACGTTATCGTATCCTCCCAAGTCAGGCCACACCGCTTGCACATACACCGCCTGACAGTCGAATGTATGCGCTCAATCTCTACAACTTCCTCATGCAGGACGGGTGTAAACCGTGCCCCGCTTCTCGGTACTGTCATTGCTTTCATAGTCGTAATGTTTTAGTTCATTGCTGTAATAAATTTCTCAGGTACTGGTTTCCAGTGAAGTGGAACAACACCGTGCGACGTCTCGTGCATAATGGGCCTGTCGAGCCACACACCATAGACGTCACTCTCTTCGTTGTACGGCATGGTATCAATCACACCGTCGCCAAGCGGTGTACTCACACGCTGGTCAAGTTGAAACTTGATTTCCATAGTCGTAATCGCTTTAGTCTATTGTTAACCATTGAATCTCAGATATCCTGGAATAGTCATCCAATTTCGGATGAACATCCTTCCAGTAGCAATAAAGAAGAAACTCGCCGAGCTGACAGAACGGGATGCCTACACGCTTTTCCTGTATCAGCTCGTGAAAGTACTCATTTCTCTTCTCGACGGTCAGCCGTCCGATGTCAGTATAAACCATAGTCGTAATGTTTTTAAGTTCCACATCAGCCATCAGACATCACACATCATACATCTTCCGGCCATAGTCTCACTTCTTTAATGTTAATACTCAATCTTGTGCAGACGCATAGAACGCCTGTCGTTGTCACTCAGCTGCACGTCGTGACTCACGCAACGCACCTTGAAGTGCTCACGCTCGCCGCTTCGTGGATCGTCCGTGTCGGAGTAGGCACGGCAGGCCATCAGCTTGTGCGTCGTGTACTCCACGTCGAGCACGTCCGTCAGCAGCTCCTTGTCGTAGTGCATCCCCTTGAACACCGCCTTGCCGCAGATGTTGATACGGAAAGGCGCTCCGTTCACGTAGTCGCCGGCATTGCACATCCATACGCCGTGGTAGTAATGCACCATATCCATGTCGATGGGAATCATCACCCAGTACCACGTTGTCGTGCAGTTTGGCGTGTCAAACGGCAGCAGCACCTCCACGTTGATGTTCTCTTTCCAGTTTGCCATAGTCTCACTTGTTTTATAAGTTCACAAACTGTTCTGCAAGGAAGTCCTCAGTGGCCGTATCGTCCCACCCTGCCGACTCTCTGGCAGCGGTGCGCTCCAGCGACTTAGCATGGATGGCGTACCATTTAGCCCTGACACCCGCCACCTTACGGATAACCTCACGGGGATTGTCCGTAGCGAGTAGGACGCTGGATTTACTGTCGATGCTTTTGCCATCCATCAGCTTCACCAGGTCACATCCTATGCGTCGCTCGCTCCATAGCTTATCCTTGTCGGTCTCGTATATCCGCTTTGTACGGGCGGTCACATCCTTGCAGTCGTAGCACATGTTGTAGCTGAATATCTTCTTGTGTACGCAGTCCACAACATACAGCGTACTTGGTGTCTCGTCGATGCCTTCCACGTGCATCAAGTCCACGACGTAGTAGTTCTTCTTTTCCATATTCGTTTCGTTTTAATTTTTCCACTCACAATAAACATACTCCATCAGTCGTTCTGCCCACTGGTCGTCCAGCTCACGGTAGAACTTCATCCATGCAGACATCGTGTCGTTGTTGCATACATCCTCGCAGAGGTGTAGGAACTTCGAGCAGAAGTGTTGGTATAGATAGTGCTTACAGTCACCCACCATCCAGAGTATCACCTCGTCGTAGGGTGGGTGACTGTAGCAGAAGTGTGCCCATCGGTCCATGATGTCGGTAATCTTTTCCACATCATGCGCTTTCGGCACGTCGGTCTTAGAAGACTTCTTAGCATCCAAATCAGCACGTATCTTGCGGATAGCGTCGCTGAACTCGTTCAGCGTGATATGTCCGTGGTCGTAAAAGTGATGGTAGTAGGACATCTCAAAGGCCAGCTCGTAAGTCTTGATGACATTGCCTGTCTCCATAGCCATCACATCGAGAGGCCACGCCGTGGTCATCATCTTGTCAGAGAGCCATCCGTCCCAATCCTCGTGCCAGAACTCCTGCAGCGCCGTCCAAACGTCGCCTGTCTCATACTCGAATACGTAGGTCTCGCCCTCGGCGACAACCTTCACAATGTAGTTAGCTGTTGTAATCATAGTCGTAATGTTTAGAGTTCACAAAGTATCTCGTCAATCTCACACTCCTCTTCCCACCAGCGCTCGTCCAGCTCGTTCTCCTCGCCATACTCCTCCAGCAGCTCAATCACACGCTCACAGTCCACGACATTCTCGTCCGGTATCAGGTGCATGTTATAACTCTTGCTAATCTGCGCTTGCAGAATAGCCATATCCTCCTCCGACATGTTTTTACGTACATAGTCGATCGCATTTTTTAAACTCTTCTTTGCCATAGTCCTAATCGTTTAAGTCGTCATCATCTGTATCCTCGTCCTCGTTCACCTCAATCACCTCACGCTCCCATACAGAGTTGTAGTGCGACAGGTAGTAGGCTTCGTCGTTGCCAGTCTTCAGCATAGCCTGTTCACGGGCATGCGCCTCGTTCTCCGCTTCCACGCTCACGGTCACTGCCACGAGCATGGTCATTCGTACTTCAAAATTCTTCATAGTCATTACTTGTTTTTAGTCCATCTGATAATACACCAGAGCCTTGTAGCCCTGATTCCTCAAACTCTCGGCCACCGCTTCAGCCTGCTTAGTGCGTCGCATCTGCATACCGTTACAGATGCCGTTGATCCAGTAGTACCCCTGCCACGCCTCGCTGTCGATACGCTCCAGGGTGAATCCGTTCCACTCGCGGCTCTCCCTCGTAGTGAACTCGCTGATGTCGTAGCCCTCCGGCAGCTCAATCACCGGCGTGTCGAAGTTGTATGTCCCATAATCCGACGTCCCGCTCAGCGCATCCGCCGCCGTCTTCGCCTTGCAGATAGCCTGTCGTAAGGCCGTCACCTCAAATCTCGGTTCCATAGTCATATCACTTTTCGATTTCACACTTCGTAATCGTCAGCTCAATATGATTCGTGACATAGTAGCCATCCTCATAGGCACGATACAGGTCTGGAGTATTATACTCCACCTTCCATCCCTTACGCTTCACGTAGTCTGCAACAGTCTCATCATCTCCGTCGCCATCATTAATAAACTTCTGCATATACTTTCGAGCCGCCTGCTCAGCACCAAACGACTTAACGATAATATCGGTCGCCTCGCCGTCCCATGCCTGTTCAGCCGTAAACACCCACACACACTGAGCCTGTTGAAAACCCTCCAACTTCTTGTTGATAGATTCCAGACTCCTGCTGATGTTTCTCAGTAGATTTGGCATCAGCTCCATAAATTTTTGCTCTAAAACTGTCATAGTCGAATTTGTTTTAATTCGTGTTCAATTCGTGATAATTCGTGTTTAAAAACCTACGCCGCCAGCCGCTTTAATAGCGCCTGCCGCAGCTGCTCCGCGATGTCCACTGAGTGCACAGCGGAACCGACCCTACTGTGCACTTTCTTCGCAGCTGGCTTCTTCGGGTCTCCCGTCACCGGCTTACTCGCCCACTTGTTGATGTCGAACGGATCCAGTTGCTTGTCGGTAGGCTTCGGGCCTTGCTCCACATCCTTCTCGTCAATCAGCATCGGCATCTGCAGGGTCAGCGTATTGTCGCCGACAAACATCACGGCCAGACCTGCGCTTTTGTAGTGCATCGTCTTCACCTGAAAGCCTGTTGCCGTGAGCACCGTCGGCGCCTTCAGGGCCACCCTCATGCCGCATGGCATATCCTCCAGCAGTTCCACCTTCACGCTGCCGCTCTTCGAGAAGTCATAGTCCTCACCGCTCAGCTCGATAGCCTTGTCACCCTCGCTGGCCGACAGCGTCACCATCTCCGACGATTCGTTCAGCTGCGGCATCATTCGCTTCACGCCCTCAGCCAGCTTCTTCATGTCAACGCTGATAGCTGGGCCTATCCTGCTGGGGATGACCCTGCGCCAGCGTGGATAGCGAAAGTACTGCGACACCTTCAGCACACCCTGCCGTCCGTTCTCGTCGGTGGCAGTCACGATAATGCCGTCCACCTCAATCAGCTCGGTAGAGTGGTCTTCCTTCTCCACAGACTCCTCCCACCTGCCGTCCACGGCCGTCACCGTCACCGTGCCCTTCATCTGGCACACCTCCTTGGGCACACTCAGCATGCCGCCAGCCCATGCAGGCAGTCCGCTCTGCAAGTCCTGCTCATAGCCTGTGAGCTTGTGGGCTGTCAGGATATGGCCGTTGGAGCCTACGATGACACCAGCCGCCGTGTCGATAGCGGGATGACAAAGGAACGGCCGTATAGTCCCTGTATCCAGACACTGCTTGATGCGCTGCACCTCCTTGTCGACGGTAAAGCTCAGCCGGAGCGTAGCCTCCTGCTCCTCTTCCTCACCCTTGATGGTGAATGCCTTACGCTTGGCAGGGCCGACACCCTCCACCTGCTCCATCTGCAGCATCATCCACCACAGCGAGTCCTGGTGACACTGGTAGAAGCCCGTCGCCGTCTTGATACGATACAGATACGCCATGCTATCGTCGTCATTCTCCAGCGTCACACCGTTCTTGACGGCCGTCAGATCCTTGGTCGTGAACTTCGTGCGCTGCTCGCCACCAGCGGTATGCACATGCTCCGCCAGATGCTCGCCAGCCTTATAGAATCCCTTCACCACCGTATCGGTCTCTATCTCCACCACCTGCCATGCCTTCTTGACGGCATAGTCCTCGGCGGGATAGTCCTCCACCTTTCCGATGGCTGTCCTGATGGAGTAACCACGGTCGTACACATGGCTCACGCCGTGATACACATCTTCATTATCCTCGGGCTTGATGACATACGGCTCGCCGTCCTCGTTGCAGTCGGCAATCACAGCACCTGTCATGCTCACCGTGGCGTTCTGACGGGTGGTCAGATGCACATGGTTGCCGAAGTCCTTGCCGATACCCTGTGCCAGATAGGCACGGATTTCCTCGTGGCTCTCAAAATGGTAGAGCCTGGTTGTCTCGTTCTGTTTCATAGTCGTATGAGTTTAAAATTCTTCTTTTAACTTCTTAGCGAAGCGATAACTTCATTTAACTTCGTCTAACTTCTTAACGATAGCTCGTCTTTTGTCCGAAAGCGTGGCCTTGCGAGTAGGCACATCCGCCAGGAGGCTCACCACCACCAGGTCGCCGAAGATATCGAAATAGAGCATGCTTGTGTGGTCGCCACGAAGATAGACCTTGTGTCCATCCTTCAGCGCTTGCTTAATCTGTCTCGTTGTCATAAGCGTCGATATATTTACAATTTACAATTTCTAATTTCAATCAAAAAGGGCTACCCTGTCTCACGACGGTTAGCCCTCAGTCAACAATTCAAAATTTACAACTTTTCGATTGAGCAAGAGCAGAGCGGTGCTTGTACCAGCTCTGCCGAGCGTGAGAAAAGTCGCCCGTTAGGGCAATTATGAAAAAACACGTTTGTCCCGCAGTCCTTTCAACAGGTAGGCTCTTTGGCCGCTGCGGGTGTCTCCGCTCATCATCCTTGGCGCATAGCTTTACGTTGCTGATAATTGCCTGGTGCAACTTACCAGGATCCAGCCAGTGAATCCACTGGAAGGATCCTGGTAAAATTGTGAACCGGCAGTTTAAACTTTGGATGCCTTGCGGAGCATAGGTTACGCTACCGATTAGATCGTCTGCTCTTCGGACTCGGCACATGGCTTTATCGCTTCGATAACAAACAGTGTGGTGCGAAGGCCGCCTCCAGGCGCCGTCGCATAACGGTAGTATCGACGGCGCCAGGAGGCAGCCTTCGATTACACACTGTTGCTTTAAATCCGTCCGTCTTGCAGCTTTGCTGTGTGCTCAGTAGATAGTCAAATTGTAAAATAGTACAATCGTCAAATAAAATGAACTGTTAGGCGACTTGGCACATCAATCTTTACGTACTCGATGATGCGGCCTTCCAGTGGCAGATTGAGCTCGTGGATGCCCCGCGTTGGTTTACGCGGGGCATCGACTGAGCTTATCGCTTAGTGAAGGCCACGCTGAATGGTGTCGTCCTCATAGCCCGTCCCTGTGCTGGGAAAACTCTAGTTCATGGTTCACGATTCATGGGGCATGGTCTATAACCATTAACCTTTAACCGATAACCATTAACCGTTACACTCCCCTCCGTGCTTGGTGCGTTGCTTTACTGCTCTGATATGAATCAGGATGGAGGACGGAGAGTCATCTTCAGTCCACAGGGAATGTCCCTGTTGACTGAGATGAATCCCGTCCGTTAAAATCCTGAAGCATTAAATAACATTTGCACGTCTGGTAGCGTCAATCGGCGCACGCCGCTGAAATGCAGTTCGTCTTGCGGCTTGGCATAGCACTATAACTTTTCGATGACAGGCGGATCGCCGTAAGAGATGCGGACCTGAAGCCATAGGCTGAACGGTCCCATCTCTGTTCAGGAGATCCACCGCTAAAGGTGTGCCGCCCTGCGGACTGCTGGCTGTATGCGCAGCCAAATAGAAGGCCCTCCTCGGCCCTCCCTGTGTAGGGAGGTATTTTTCTCTCCCCCTAAGCAGGGGGACTGAAGGGGGTCTTCTTACTTTCGTGCCTTAGCACGTGCCCACTCTCGCATCTTCGCCTCAATGTCGATGTGGTTTTCCTCAATCATCTGACGCATCAGACCGAACAGTCGCCAGCCCTCGCCGTCGGCATAGGTCTTAGCCGCCAACTCCAGCAGGTCGAGACCATCATCGTTGCGGTTATAGAAATCATTGTCCTTGGGGAACTTGCAATCGTGGAACCTCAGCAGGTTCTGCATCGTGGCGTAGGCACCCATACCCTTGTAGGCGTCCTTCCACTCCTGGCACTGCTTGAAGTAGCCGGCAACGTTCAGGTGGGCGCCACGGACAAAGTCTCTCACGGCCTCGTAGAGCTTCTGAGGCGACTTCGTGTGGTTCACGTCCAGTTTCATCTTCAATAAACGCATAGGAGCAATCAACTTCTTGTCGATGTCCGTCACGAAGTAGTTCTTGCTATCGTACTGCACATAAGGCACACCCTTGCACTTGTGCTGCGGGCGCCCCATAGCATCCTCACGCATCTGCTCGATGTGGTTCACCGCCATCTTATAGGCCAACTCCTGATTAAACCAGCGGTTACGGGCACGATAGTTCTCCATGTCGCCATTCTTGAAGAGACGGGCCTGCACCCTCAGCTCCTCCAGCAACATCGTCCACTGGTACTTGTAGCCGTGGCGATTCAGCCACTCTGTGAAGCCAATAGGCTTGCGGTGATAGTCCTTGGCGGTCAGGCCATGGAACACCTGCGACATCACCCACCTGCGGAACAGGTTTCGGTTGGGCACGGTACCGCTGCCGAGAATAGCCTTGATGATAGGGTCATCAGCGCTCACGGGCACAGCCCCGCCGTCGTCCGTCTTCTTCATCATCTGCTCGCCACCTCCAGGAATCTGGATAGAGAAATACTTCGAGATGTCGATGCCCGCTGCTTTTAGCGCTTCACCACGCTTCTTCACGGGCAACTCAATGATACCGATACCCGAGTCCACACCCAGCACCGTAGCGTTCTTCACCTTGTGCTCGTGCTTGTCGAGTACGTCAAACTCACTGCCGCATACGGGGCAGATAACTCTTGTCTCTTGCTTTTCGTTCTTTGTCATAGCCATAATGTTTTAAATGGGTTAAATAAATTGTAAATTGTAAATCGTTAAATAGTAAATTATCTCCGCCTTGCGGCCTGGCACATAGACTGTATAGTCCTGATGTCATGCGGCGTGTGCCAGAACGAGGAGTCGTCTTCCAGTCGCGGAAGCTGGGTGTTACCCAGCTGTAGCGCTGGAGTGACAGACTCGCGAGCTCTGGTTAGGCACGCCGCACCTAAATCGTGCCGCCCTACGCAGATAGAACCCTGTGCGGGGTTAGATAGTCAAGCTGCTTTTGCCCAGCTTCTGAGTACTACTAAATCCTTGTCTTTCTTCGACTGCCAGAAGTACGTTCCTGCATCTTCGGGCATAGCGAACCCTTTCAGGGCGTTCTCCAAATCCTTTTCAGCCTGCTCTCTCGACACGCCATAGAGCATATCGTCATCCGTCAGCTCATGCTCAGGGAGTGCCTTGAAGCGGCTCGTCCTGTGCATCGTCTTCTCCGTAGGGATAGAGTGCTTGTAGATGTCGTAGGCAGCTTCGAGATCTTCGATAGAAGTATTGTCTCTAACTTCTTTAACTCCCTTAACTTCTTTAACTCCCAGCGAAAGCCCTCTCACCAGCGTCTCATACGCCGCCTTGCTCGTTCGCATGGCGTTCTGCATACATCCCAGGCTCAGATAGCCGTCGATCGTGTCGCCCGTCTTGCGTCGGTTAGCCGATACGTTACGGCCACGACCTCGAACCACGCACCCTACCTTACCCTGCTTGTCATAGCCCAGGCCGCCAATCTTCACCTTTCCCGTATGCACCGCCCTCAGACAGTCCATAACGAAAGCATTCATCGTGTCGATATCCTGCTTGACATTGACAACCGACAGCACCTGTGTAGCCCACGAGTGACCCTGTCCGTCGCCGTGATACAGGTAGCGATTGACGCGATGAATTGCAACCTCACCCCTATCCCCTCTCCAAAGGCGAGGGGCACGAATGGTGCGGCTTTCGATTTCTTTTTGAAACTTCTTAATGCGGGTCGACGATAGCGATATGCTCGCTCCCTTGATGGAGTAGCCCAGGAACTTGAACCAGCGGTCAGCCGATAGCCACTCCACCTTTTTCGGGTTCAACTTCATCTGCATCTTCGCCAGCTCCTCTTCGAGGATAGCCATGGCCTTGTCGGCATCGGGACCGATGCAGCAGATGTCATCGCTGTAGCGCTTATACAGCACGTCGAGAGCCGAGATACGCTCGTCAATGTGATAGAGAACCACATTCGCCAGCCATGCAGCCACCGCACACCCCTGCTTCAAGGAGCGGTACTTATAGTCCACCTGCTTATCAACGGTGATATACACATCAGAATGGTAGTACTTGCGGAGCACATCAATCAACTTCGACTTCCCATGACGCTCCTCCACACGGTCGAACGCCTGGTCGATATACTCAACAGGCACCGAGTCGAAATACTTCGACAGGTCAGCCTTCCACCCGATTTTTTCAATTCTTGAATTTTTCAATTCTTCAATTTCACGAGAAATCTCCTTTACCACGGCTCCGCAGCCAATCCCTTTCTGATAGCTCTTACAACACGGATGCACCATGTCGGGCATCAACTCAAACAGCAGGTCGTTACTGATAGAGCACACCACGCGATCCGCAGGCTCGTTCACGCACACCTCCCTGTTCGTCCCGTCGTCCTTGGGAATCAGCGCAATATGCGGTGGTGCAATCTCGTACTCACCCTTGGCGATAGCCTCGTACATCCTCACCCTCACCTCCGGCTTGCATAACTGATATAGCACAGCCTTGGGCACATCTTTCACGCACCCCTTTTCGATAGCATAGACCCAGCGATCATGCTCAAAGAATTTTTTCAATATAATGTCTTCCATAGTCAGCAAATATTAGCAGTTAACACCAGGTGCATGTATTCTTGCGAAGATATGCGCTTCTTCTCACTCTCACCCTCAGTCAGGGCCATAAAGCCCGTTATCGTCTGCTCCACAGTCACCCTGCGACCGTCCATGAGCCTGAATCTTGTAGTCATAATCCTTAAAATTTTGGTTGCCACCAAACGGCTGGCATAGTTCTTTACTTCTCCGATGACACCATCTGTTTAAGCTAGAAAGAACGCCTTCAAACAGCGGATAGGCTGTTGAAAGCGTTCATTCGAGCTTATTTTAAAGATGGTACTCTGAATCGTGCCGTTCCACAATCCCGTTAAGCGTTATGCGCCGCCATAATAGACCCTCCCCCGCCCTCCCTGTGTAGGGAGGGGGTTGTTTTTACGCCGCTTTCAGCAGTTTCTCAATATCCTTAGGTACATCACCACCTGCCAGCACCTTGCGCAGCATAGCGGCCACGTCCTCTTTCGAGTACTCCTTTTGTGGCTCAGGGCGGGCGGCTGACGGCTTATTCTTGGCAGTCTTCTCGGCCTCGCGCTGAGCCTTGCGCTCCTCACGCTCCGCCTTGCCGTCGGCCACAGCACCCTCATAGACAGCCACACTTGCCTTGCATGCCTTGTCGATAGCAGCCTGGTCGCCCTTGTTCAGTGCATCACACAACTGCTGGAACACCACGCAGTACTTCTTGCCGCCCTTGATGTAGAAGCGTTTCTCGTTCCTCTCGTCGCGGTCCCACGAGTTGCGGATACTCTTCGCCATTTTCTCCACCATGCCGGCTGCCGCCTGCTCCGATGCAAAGCCATAGAGTTTAGGCCACTCACCACCGTCCTTAGCAGGCACCAGCACCACACGATACGATGTCTGAGGGCTGGTAGATGCCTGAGGTGCGAGGGCTGATGTCTGAGGTTTCTCGGCCTCTTTCTTCGCCCTGGGCACACCGCCAATCACCATAGTTCCATGATCGCTCAGGGGCACAGTCGTAGCCTTGCTCGATGGTGTCACTTTTGGCATGATATCGTTCACCTCCGCCACGTCAGCCTCGGTAGTAACCTGGTTATTCACTTGTGCATCCTGCACGTTCTTGTTTTGACAAGCGTCACTTTGTGCCGAGCGCTTGCTCTCGATAGTCTCGTTGGTCTTCATAGTCTTGTCCTCCGAATTTGAATTGTTAATAGAATTATCGTTGTTATCACTCCCCTCGCCCTTTGGAGAGGGGTCGGGGGTGAGGTTTATTTGGTCGCAGATAGCCACACGCTTGCCCGCCCTCACCAACTTAGGCAGATAGGCATCAAGTGCATAGTGCGGGAATCCCACCATATCGTAGGCGTTGCCAGCCGCTCTCGACTTCGATAGCGCTGTGCCCAGAATCTTCACCACGTCGAGTGCGTCCTGCTCGTACGCCTCGTAGAAGTCGCCACTGCGGAATAGCAGCAGCGCATCAGGGCGCTTCTCTTTCAGCTCCTTGAACTGTTTCATGATCGGACTTTCGTCCGCTTTCTTCTTTTCCATAGGTCGTAATTGTTTTAGTCGGCTTGCGCCGAGAAATTATCCAAATTGATTCAAAATTTATCAAAATTTGTTTAGATTTGTATGATTTCTCGCCCGAATAGGGCGACCCCATAGTTCACGCTGCCAATTCAATCTCTCCCCACCAGCCTTCCACGTCGTGCATATCCTCCTCATAGAGCTTGCACAGGCAGGTGAAGAACAGCTCCGCCACCGCACGGTGTGCCGCGTCGTTCTCAATCTGGTAGAGCACGCTCCTGAAGAAGTTCCACATCGACTTGCGGAATGTCCGCTTATCCATCACGTCGGCCACCTTCTTGCAGATGATGCCCATCTCATAGCCGCCCGTGTTGATGAGCGTGCCCATCTTGCGATAGCGCTCAAACAGCTCGTCGTACCGCTCCGTCTCAGGCTCGCAGTGGTCGTCGTACTGCTCATTCACGCTGATCACGTTTAGCGCATAGGCATGCTCAAACTCCTTGCGAACGTTCTCAATGAAATACCTGTGACTGTCCCGTTTCGACTCCTCATAGCCACACATCAGGCCAGCGGCCTTGATAAACTCTCTCTTGCTAACAATAAAACTGCTCATAGTCTTAAACTGTTTTAGTCGTTCTCATTGCATTCATTACCGCCACATAGTCGTCCGTAAACTTGTTGCCGTACTTGCGGCGCATCTCAATCTCGCCGTCCTCCACCACGAGGTTTGTCACCACATAGTGAGCGTATGGCGACAGGCAGTTGCCCGCCGCCGATAGCTGCTCAATCACCAGGGCGTTAGCCTGCTCGCGGTCCATGCCATCCACCAGGTGTTGCACCAACTTAGGGCGCACCTGCTCCATGATAGCCAGTGCCTCCTTGCGGGGCACTTTAACATCTGCTACGTTCATAGTCCTCAATCTTTAGGATATTCAACCTTCTCTCCATTCACATACACCTCAGATGGAAACGGCAGATGCTTGTTCAGCAGATAGGGCACCTGCCACATCTTGCCGCTCATACCAATAGCGTTCTGCAGCCACTTCTTCAGCGTCGTCTCGTCCTTGTCGCTCATGTCTTTGCAATCGTGAGCGATAATCCACTCGATGTGCATCTTGTTGAAGTCCGTCTCAAACACGTTGCCCTCTCGATTAATCTCTTCGAGGTCGGGCGCAATCTTTACTTCGATAGCCATAGTCTTTTCAATTTATAATTCGTTCAAAACCCTGTGCGGGATACTCAGCATCAGGCATAGATGCCCCTCGATACGCTCACGCACCACCGTATCCAGCACATTCGTAATGTCATAGATACACTCACCGCAGCGCATACGCTCAAACAGTTCATCCCATTTCAAGTCAGGTTTAATCTCCGAGCCAATAAGGTTGTCCTTTGGATAGTTCTCCACATACCAGTCACGCACGGGTTTCTCGTTCTTCAGGTGGTTGCCCGCCTTATCCAGCACCCCGTTAATGGTCGTATAATGATACTCCAGCACGTGGTCCAAATCGTAGGTCACAGTCACCTTTTTCACACGAATCTTCTTCTTCATAGTCGTCACACTTTATAATTTTTTCTCTCTTCTTCCATAGCGGGACCTGTTATGTTTTAGAAACACTCCGCAGAGAATCGAGGACCGTTTCTAAAACACAACAGTCACGCTCCCTACGCCGCCTTACGCACGAAGATAGGCACCAGCTCCAGCGCCTCCTGGTTAGTCACGTGATACGCTGCTGCGATAGCCTTGCGCACTTTGTTCATTCTGATAGTTCTTGCTTTCATAGTCGTATAATTTTTTAGTTAATAACCAAAATCAATCACCGCACCGAAATAGAGTTTATCACCCTCTTTCATGTGCTCAGCAACATAGAGCACCAGCTCACTCATAGGATGAGCGAACTTACCCGCCCACTCCTCGATAACCACACGGTCCCAAGTGTCCAGATGCGTGAGGTTTACATAGTCGATAAGCGCAGTACGCAAAAAGCTCCGCTGTACGCTCTCCACCGTGATAGCCTGTGCCTTTTCGTGGATGCCGTCCACCCACTTCCGCTTGAACGCCTGCATAGCTTCCTCACCCTTATAGACAAGGCAGTCCTTGCCCGCAGGCTCGAAGATGTCGCTCAACTTCCTGGTCAGGTAGCCGATATCATCCTCGCGCTCTTCGCCCTCCTCCGCGTCGTCTATATATTCCGCGTAGTCTTCGTGGTTCTCATAGAAGTCTTCAGGCTTCACATATTTGTCCTTACTGATTGGCTTAGTAGCCAACTGATAAATCTTTCCGTGACTCATAGTCGTATTGTTTTAAGTGTTACTTCTTGCCGTGACGACGCTGATAGATTTTCCTGGCTGTCTTCTTGTCATGCGCCATAATCGCCTCGCCATTGATAACAAACTCGCGCTCCGACAGGTCCACAGGGTTCAGCCTGTGGGCACGCTCGCACTGATACTCCTCATAGCGTTTCCGCTGCTGCTCAGTCATCTTGGGCCTGCCCAACAAGAAATGGCGGTCACTTGCCATAGCCATAGCCATAGCCATATAGGGATAAAATTTCTTGTGCATAGTCGTAATGTTTTAAGCCAATGAATAGGTGCGGTAAACACCAATACCCGAATCCACAAACTGGCGCCCAATCCTGCGCGCCTGGTTGCGCAGATAAGACGCTGCGCCGTCAGTGACACGGCACGCCGCGATAGTCTCGCCGCTCAGCAACCTTTGCCAAGCCTCGAACATAGATAGAAAATTCTTCCGTTTCATACCTCACGCTGCTTTACGTTCTTCCCTCGCCCGTTTCTGCGATAGCGAGATGATAAAGTCCACAAACTCACCATGCCACGGATCGCCCGCACGACGATTCATAAACATGTCATACCAGTCCTCGCAATAGCACAGCTCATAGCCCGACATCCACCGCCCGTTCTCGAACAGCTTCACGTCCATAGGCGCATACTGACCCGCCAGCGCAAACTGGTCCTGGGCATACTTCTCGTACCATGCCCGCATAGCCCGCTGCACATGACTCTGATCCTGCTCATCACTAAACAGATAGTGATACACCGTCTCAGTCCTAGGGAACGAGATTTGCACCATGATTCCCACCTCAATATCTCTTGCCATAGTTCAGTCCTCCAACTTATAAAGTACGATACTCTGGTTCATCAGCGGCTCGTCTCCGTCGCGCTCCAGCGCCAGCTCATAGTCAGGCTCTGGCACGCTCATGCTCCACTGCCCCAGCGGGTTCACGCCGTCCTCGTCCGTATAGACATAGAGCCACTTGCCAGCGAAGCGAAGCACGCCCACGGTGCCCCACTCATAGTGCGAGTTGTCGATATCCTCGCATACGCCCCAATGGCAGTTGTCGATACCGCTACGCTGAATAGCATCGAATAGGCTGAATATCTTCTCCTTCCACGCTTTCGATATCTGCTTCTCATAGATACGCATCGTGTCGCCCATGTTGTGCTGCTCATAGGTCATGATATAGCGGTCGTCCTGCTCTAACACGTCGCCATGCACGCGCTCCTCCACAGGCTCGCATAGCGCCTTGGGGAAGTTTTTGCGGATAAACTCCACGAAGTCATCAAGTCCACCCTCGTAGTTATAGAAGGCGTTACTCAACTGCTCACTAAAATCCATGGTGTCCTCCACCAAAACAATAACCTTTGCCATAGTCCTTTCCTCCCATTAATTCAATCCTAAAAACCTGCGGTTCGTCTTACGGTCGAACCACTTGCTGATAGCGATGTACAGCAGTTCCACACTCACAGGCACCGCGAACATCACGGGCACACCGATAGCCAACCTCACCCAGCCCGACGTTCCCGCTGGTATCACCTCGCCCAGGAACACAGCCGTAACATACCACACACCTATCACGATAGCGAAACCCGCTATCATCCACACAAAGCGCAGCATATAGATAGCCAACTTTTTCATAACCTTTTTCGTTTTAGTCCATACACTCATTTCTATTTCAGGCTAAGTCTCCGTCGAACGGGTCCCATGTATAGTTCAACTCATGCGCCATGTCCTGCACAGCCATTTTGCCAATCTCGTCCACCATAGGCGCAGCCAACACACTCGCTGCCATAGCCACGATAATTGCACTACCCTTAGTGCAGCGGATAGTCTCAGGAGTCTTCTCCCACAACTTCTTATACATTGCCTTGACGCTCTTTGCTGAGCGCATAGTTATAACCTTTGCCATAGTTGTAAATTTTTGAATTGTTAAAACATTTTTCCAAATTTCACGCCGCCTGCCCATAGCTCCGCCCGTCACGATGGCGGATAGAGCCATACTTCGTGCCCACCTTGCGCTCCTCACCGAACACGCCCAGGATAGCGCACATCATCACGCCTACACACATATAGACCACTGTGCACGCCTTAAAGCCCGCACCATGCTGTGCCATTACCAGCACCATACCCGTAGCCACGATAATGGCTACCATGATTTTCACGAAAGTTCTCATAGTCGTATAGTTTTAGATTAGTCACTTTATTTCGTCGGCATAGTCTGCCGTCTGTTCTCCAAAATTCCAGTCCACCTCGTCCAGGCGATCACGCACCATAGAGACAGCCTCTTTTGCACTCTCTGCCTCCACCTCCATGTACCCGTTATAGATGCGGGTACACGTTACTCCAAACTTCTTCATAAATTCTCCTCCAGATGTTTTAGCAGTTCCTTTTCGTTATAGTTCTCGATATTCTCCACATAGAAGAAAATCTTCTCGTCGATAGCCGTCGCTTCGCTGTCCCACGGTTCTTCGCCATAGGCATCTTCCAGCGCCTTGTCGGCTACGTTCACGCTCCCGTAGCACTCATCCTCCCACGACGGGATAGAGCGTATGTCGAGCGTGCGGACAGAATAGTCCACACCCTTAAAGGGGATAGTCCAATTATCCATAGTTTTGTCCTCCCGATAGTTAAGTTTACAAACCACTTCATACTTTTCACTTGATTGTCCTTCACGATAGCGTAACCCTCGCAGCCTGCGAGACGCGCGGCTTTAGCCACTTCCTGCTCCGTGTAGTCACTTGGCATTTTCTCCTTGCCCCAGGTACTTGTGTCCGCCATACGTTTCCGTGAGTGGAAATAGATGGCATAGGTTCCGATGAATCCTTGCATAGTTCTGCTCTCCACGATTATAGTTCAACTTCTTTCAAGTTATGCCACCACTTCAACCACTCAGCGGTACCCTCGTCATCGCCTTCTGCCAAGTCGTCGAACTCGCGATAGTCTATAAGGATTTTGCACCACTCCATCATAGACTTGATTTTGCGCTGCTTGTCCTGTAACTTCAGATACTCTGGATTACTCTCGGGTACGTGATAGCGCTTCATTATGCGGATAGCCGCATTGAGATCGCCCAGGCGGGCATACTGAGCCTTACGCAGTTCTTCGTTCTCTGCTAATAGCTCGATATACTTCTTGGTAGTCATTGCTTTGTCCTCCCACGATAGAAAGAAATTTGCCACACAATTTGCAGGTGTGGCTTCTGCTAGCCAATCTAATAGGGAGTCAGGCTGTAACTCCCGTCCGTCTCGCGGACTTGCATAGCAGGGGAGGCGGGACTCGAACCCGACATGGCACGCGATAAGCATGCCAGTAGTCCATTGCTACTGTCTCCCCCTAATCCGTCTCTTGCGTAGTGCATAGGCTCGGATTAATTTGCTTGAACACATGAGGCGTGATAGAATCAAGAAGTAGTGCAGGGGCACACTGATAGTTATGCCCCGCACTACACCTGCGTGATAGGGAACTATCCAATGATAGTGGCCTTCAACAGGATAGGCTCAGCCTCCTGCTCACCTGCGAAAACATCGTCACAGATAGGAGCTTCGGGCACAATCTTGACCGTATTCATGGCTCAATAGTGTTAAAGCGTTAGAGAAATGAATCAACATAGTCAGTCGTGCAGGTGCAGCCCGCCACCTACTGCATTTTTCCGCGATAGTACCTGCCGACGTCGATAAGAGATAGATAGTATAATTCACTCCGAATAGCGTCACTTCCCGCGCCTTGCGTGCATGCGGCGCATACGTCCTGTCACGCATAGAACATCATTCCGATAACGCTACTCACCACGCACTCCATACCCTCTCGGGCGTGGCGATAGTGGAGTTTCCTCGCTCTCATGTCCGTCTATCATATAGCATCTCTCAGCCCGTTAGGACTGAAAATCCGACACCCATAGCATAGTCGTCTTGTGGGGGTACGGTAGTGCCTACGACGTCGCATAAAGCATCGCCGTAGGCTATCTACACTCGTACAAAAGTCTTATCATGGAACAATAGTGGGTTGGTGCCCACGTGATACCAGATAGTGCAGCAACACGGATTACCTTTCCCTGCGCGTTAAGCCGTAGCAACGCGGTACTCGTACATGCTCAGCCGCACAATAGCCTCTTACGCCCATACTGACGTGATAGCGTCACGTTCCTCGCGCGCCATAGACGATCCCATAGTACACACTCCATGCTCGGTTACTCTCGGTGGTGCAATAGACTCAGCTATCACCTTGGTCATGGCAATCCACCTGATAGATGCCTGCGCGTGATAGGAGCACATACATTGCCCGTCCATAGTTGTCTGGTCATAGACTCTACACGTCATAGTCTGTCTCGTAAATCTTGCGCCCATAACCGGAGTCGAACCGATAGAGAGTTGCATCCCGCCACCTGATGCTTTTATCCGCGATAGTACTCCCTGCCGCGTTAATATGGGCTGCCTATAGAGTTACACGAACGATCTGCCTTTGCAATAGACCGTGATGTAGCTATTTTCAAACCTGTGCGTACGATAGACCTGACGCTCACACTTCGTGATAGTAGCCTGCGGCTTCTTCTTAAAGCGTTTCGTCTTGCACTCGCGCACGATGCGATAGCGCTTGGTGTCCTGTAACTTGAAATACGCTTCACGACTTGCTTTCTCACGTCGATAGTTACGCATAGCCTCGGCGAACTCCTCGCGCTCGCGTTCTGCTTGCTGCGCACGCTCGATAAGCGCACGCTGCCGCTCATAATAGATGTCATGTTCCATTATGTTTTCCGTAGTTTAAATTGTCTTTCTTATCTGCGTATAGAGTGTTCTCACCCGATAGCCCCCAAGGTGGGAGTCGAACCCACCTGGCGCACGCGATAGCGATTGCCTTTCCCGAAATTTCACATGGGGAGCCTCGCGATAGATTAGATGTTAGCGTCCTCGACGCGTACCTTAGTCTTCACGAGTTTTCCGTCACGATTCTGAACGATATAGAGGTCGCCCTTCTTCAGTTCTTCCCACTTCTCCGCACTCGCGGTAGCGCGCTTCTTCTCGTTCTCGATGTCACGGCTCTGCTCGAGCACTTTCATGAGGAGCTTAGGACCCCATCCGTACTCGCTGATAAGACACTTGCGGTAGAGCTTGATAGGCTTGCCTGCCTCGCCCTTAATCTTCTTGTCGGCTTCCTCACTCGTATAGAGCGACTCTTCCTTTGTTCCGTTAGCGTCATTGTCAACAGTCACCTTAACATTACGCTCGAAGTAGGCATAGTTAGCCTTAACCTTACCATCAGAGCCGATAACCTTGAGGTCGGCATCGGTAGCATCATTGTACATTCCTACTGTGTACCCCAGGATAACGCCCTTAGAGGTCATCTTAGGCAATAGTCCGTACTTAGCAACCTGCTGATACTTCTGCAACTTGTAGATAGTCACGTTGCCATCCTTGTCGACTGACTCGAGCTGCTTCTTCAGGTCGTTAGATAACGCCTTAAGTTGCGCCTGCTTAGTGCATGAATTGTTAATCACTGCTTGGTTCAGTCTCTTCTCGTTAGCTTTTTCTTGCTGTGTCATAGTTGTAAAATTTTTGAAGTTTGACATTAAGAAATCTGCAATAAGTGCATTGTGGGTGAGTAGGGATTCGAACCCATACACACTCCGTCCACACTTTACGAGATAGATAGACAGACTCCTTGCCATCGCCTCTCCCGCTTACGGGTTGGTGCCAACTATTGCAGAGGCGAATCCCCACACACAAGGGTACACAATACGCTGCCATTCCGAAGCACTCACGTGCCAAACACGCATTGGGGCATTTTCATAGGTAGGCGCAAATATGGGCATACGGGTGTTTCCTTTGCAAGTGCGTACGAGGGCATACGGGTGTTTCCACGTACCTCTACCTAAATGTATGTAAATTCATCAAAGACCGCTGTTTCTGTTTCCGTTCTTGTTTCTGTATCCGTTGTTGTTCCGTTGTTGTTTGGAACTGATGCAAAGATACGAAAAATATCTTTTTTTCCAAACAATATGCGAACTTTTTTTGGAGAAAAACACAATTTGCCATGAAATTCTTAGAAAAGGTACACGCGAGGAAAATTGCACATTTTGCCATGTTTTGTGCAATTTTCGGGTGCTCGTTTTCCACCTTTGCGGAGCATATTTGCACCCAAACTGGAAAACCCCGCACCCACTCCACCGATCGAGCGAGGCGCGGGGTCGATTCTTTGTTTTCGAAAAAAAAATAAAAAAAAAACGGTGAATATATTTATACAATAATAGCTACAAACAAAAAAACAACCTGAGAAACAGAGGCTGCGCCCAGATTGCTTAATTAATTATTTGTAACTATAAAACTACGTATTGCTGTTTATCGCTCCGTGATTTAACATTTCAACTGTTAAATACCTATTCCGTTTTAATAATTAAAAAACAGACTATACCTTATTATTATCTATGACAATTTCATAATATTCCAGTACACTGGCAATGGCTATGAGTTCATCGTTCAGTCGGTCTGCATCCTCGCGCGATATATGTCCGTAGGTCTGATGACTCACGCTGGCTAGGCGCGCCTTGCACTTCTGCGCGTTCCATCCCAGCAGGCGCAGGGTGAGCGCACGCATATTAAAGAAGCGGCCCATACCCTCCTTAATCTGTTCTACCACAGCAGGATCGTAAACCTTGCCGCAACGGTTGGCAAACGTCTGTTCGCTGCCAAAGGTGAGCAGGCAGCCGCGCAGATCGGCGGCCATAAGAGGCAGAGCGTTGTTAATCTTCTGGATATTGGTCTCGGTAAACTGCAGGGGATTGCCGTGGCGACGGGGCTCATGCCTGAAACATGCACGCACGATGCTTTCACCGACGCCCATATACTGGCTAATCACAGCAGCCATCATGTTATGCTCCTGCATAAACTGATACAGCTTGTCGGGCGATACTTTCATCTTCTGTCTCATAATACATTCAAATAATCGTTGTAGCTATTCATTGGCAAAGATATATCTTTTTTCTCAAACAACAAAATCACTTAACATTATTTGTCTTTTTTCGCAAACGCAAGAGGGATGAGGGAAAATGTAAGAGGGAAGATGTAAGATAAAGTAAGATGTCTGAAGTAAGAGGAAAGCCGTCAGCCCTCTTCCATCAGACATCTCTTCACACGTTATTCACATCATATTGGGGAACCGTCCCCGTGTGTTACTCGATGCCGCCCTGGCCGTCGCCTGAGCCGCCTTGGTCGCCAGTACCGGTACCAGAGCCGCCGGTATTCTCGGGCTCCTCGGCATCGTCCTCGTCGGTGATCAGCTTCACGCTCATCTGCTCCACAATCTGGCGCATCTTCTTAGAGGCACGATACAACACACGCTTCTTCACCACCTTCACGTCGTCGGCCTCGTCGGCTGCCTTGGTGCTGATGGCGGGCGACACGGTGCCGATGCCGATGTCAACACTGCGGCCGTCCTGAATGGCATCCTCGATGGCCGGCACCATGTACTTCAGCACCATCTCGCAGGTGGCCTGGCGGATACCAGTCTCGTGGCTGATCTCCTTGGCCAGTCGCTCCAGGGTGAAGGGGTCGGCCAGACGGCGACGACCCACAAACTTGGTTTCCTTGTCTTTGCCAAACCCTATCTTGGTTTGGACTTTCTCCATGTGTAAACTCATAATGGTTGATTAATTTAGTTAATAACTACAAATTGGCTGACCTGAATGATACAGCCAGGTTTAAAGACACAATCGCTCGGCATCCCGAAGGGTGACGCTTTTACAAAGCGAAGCGACTAAAAGAACAGATTCTTTTTTAAACAAAAACAGAAAAAAACACTTTTGGATGTTTGTGGCTCCTGCAGAGCCCCATGTGCTAAGTGCTATGCCTTTGCCTCTAAGAGCGAGCTCTTCCATCAAAGCCCTACCCTTTATCACGATAACTGTCGTTATCACAAACAGCCAAAAGCAAAAACAACGCTGCGCTAAAAAATCATCAGACCTCAGACATCAGACCTCAGACATCATACATCAGACATCATACATCAGACATCATACATCGGTATCCTCTGTTTTTTAGATTGTGACAACAATCGTTGTTTTTGCTTTTCTGATGATGCTACCAGTAGGGGTGATGTTGTAGACGGAGGGCGGGGCTGGGAGCTTGCTCACAAGCATAGGCATACGGCTGCAACATCAAAGGCACGGCGAGTGCCTGCATCGGCAGAAAAGTTTTTTTTATTGTTTTTTTCTTCTTCATGACATTGGTTGATTAATTTAGTTATCCTAAACAAAAATTGTTCGGCAGATTGACATACTCCCACGTCTAAAGCCGTGGGATTCTTGGGTGCTTACGCCCCCGCACGGTCGCCACAGCGGGCTTCCGCGTCTTACTGGGATTCCCCAACGAGGCAATGCCCTGCCTCAGAATGTTGTTCGCAGCATGAAGGTCGCGGTCGTGATGGGCACCACAAACAGGACAGGTCCACGACCTTTCAAGCAACGATAGAGATTTATGAATATGACCACAGTCGCACAACTTGGAAGAAGGGAAGTAGCGGTCAATCTTCTTGACCGTCACGCCATAGCGAGGTGCAAGGTACTCCAGCTTTGCAATCATCTTGCCGTGGGCGAGGTCTTGCATCTTACGACCCCAGAGCTTCGTCATGCCCGTGAGCTGCAAGTCCTCGATGCAGATGATGTCGTACTTGCGGCACAGCTTGTGTGCTTCCTCCCACTGCCAGTTGTCGCGCTGGTTGACGATGCGTTCCTCCACACGGTTCTTTGCGCGTCGTGCCAGTTTCCTGTGGTTGCTCCCTTCCACGCAGCGCGACAACTTGCGGTCGGCCTTCTTCTTGGCGTTCATTCCCTGCTTCAGGAAACGTGGCGACTGAATGCGCTTGCCGTTGGAGAGGGTCATGTACGTCTTCAGCCCGAAGTCGATGCCAACGGATGCACCATTATGTGTCTTTCCGATGGATTTTCCTTCGGCTTCGATACTGAGGACGATGTAGTATTCTCCGAGCGGCGACCGCTTCACGGTCACGCCCTTAATCGCTCCCAATCCCACGTATGGACGGGAGAGCGAGAACTTATAGCGTTTCTTGATTTTGTTGATGGTGATCACGTTTCCGTTCAGCGTGTAGCCACCCTGCTTGAACCTGAAGGACGTGAACCAGTCGGCCTTCTTGAACTTAGGCGGTCTCTGCTGTATATGCTTGAAGAAACGCTGGTAGGACAAGTCGAGCCTTTCCAGTATCTCCTGCACGGTCTGCGAGTGAAGGCGGCTGCTCTTGCCATACCAGCGTACCCATTTGCCTTTGAGCCGTACCACGTCGATGTACTTATGATACATGCGGTAGTACCGCTTCTGCAACGCCAGCGCATGATTCCACACCCAAGCGGCCTCGCGCAGCATCGCGTCGAGGTGCTTGGTTTGCTTGCTCGTGTAGAGCTTGTACTTATAGGCTATCATGCGCTATATTATTATATATGGTTAATCAATCTGTGCGTGGCTGCTCAGGTCACTGTCGGAGTATCGGCTGAACATACTCAGGTCTTCGTCGTCGGCGGCATACTCTATGTCGCCGTCCTCCAGCTCCAGCTGGCACAATTCAGACACAGCAATGTCGCGCAGCCTTGTCTTTATGAGATTGTCGCCTCGCTTGACGTAAATTTCGGGTACACGGTCGTCTGGGTACTCCCACATGATCTGCTGAAACACCCACTCGATGGCAGTCAAAGTGTAGTCACGTTTCAGCTTCGTAAACTCCACTTCCGGCATCATCTGTGCCAGCTCGCAGCGCACGGAGTCGATGTGCTTGAAGTCAAAGTAAATCACCTGGGCCTGGACATTGCCGCCCACCTCTTTCACGTCCAGTCCGTAGAGGAACTTGCCGAAGTAATCTTTCAGCATCTTCTTGTAGTCGCGTCCGAGCGACTGCGGGGTTTTGATTCTTCTCATATCAATATTGTTATAGCAAATATGGGGCGGCACTACGAGTTGCTATGGCCAATATTGCAAAGCCACCGGGGTCTTTCGACTTACCGACTCGGTTCCGCCCCAATGGGGTTTATTCATTATTTGGCAGATACAAAAATAGCCACCTGTTGTGGCGGCATCGTCGTACCGCAATATTGTTTAAGCGCTGCAAAGTTAAGCAATTATTTTTATCCTTGCAAATTTTTCAGCAGAAAATTATATTATATGTATCAAATCAATTCAATCATCAGGCACGAGCGAGCGTCCTTAGCTGCGGCCCCCCGTGTCTTTGGTCACGCTCCTACTACGTCGAGAGCATCGGTCATATCTCGGAAGAGACCGTCCGCAGATACATCGAAGACCAGAAAGAGACAGCAAACAAGAAGTCAAACAAAGAGGGGTCGCTTTCATCCCACAGCTGAAGCAGTGGGTATTCCCGCTCCTAATTCATAATACTGGATTGGTGACGCAGATTCAAGGGCACAGCTATTTTGTGGAGTTATACACAAAGAGAGAAGGGAAAAATTGGCTAAATACAGCGCGAAAAAGGTGATTAAAAAAAACGTTCGAGGAACTTACGTTTGTTCTTTGAACGTTTCGTCAGAGATATTCAAGGAACTTTTTGGTAATACTCGAATATCTATGGCGAGTTTGTTAAGACTCTCTATGGAATTGCGTGTTGTAAAATATGTTAAACAGTGCGGACAAATAGGGTACTTTTGCCCGTGCGGGCGTTTTCTCGCACAGATTCTTTTTTAAACAAAAACAACGCTGCGCTAAAAAATCATCATACATCAGACATCATACATCATACATCAGCCATCAGTATCCTCTGTTTTTTAGATTGTGACAACAATCGTTGTTTTTGCTTTTCTGATGATAAAATCCCGATAGGGTGATGGTACTGACGGATGGCGGGGCTGGGAGCTCGCTCACAAGCACAGGCATACGGCTGCAGCATCGAAGGCACGACAAGTGCCTGCATCATCAGAAAAGAGTTTTTATTGTTTTTTTCTTCTCTCATATTGGCTTAATGAGTTTCAGCCACCACTTGCGGGTAACCCAGAGACCGATGCCCAGGACCGCCCCGAGCAGGATCCACCGCAGAGCATCCCACCACCGCTGGTACCAGGGACGGGCGTCGATGGCTGAGGGCTTCGACGATGTCTGATGGTCGATGGTTGATGTAATATGTGAGGCAAGGCTATCGAACTGCTGGTGCCAGTATTGGCTGGCAGAATCAATACACGCACGCAGGCGGGCTTCGTACTCCTGCGTGATACGCTGCTCCTGCTGCTGCAGCTCGCGCGTGATGTCACGGCTGATGGTGCGCTGCTCGGTGCGTATCTCGCGCCCGAGGCTGTCGAGCGACACCGTGACGGTCTCAGTGATTACCTCTTTTTGGTCTTCGTGGGAGGACCACAAAGAACTCTGCTCACTGAACGCCTGGTGGAGCCAGGCTTCACTCTCTTCGTGCCAGTTAGTAAGCTGTCGGTCCACCTGTGCACGGACGGCCAGGGTATCCGCCTCATAGTGGTGGTGGTGATGCTCCTCGACGACACGGGGAGTGCTACAACTATTAAACAGGGCACACACAGCAAGGCCAATAAAAAGGGCTACCACGTAGCCGGCGATGCTACACAACACCGCCTTCAGGCGATCTTCATCCGACAGTCCCTTCATCTGGTCGGGATCAGACGGATAGAAGTTGTCATTGTTGTAAAAGTCAAACATCATTGTTTTGGTTTTTTGTTTCTATCATACTACGAGATTGAAGTCGTTGGCACGGAGGATGCAACAGTCGCGTAGGCGGCGCGTCTGTCCGCTGGCGGTGAACTGCACCAGGCGCGACGGGAACCTGCCGGGGCCACCCAGCTCCACACTGAGCGTCACCACCTCCTCGCCCAGGATCATGTCACCATTGCTCGCGGCCACATACCACACACGCCAGGGAACACGCTCAGGAACCTGAGCTATTTGACCATTTGACAATTTACAATTTGACAGTCTGGTGCGCTCGGCCACCAGCCTGAGTTCAGACAGTGCTAATTGCTTTAACGTCTCTCGAGCTCGCTCTCGCTTATTCGCAACATTCATTCCGTTCCATCTTACTTTTTACATCAGACATCAGACATCATCCTTCTTTAGAGGCTTTCCCCAGGACCCCTCTTCGCGCTTGTAGTTCTTCACCGGACGGTAACGCATGTCGCGGCGAACGGCGATGATGGGATCGTCAGGGTGACGGCTGAAGGCACGGCGGGTGGGGTCGTACTGACCAGCTTCCACCTCGCGCTTCAGGTTCTTCGCCGGACGGAACTTCAGCTGTTTGCGAGCAGGCACGGTGTGGATCTCGTCTTTCTTCTTGTAGTAGAACTCATGCTCAGGACGGTCGATTACGGCGAATGTACCGAAGCCGTCGATGGGCACGCAGAGGGAGCCCTCGGTGAGCTGGTAGCGAATCTCGTCGAACACATGGGGCAGCACCGCCTCGACCGTGGCACGTGCAAGACCAGAGCGCTGAACCACGGCTGCAGCAAATCTATTCAAACAACTCTTTGGTGTCATTGTTAACTTGTATTAATTCTATGTGACAAAATATTCATTATTGCCCTAAACCTTTCTTTCTCATATCGAAAGAGCATTTCGGCGATATTAAATCGGGGCTTCTTGCGATCTGTTCAATAAGACCGGCTACTCCATATATAGTAGCATTTTCTGGAAACAAATCAAGGGCACGAGGAGGCAGGACAAGAAAAAGCGTCGCCTCGCAAAAGCTACAACCGAGAGACGACGCGAAAGGAATAATAAATATTCCAAAAAGTATTTATCAGACTGCTAAGATGGGGCAAAATTACGAAATTAAATCGTAACTTCCAAATAATTAGGCAGTTATCTATAATTCTTCATGCCTTTCATTGGCAGAATTATCAGGTTATCTGGCTATTATTCTTCCCTCTTGAAACTCCTAACTCGCTGATTATCAGTTATTTATTTAATTTTTTTGCGGTTATTTTGCGGTTTTTTATAATAAAAGTTATTTAAAAAATTATTTGAAATTATCTATATATATTATATAACTAATTGATAAACAAGCATTTATTTTTATTTTGCTTATCTTTTAATACTTAAAGTGGAGTGCGAGGAGTTCGTTCTCGCGTGTGCTGAAGAAAGTGTGTTTAGTCAGTGGCTTTTATATTTAAATAAAAAGAGTTTTATGAAAAAAGGGGGCTTTTCAGATAACTGGGGGGGAAGTAGTATCATAACTCATTGATACTCATTTAGTTAGAAGTTATTTGTATTCAGATAATTTTTTAAGGCCAAAAACGTACGAAAAAGAATATAACTATCTGATTATCAGGAGTTATCTAAATTTATCAAAACAGTTATTTTTTTATTTCGTCTTTATGGAAAAACACCCATTTTCAGATAACTGCTGATAATTTTGGTCGGAGATAAAAAAGTATGTAACTTTGCAATTGCTACACAACAATCTAACATTAACAATCATGGACAAGCATCACAATGTGCCGCCTATTGTATGGCTTAAAGTCACAGATTACATGCACGGATGGATACAGCACGAGCTGGGAAGTGAGATAAAGATTCACAACCAGCGCGTAGTAAGTGTTCAGCACATCCCTGGGGCGCGAGGTATTCTAAGGATGGAAACAGAAGAAGACATGCTCGATCCGAAACCTGTTAGCAACGTCATGTCCGACAAAAGAAAAAACTGTTTCCTCGCCGGCATGGAATTGGACGAAGAGGTCATAGAACGGGATTACGGCATGACGAAAAGCGATCTGCAGTTGTTCGTTCCTATTGAATGTCCGAAGATGTGTCTGACTAAAAACGGCGTTTTGCGGCCGTGGAGCCTGAACACTACTTTCGGAAGGGAACAGACTACAGCCATGAGAAAACTGATCAGGCAGGAGTTTTGGAAAGCCGTAGAGGAATATAACAGCAAGTATGCCAGAAGAAGCGGCAAGGAGCACTATCCAGCCGTTGAAATGATTGAGGAGTTCTGTGCCGACACTGAGACACCAGACCTATATGTGGAAACCCTGCGCAGAGAATGGCAGAGAAGACAGAAGAAGAAGACAGACTGTCTTGACGAAGAGAAGGACGGCACTCCATCAACGACGTAAATCTTCACCATCAAAGAAAATAGCCCGCGTGACGGCGCGCAACCTGCTTATAGTCTCGGCACCATAACGCTCTTCAATAGACGAAGAGAAACGTTTGTCTGCAACGGCCGTAGTGCTGAGATTTGTTGTGATGATAAGCAGAATACCATTCTTCTCGGCGGCGTCGCAAAGGCGGAAGAAAGACCGGTCTGTCTGTCCGTAGTATTTCATAGGCTCCTTGCCGAGGTCATCAATGATGACACAACGTTCCTTTAGGAGAGCGTCCAGACGATCGTGCAGCTCTACCGAAGATACGAAAGGAATACTCCTGCCAAGAATGACCGGAAGGATTTTCTCACATATAAGCGTCTTACCAAGACCGGTCGGACCAAAACAGAGCAGTCCCCTACCCTTATTATCGGAAAGCCACTCAACCACCTTGTCGTAGGCAGGTAGCCAACGGGCATTACCTCCGAGATAGTGCTGTAACCCCTTCTCCAGACGTTCACGAGCGTTGGGAATGGAGAATCGAGGTATTTGACAGGTGTCAGGGAAATCCACTGAAGGCGTGGCCACCGGCTGCTGACGGAGACGGTAGTTAAGACGAACGTCGGTACCAAAGGCGGTGTCGAGCGATTGTTTCAGGAGCTGCGCCTGAACCTCCTCAAGGTATTCATACACATAGCGGTGGGGTACACAGAGAATCACAGTCTTCCTGTCTGGGTCGTAGGACTCCATGGTGACGTCCTTGAACCACACATCAAAGCTATGCTGACTAACTTTCTCAGCAATAAGCCGTAAGCAACTTTGCCACTTTTCTTGATACTTTTCCATCCTTCAATTTTTCAATTCTTCCATTCTTCCGCTCGGCTTTGCCGCTTGGCATCGCCAAGAATTCTTCCATCCTCCCATCACCAAACCTCCGGCTGTACGGATGGAGCTGACTGAGTTGTCACCTCTTCGGCAGCAGAGAAGCCACGAAGGGATGGCAGTTCCTTCTCGAAGAAAGTCTTCAAACACTTGCAGGCCCAGTGCTGCACATCGTCGCGCGGCTCGCTCATATTGAGATTGACGAGGTAGTTGATCTTAACCAACAGGTGGTCAATATCTCCGGGCTTCAGCCTACGCACAAACTCATTGATCTGCTCAGCTTTCAGTGCCAGGCGTTCCTTCATCATGGTGCGTGCCTCAATCTCCTTGGCAGAGTTCTCCTTATTCTCGTAGAGCTCGCGCCCCAGGTCGAAGATAGAGAGGGTGAACTCCACCTGCAGGGGCACCTTACCCTTGGCACGGCCGTCGGCAAAGATAGCGCGGTAGTCGAATGTAAAGTCGGCTATCTCACGGCTGGAGAGGTCGTCGAGCTCCTTCTTGGCCTGAGCCAGGTAGCGCTTGGCAAACTCGGAGTAGTAGGCATAGCGGGCGGCGGCACGCTGACGGGCCTGCTCCAGGTACTGCTTCTGTTCGGCCTTGGTCAGACGGTCCCACTGCTTGCCGTCGTTCTTGGCCATGGTGACGGCCAACTGCTCTACGTTCTCGCCGTTGACAATCTTGCCATCCTGCGAGTTGAAGAGCCCGCACACGCTACGCACCTCCATATAGTCGGCACGGAACACGATGCGCCCTACCCTGCGCTCGGTGCCGTCAGGCTGCTGTTCAGTGACTTCCTCGAGCTGGTCTTTCTTGATGCCACGCCACTTGGAAAGCCACTTATAGAGGCGGTTGGCCGTAGCGGTCTTGGTGTGGCGGGTGGTGGGAAAATAGAACTGCGTATAGCCGGCGTCGGTAAGGATGAACTTATTCTCCAGTATCTCCTTGCGGATACGTATCTTCACCTCGTTGCGCTTGAGGTTGTTGGACTTCACCACCATCTTCTCGCCCGTCTTGGGGTTGACGGTCTCGTGAGTCTCGTACTCAGCAATGATGTCAATGAAGTTGGTATAGAGCACGCCGTCGGCGGTATAGACCTCGGCATCGACTTTCTTCATGCTGTCGAGCACCTGACGCAGTTCGCCATAGTGGCGGGGCGTTATTCCTGGCAGGTCACGGAAGCGGATGGTGGCCACGAAGTCACCCTCGTGCTGAAGGGAGTTGGCGCGATCTGGCGTGACGAGATAGGCATCCTCGTTGTTGAAGGGTATCATCAGCTGAGTGCCGTCCTTTGATTTGTTCTCGCTGCGCTTGGCGGCGGCATAGAATGGCTGGAGCGCCCACACTAATTCGTCCATGGCTCGCTCAGTGTAAAGCGTAGGAACAATGTGTAGGTCTGTAATCTGATTGGGCTGCGTGGACAAAACTTTCCCGTCTTTGTCGAAAACAATATCAGCCCTTTGATTCTTGGATTTTTTAACCATAACAATAGGGTTTATGTTGAACTTTCGTTCGAACCGGTCTGTAGCTTGCTGCAAAAGTAGAAATTATTTTCCAAACTTCCAAATATTTTTGAAATTATTTTTATCTTGAATATCAATTAATTATAAAATACATCTTGCAGAGTTGTCGAAAAGAACACCCGTATTTGTCGAAAACAACGTGCAGCGATGTCGAAGAAAACAGGAAAGATTGTCGAAATATAGCATGCCTGGGAACATGCAGAGTTGTCGAAAATATACGTTTATAGGCATTGTCCCGAAGTTGTCGAAGAACTCCCCGATTTGTCGAAAACATACCCGCCGTTGTCGAAACCTGCCCGAGGTTGTCGAAAGTGCCTGGATATCATTCCCTTAATTGTCGAAAGCGTATCCCGAAGTTGTCGAAGATTTCCCCCGATTTGTCGAAAGCCTGCCCATCGTTGTCGAAGATTTCCCCGTATTTGTCGAAAAGCATTTTTATAATACTCTGTGTTTTAGGATGTTGCAATATTGGCGCAGTGCCTATATACTCTCTTTTATAGACTCTTATCTATAGCCATCTTCTTATATACCCCTTATTTGTAGACTCAGATAAAAATCAGATCATGGTTTTAAAAATCTTTTTTTTCGTAAGAGAAAAAGGAAGGGAAACCATTGGAGATAAGCGTATTAAAGGCTTTTCGACAAATCGGGGTGTTTTCCTGGCAATAGACATTCAGGCCATTTTCGACAAATACGTACGTTACGTGCGTGCCTTATATACGCGCGATAACGCCCGCGCTATGTTTTCGACAAATCAGACCGTTTTGATTTTCGACAAATCGGGGAGTTTCCTTTTTCGCATAATCCCTCCCCCTACCCCCTCCCTTGTAGAAAAAGGAAACCGCCACCCAATCACAAGGACTGGATGGCGGGAAGATAAAAATATATCTAGTTTTCCTTCATCGTGATTTTCCAATCGGCGGCAGATCCAGAAAACAGAGGTCCTACAAGTGTTGTGGTATAGCCACGACGCAGAGATATGGGAGGAAGTGGCGTGGTAGGTATTAGTTCGCCGGTAGCGCTTTCAACTTCAGCATGGAGTTGGATGCCGTTGATACCATCTTCAGGGCAAAGGATACGCGTTTTGCAATACACTTTAACCCTCTTATGATCGTTAATACTATAGAACGCATTGACTACACCGTCAAAATGGCCTGTTGCCTCATACTTACCCCCGTGAAGGCTAAAAGAGGATACTACAGGCAAACCGACTATCTTACCAACTCTTATTTCTGTTTCCTCGCTCAAAAATATAACAGGGCTATCAGGCTTTTTTAAGTCTGACGAAAAGTCTGTCACATAGATTTCCACCGAAGCGGAAAGCGGATTGAAGTTGGGTTTATGTGATTCTTTCACATAGTCCGTTACTTCATAGTCATATTCAGCATAGCTAAAGATGTTTTCAGGTTCAATGACGTTGAATGTTTTCGTGATAGGATCAAATAGATCCTTATGGTCAGGATAACTCATGTAATGTATCCAGATAAAGTGATGTTTCCCCTGGCGTAATTCCAGTTCGTAATTTTTTTTGTAAGTATTAATTTCATAGCAGTTCAAAAAGTGGCTGCCTGCATAATCATAAAGCAAAAAACCGGCATTACCAGCAGGTAGTTCAAACTTCACTGTGGACGTCTTGTCGGACAGTAGCTCGTCGACAGAAGGTTCGCCATCATCGCCGCAAGCGACAAAACTCAGTGATACACACACGGCAAGCGCCACGACCATCAGGTGACTTACAAAATAGATTGCTTTTGTTTTCATAATCGTTAGTTGTTAAAGGGTTAAATAATTATTTAATTAAATGCTTAGATGCTTAAATACTTTATTTGGCCTTTGTGTTCCTGCGGTGGCCACGTGTCGGACGGTTACGTATCTCGTCGTAGCGGCGGTTGAAGTCCTCCTGAGAGAGTCCTGCATCGGCATGGAGTTTCTCGACGATAGCCAGTTCCACGAAGTCCTGACGGGTCATGTTTGGGAACTGCTCGCAGTAGCGCGACACAAGGTTGTACTCCGCCATGGGAATCTGAGGATTGGGCAGGCGCATGAAGCGCTGCTCCTGTGCGGGTGTCTGTGCTGGTGCTGGTGACGGGGCGGAAGTCGCCGGGGAAGTGCCAGCCACAGCCGACGGTTGCTGCACGGCGGACTCCGCCTGCTTCTCAATGTTTGCCACGGTGGCTGCCTGCTTTACAATGTCCTGGAAGGAACTGATAGCTCCCCCACCCTGCTGCATCTGCTTGAATTTATCTTTTGCCATAACCTATATAATTTACGATTATACAATTTACTATTTACAATTTATTAATCCAATTAATTATTTGATTATTTAATTAAATGCTTAAATACTTAAATACTTATTAAATTATCTGCTTATGTAATTAACATATTATGTACTTAATTGCTTGATCGTTTAACTACTTAAATGCTTAAATGCTTATTAAAGTAAATAATTACCTAATTAAATAAGTATATGCTTATTAAAGTATTTGCTTGAAAGATTAAATAAGTAAACAATTAAATGCTTAAATACTTAATTAAGCAAACTTCTTCAGATACTCCGTAGCCAGAGCGGTGTAGTCCTCGGCAGCACGTCCGCCTCCATAGGTAGTGAACACGTCCTCACGCAGGGCCTGACTCTCGGTGATGTCCTTAGAACGGCGGATGGCCGTCTTGAAAGTCTCGCTGAAGGTGTTGCGTATCTGCGGCTCGTAGAGTTTGGCAGAGCGGAGCTGAGCGTCGAGTTTAGTAATCAGTATACCATGAATGGCCAGGCGACCTGTGTCTACGCCCACCTTACCGGCAGCCACGGCAATATTAGTCATACCCTTTACGCTGGCTTCCTCCAGTTCGGTAGGGATGATGTAGCCGTCGGCAGCATAGAAAGCGTTGTAGGTCATGCGGCTCATAGCGGGCTGAGTATCAATAAAGATGAAGTCGAAGGCTTCAGCAACTGAAGAGGGTAGGGGAGTGCTTGTGCGGTCGTCGATGGGACGCTGCAGAATTTCCTTCAGTGCCTTACTTGGATCGGGACGCATGGAGAGGATGGCGTCGATGCCGTTGAGATTGACCGATGCGGGCGTGAAATACAGGCCGTTCTCCGCACGATATACAGGCAGTCCCTGCTGCTCGTTGCATAGGGCGGTGTAGATGGTGGGCTGACCTGTCAGTTCGTTCTGGTCGTCCCAGCCCAGGAAGTAGGAGAGGTTACGCTGCGGGTCGCAGTCGATTACTAGAACACGATAACCTTCGATGCGGCGTGCAATAGCCGATGCGAGGTTGAGCACGGTACTGGTCTTGCCGGCACCGCCTTTGTTGTTTGACACGGCCACGACATGACGCAGCTGATGTGTCTTGGTTTTCTTTGCCATGATAAATAGGTTTTAAAATCGTTGCAGCTGCTGCAAAGATATAATTAAATAAGCAAATAAGCAAATAATTAAATGCTTATTTAAGTAAATTTAATAATTATAAGCCACAGAATCTAAAGTTAGTGGCCCTTGGCTGCGCCGAGTGCTGTCCTCACCTCGGCAAAGCAAAGGTAATAAGTCCTTAAACGGACTATCGCAACTGTATCAGCCGTATTCATTTATGTGCAAGCACCTATGAACACGACCGATACATTTGCTGTTTAGTTGTCACTAAACTTATTTCCTTTGCTTTGCACTCGGTTCGTCTGCCCTTGCCTTTATAATTCATTCTATATATATTGCGGGAAAGAAACAACATTTAGCGAAAATTATGATTAGAAAGATTGAAGGCTGTGAGTACCTGAAGCGGTACGACAACATGACGGCGCAGGAACGCGAGGACTACGAGAGTGTGGTGGGACAGTGGCTCAAAGAGAAAGCTCCGCTACTCGCTGGAAAGTGCAATTCATTCGAGGCACAAATGCAGAATATACTACAGATGGGGCTTGGGTGGAACGACCGGGAGTGTCAGGCTTTCGACGAGGGAGTCAAACTGTTGACGGCGTTGGTCAACACTGGTGAGACCTGGCTGCCTGACATGCTTTACGTCAAGTCCGTGAAAAGAGTGGTGAAGAGAATGACGATGGTGCTGGCTACGGCAGTGAAGCCCGTGGCGGAAGCGCCGAAAAACTCTGGTGCGACACCATCCAAGGTTATGACTATAACAAAAGAGACGGCGCAGCGCATTGTTGAGAAGTACACAAATAGGGTAAAAGAAAAAATGGAGCCCAACGAGGGAACAACAGCGAATCAAGATGCGACACCTGCTCGTCCTAAACACATAGACCAATACGTGCACCTGCTGCCTCAGAAGACGCAGGAGCACGCTGCGCAGGTACAGGGACTGTATCGCGAGCTGGACGAGGCACGTCAGAAGATGGCACTGTTGATGGACGACCAGACAGCTACTCCTGCCGACCGCGAAGCATGGGCGAAGAAGGCTACGAAATGCGACAACGCCCTGCGTAAGATCTTCGACGAGCTGGATGCTGAATGGGCCAATCTGGTGAAGTCGGGTAGGGTAATCGTTGATGACCTCGGGATGGCACGAAACCTCACCCCCGACCCCTCTCCAAAGGGCGAGGGGAGTGATCAGACATCAGACATCAGACATCAGACCTCAGACCTTACCAGTGAACAGAAGGCACGCCGTCGTGAGTTACGTAAGTGGCTGACAGACACCCGCAGGGGTAACGGTGCCGGACGTGAGGAGCGTGTGAAGCAATGGTATGTGAACTTCAAGGAATACCTGACACTGGAGGGTGACAAGGCCTTTGAGGACGAGAAGATCAAAGAAGCCATCGCACACTATGGCATTGATAACGCTGCACTCAAAGAGGAAAATAAATTGTAAATTGTAAATAGTCAAATAGTAAATTGATATGACTTTTGAAACAATCGTAAGGAAATGGTGTAAGCTGTACAGACCAATACTGGACAAGCCGGAGAGCCGTAAGTTCTTCTTCACGGATTCGAGGGAGAACATGATCGAGATGGCGAAGGGGTGGAAGCCATCCACGTCACCTTGTGTGGTGATGGAGAGCGTGGCGGAGGGTGCTGGTTCTATTGAACGCCCCACCATGAACTACCCGATATATTTCTTTGTGAGGGCCGAGAAGCAGCGCGACGGCGACAAGGCGTGGCTGGCTGTAAAGGAGGCTCTTTCGCATAAAGACAATTTCCTTGCGTGGCTGAAAGACAAGTGTAACAAGGAGGAGGAAGAGGGAACGCGCGATGGTGACTTTTCGCGTATCAACCTGGATAATACCATTCAGGACATTACTACTATCGGTCCAATAGAGGATGGATGGTATGCAATACTGTTGCAGATAGAGCGCGAGGAACCTCTTAACCAATGTATCGACGAGGATCTGTACATTGAAGAAGACTGAGAAATTCACAAGGAACGCTTATGCCAAAAAAAGACGATAAGAATTTTCACTGCACCGACATTCAGGCATTGAAGGATAATACCGAGAAGGCGGTGGAGGAGTTTTCAAGGCGATGGATATCCATGCCTAGTTTTACTGAGGACTGTGAGGTGATGGACCAAAGACAGTTGCGCGACGCTATGGGACTGCATGCCACTATCGAGGCGGGAGATCCGTGGCCGAGGGCGGAGCAACTGCTGTTGCATGCGGGGTTCCGCTGGCACTGGCTGGGAGGTATGCGCGTGATGTTCCTGAAGGAGCGTGAGAACTATGAACCGGATGACGGGTGGGAGCGAGCGGAAGAGGTGTGATGTTAGAGGGCTGAGGGCAGAGGTCAGCAAAACTATCCTCGTACCTCGCACCTCGTACCTCGTACTTCGATAGAAATTAAAATTACAACGCTTATGATTTACAAAGTTGGAAGCAAAGGAGAAGTGGTAAAACAGATACAACGTGCGCTGGCCGGTGCAGGGCTTGGCGTGGCGGTGGATGGTATCTTTGGTGTGTTAACGGAGGAAGCAGTACGTGAGTTTCAGCGCACGCACGGCTTAAAGGCAGACGGCATTGTTGGTTCTGCCACCTTAGCTGTCTTAATCCCGTTTAGATTTAAGAAGTCGAAACGCAGGATCACGGATATCGTGATTCACTGCACGGCGAGTAAGGTGAGTAACGACCTGACGGTGGAGGACATCCGCCGGATGCACAAGAAGCAGGGGTGGTCGGATATCGGCTACCATTATGTCGTGACCTTAGACGGAAAAGTTCATAACGGGCGCGACGTTGACATTATAGGCGCGCATGTGAGTGGTTTTAACTCTTACAGCATTGGAATCGTGTATGTTGGCGGGTTGGACGAGCATGGGAAGCCAAAGGACACGCGTAACGACCTGCAGAAAGCCGCACTACTCAGCTTGCTGGTAGATCTGAGAAAACACTACCCGAAAGCGAAGATCAGTGGACATCGCGATTTCTCGCCCGATCTGAACGGCAATGGCGTCGTGGAAGAGAGCGAATATATTAAATGGTGCCCCTGCTTTGACGCAATGACGGAGTACCGAAACATCTAACGGTTATTGTTTATTGTTTAACGTTTAACGGTTATTGTTTATGGCACAACCAAGTACGATACCACAACAGCTGATGACATCGGCGTTGTTACACTTCGAGAACGGCGTACCTATTGACGACTGTAACTGTCGTGTTGACCAGAAGCAACGGCTGGCACGCGTGAGTCATGTCTATTGGATATGGAAGAAGAATCCTTTTCTGGACACTTTTCAACTATTCAAACAATTGCTAAAGGGAAAGTGTGTAGACCGCCATAGCGAGTGGCATGCTGCCAAGAAAGACCAGACACTTTTTGACTTTGTAGTGCAGCATGTAGCACCGACGGACCGTAAGGTGCAGGAGGAGCGTGTACGTGCCTCGGCCAACCACCTGATGCGTATGGGCATGGAGACGGATAATGCCTTCGCCATCGCCGACGGTGCGAAGATAGCCATGAAGCTCGACCGCCTGGATCAGCCGGAGAGTGAGCAGGCGGATATGAGTAAAGTGATGTTCCTGCCACCGGTGGTGACAACGAGCGCCAAGGAGGTTGACGACACCAAAGAGGACGTAGACGATCAGGAGATGAAGCGTATCATGGCGAAGTATAACGGCTACGTCGATGAGAAGGAACGCGACATCGAAAAGATGGTGGAAGTGATGGAAGCGAAAGCAGGGGAGTAAGGAATCGCACATGTTTATTTCAAAAACGGTCCTCGTTCCTGCGGAGTGTTTTTGAAACAAACATGATGCGACTGAGAAAAGGAAAAAGTAAATAAGGCCGTAAGAGAGAGCGATATGAAGAATCTGCATCCATCACAACGCCCGGCGCATCTCCGTCGGGAGAAAGAAAACAAGGACAAACCACTGCCGAAGAAGACGGACGGCGATACATCCCTGGAGATGGAGAAACTCTTCGGTTTCCGTCCTATAGGCATGGAATGGTAAAAGCGTATGAGTAGAATAGGAAGCAACCCAGCAGTAAGCAGCGACCATCTGGAAGCCAGAATGCTGCCAAATGTTGAAAACCCTGAACGAGAGTCTGAAGAGAAGGGCGAGTACATGGACTACATGGGCGACGGTCAGCATAAGGTATATATGGCTCCGTGGCAGAAGAAGGTGCGCAACTTCGGTTCACGGTCCACGAAGGTGCTGGCTGGACGCGGTACTGGTAAGTCGGCTTTCCTCGCCTTCAACATGGCCGACGTGACTATCGGCCTGCCTCGAATGATGGGCGGCTTCTGTGGTGCCAGTGCCAAGCAAAACTACACCCGAACCATGCCGAACGTGCTGAAAATCATGAACTTGCTCGGCTTCACGGAGGGCGTTTACTATTTTATGGGACAGCCGCCTGCCAAACTCCGTTGGCCTACACCATTGGCCAAGCCGAGAGTGTGGGAAAACTGTGTGTCGTTCGCCAACGGATTTGTATGGCAGATGATATCGTTAGCAGTAAAGGGTAGTGCCAACGGATTAAACCTCTCAGCACTGATGGGCGACGAGACGAAGTACATGCCGTGGCAACGTGTGAAGGAAGAAGTGCTGCCTACGCTACGCGGTGACTTTCTGCCACCGTCGGTACGGAAGGTGGAACAGAAGCGGTGGGGCTATGGTGTAGATCCCAAACGGAACAACCATTACCTTTCACAATTATGGGTTAGCGACGCGGGGCTTAATAACCGCGAGTGCCTATGGGAGAAGGATGCTGAGTTTGAGACACTGGAGGTGAATGATAAAATAAAGGTGAAGATGGCTGAACTACGGTACGCCGAGCGCCATCACCCAAAGCTGGCAGCAGAGTTGGCACAGAACGATAATTTCCTGCGCGAGTTATATGCGCTCCGTACTCAGTCTGAATCATTCTGGCGTTTCTCCAGCATCGAGAACTTAGCACTTTTGGGAGGACAGTCATGGCTTAACCAAATGAAACGTGAGCTACCCGACCTGCTGTTCCGTCTTCAAATCCTTAACCAGCCTCGTGGAACGGCCAAGGATGGCTTCTACTGTAATTTCTCGGAACTGAATACCTACGAAAGCGACGAGGTGACCGACATAGTTTTGGATAAATACAGTACCCGTATCAAGGGTAAGGCACTCGACGGGCAGCGGTGGCCGACAGACTATGAAGCGCTCTCATTGGACTACAACCAGTTGCAGCACGACGGAGAGGACTGTAGTCTGGACCTCGACCTCGACTACAAGGAGCCTTTGAGGATAGCACTGGATGCCAATGCAGACATCAACTGCTTTGTTGTTGGTCAGACGCGCCTTTATCAAGGCCGTGCAGCGGTGCTGGTGATGAAGGAGTTCTTTGTGCAGGACGAGATACGTTTGCGTGGGTTATCGAAGTTGTTTGCCCAGTACTACAAGCCTTTCCTGCGTCGTGGCTGCGGCGAGGTCATTTTCTATGTGGCCAGCAGTATCAAGCAGGGTGCCAACAAGGCATACGCCCTGGAAGAGTCGGAGAAGAGTCGCTTCGACATCGTGGTGGCCGACGAGCTGACCAGCTACGGTTTCAAGGTGACACGTGCCGAGTTCAATTCTTGGCGACAGGAACGCAAGTACCAGTTCTTGAACGACTGCTTTTCTGGTGTCGAGTCACCCGCTGTCTATATCAACCGTGAGGCGGGCCGCTGCGTCTATCTACGTGCAGCACTCGAAAACGCCGCCATCGTACCCGGTACCTTCCGTAAGTACAAAGATAACGAGAAGCTGCGCTCGGAAGAGGGTGTCGGTGGTGACAAGAGAACCCGAACGACCATTACCGATGCCTTCGATGACCTGATTATCGGTGTCAAGGAGTGTGCCGAGACGCGCAAGGCTATTGGTGGCGGTCTGAAAGGCAGATTCCAAAACCTTGCCGTCATTCCCCGATAATTCCCCCGTAAAATTTTTACGGATATGTATAACTTAAAACAAAATCATTATGGAAGTAACTGTTATTGACGTATTGAAACAGATGGCCATCGTCATTCCTTCAATCCTCGTGGGTACACAGACCATCACGGCAGCCATCCATGGCGCATTCAAGATTGAGAACAAGAACATCGTGCATGCCATCTCGTGGATTGTTGCCACGCTGGCAGGTCTGGGTTTTGTGGCTTTCAACGGTCTGGACTTCGGACTACCTATGGTATGGAACTATGTCATAGGAGGAATCTGTGGCCTTATTGTTGGAGGCTGCTCTAACGGCTGGTATGACTGGCCATGGGTTGAGAAGATCTTTGACGCTATCACCGCACTATTCGGAAAGAAGTAGTGATACCGTTAGATGTTATCTACAACCAGGACTGCCTGGATGGCCTACGCCGTCTTCCAGACGGATGTGTTGACCTGTGCATCGCCGACCCGCCGTATGCCTTCAAGGCGACGACGGGTGGCAGTGCAACGTATAGAAGATTCCTGCCCTTGTCGTTTGTAGAGTAAAACGTTATATTGCAGACAAAATTAAACGTTTGATTTTATGGGAAATAAGAACAAGAAATCTTCCGCACCGATACTCAGACCCAAGACCATGAGTGAGTTTCAGGCGCTGAACCAGCGGCTCAACAAGCAGGGATTTATTGCCATTGACTTCCTGAAGCAGGGAGGCGTGAAGAGTATCTCGCTGGGTGATGGCGACAAGGCAGAGAAGGGCGCACGGGAGATGCAGGACTCGATGAACTGTGGCACGTGGAGCAACGGGCCGCTGGGAATGGTGGCGTGGAGGTTTGACAGTCGTGACACGGATAGCGTTGATAAAGTGTATGACGTGGATGGTAAGACGGAACTTGGATTAGGATTCGTACACTGGGGACCCGGTAATAATATTCCCTCTGTCATTCCACCGCTGGCGCAGTCGAGTCCCTATACCGCTGCACCGCTGCGCTATATCGCCGACTTGACATCTGGTCTTGGTCCGGCTTTGATGTATCGTTTCCCCGATGGTTCTCTAAGCGACTTCCGTACAGCGGAATACAAGCTGGTGGAGATGATTGAAAAGGCGGAGGAGAAGGAACGTCGGAAGGAGCAGGAGAATCAAGGCCAGGTGCGCACTGGAAACACAGGCAGTATCGGTGAACTCACCAAGCTGAAGAATCTTATCGGCGACTACGTGATGACCAATCTCGGACTGATGACCATACAGGATGCCGTAAGGATTAATGAGCGACAGAAAGTGAAAGGGCTGGAACCCGGAGAACAGAAACTGGAGGTAGAAGATATCCGTCCGCTATCCAAGCGTCATAACGCCGACTACTGGCTCAAGCGCCTCACAGAATGGCAACGCACATGGTATGGCAAGGATGTGAAGGACGCCATTGGCAACGACCGTCACATCATTGGCATCAAGGAGTTCCTAGAGGAGAACAATCTGAATCTCCACCTGTCGCAGTGTATGCAGGACGATGTGATGCTGGACATCTATTTCCCGACCATAGGTTTTGACAACAAGGGAACGCGTGGCGTCTGGGAGCCAATCATCAACTCTGTATCGTTCCTGCCTGCCCATTCCACAAGACTCGAGAAGCAGAACGAAACCCGCCATATCAACCATTGTTATTTCAGTGATCAGTGGCGTACGCTCGGACCAGGAACAGCAAAGACCATTGCCCCTGAACAGACGAAAGTAAAGATGTTTCCTGCATGTATGCCACAGCAGTTATTGCGTGACATGCGCTACATCGTACAGTCGAACCAGAAGACGGCGGCGGGTCGCAGACCTATGTGGGTGGTATGTCCTACATTCTACCCCTCACTTAACAAGCCTTACTATCCGCAGCCGGCATGGTGGAGCGTGTTTACCAGCAAGGCTTTCGACTTCTCAGCCACTATCCTGTACGACAAGTACAAGGCACGCGAAAACTCTACCTCTTGGGGTAAGATTATCTATATCTCGCTGGACTACCTGAATATGATCTTCGCCGACGAAGGCGTTGAGGGCGACAAGGATGCTCAGCAGAAGTTTATCGAGGATCTGGATAATAACGTGGAGCAGTTCCTGCAGCGCCGCGAGAACAACGGCAAGATGATGCGTCAGTTTATGTGGACCGACCAGAAGGGCGATGAACACTATAACGTGAAGATTGTCGATGTGGCTGAAACCAAGCAGGATGAAATCAAAGCCGGTAAGGAGGAACTGGAGCTCAGCACATCACCTATCTTCTTGGCATTACAGGTAGACCCGCGATTGGTGGGCGTGCCCATGGTGGCAGCCTCTAACGGAGGTACGGCGCTGCGCGAAATGGCACTATTGAAGCAGCAGCAGTTGAACCCTAAACAGCGTCTTTATGAGGGTTTCCTGAATGCTGTGCTCCGCTTCAACGGATGGGACAACGACGGATGTGCCGAGTTTCATATCAAGCAACAGACATTTACCACACTGGACAATAGTAAGACGGGTACCGTGGAGACTATTGCAGGTGAAGGGGCATAACCAACACAAATTATTTTTTCAAAGTTTTTTTTATTCCAAAGGCAAGGGTGGCTGTGAAGTTATCCTTGCCTTTTGTCTGAACAAATATTGCCCTTGGCTGCGCCGAGCGTGTTTGCCCTTGATACCACGCTTTTTATTACGTATTTTCGTATCAAAAAAAAGATAATATGTTTTTTGCACGCATATTCAGACGGAAGGAGATGAAAGCCCCGGTACGCACCCTGCGCATCGATGGTGTGAAGACCATCCTCACTCCAAAGCCCGACGATGCAGAGTTGGCAGCAACGGCTTTGTTTGAAACGATGGCGAAGACAGAGGTGAGAAGTGAGAGGTCAGAGGTGAGAGAAAAGAAACCGAAGCAAGGTACACCGGCCTACTACAAAGATCTGTCGGATAAGATACACGCTGCCCGCGAGCAAGAACGCCGCGCCGCCATGCGGTATGTAGCCTACGTGGAAACAAAAATTGAAGAATTGAAAAATTCTAAAATTGAAGAACTTCAATCCTTTGATCTTTCCATTCTTCCATCCTTAGAGCACGGCCTCTACCAGCATCAGGATGCCATTGAGCGTGAAGGCGGGGAGTTGAAGAAGCGGTGGCAGAGGTGCCTGGCGGAACTGACAGTGATGGAAATGGAATCTTTAGCAGTTAGTGCAGAGAATCAAGAAACCAATAACGAAGAAAACAAAATAAATTAGCGATATGACGAAGCAGGGTATTATTGAGAGAGTGAACAGCATCATGGCCGCCAAGGTGGGCATTGACCCCAACGACATCAAGCCAGAGGATTTTTACGACGAGCTTGGTGCCGACTCTATACAGTGTATCGAGGTGTTGATGGAAATAGAGAAGGTATTTATTATCGACATTCCAAGCGACCGACTGATGCGCGTCACAACCATGCAGCACGTGTACGACCTCGTGGAGCAGGTGCTCAGCGAGGAAGAAGCATACGCTAATCAAATCTTAAAGCAGACACTGTAGATTATGGCTTTACTCAGTGAAATACAAGAACGCTCTTGGACAAAAGACAAATACGGCGACAACGTGCTGAGATTTCAGTTCGATTGGCGCGACACACGTATCATGGCGTGGATTAACAACTTTGCCCGCATCACCCGCGAGAATACGTTAGGCGACGTGGATCGTCAGGGTATTGGCTACTACAACAAGAATCGCAAGAGGAGAAAGAAGGTGACTACGCATAAGTTACGCCGGTCGCTAAAATGGCGCACATGGGCAGCCAGTGGTGGCGATGCACAGGTGTTCGAGGCACGCTATATCTACTATGCCAAGTTCGTGGAACTGGCTGTTGGCAACAAAGAGAAGTATGACAGTCCTGTGCCGGACATCCCGCACAAGCAGTGGAAGCCTATCACCGTGCCAACACGTAGCCGCAAGGGTAAGCCACACGTGGTGACAGAGATGCGCACACAGGCCAGCAAGTTTACCGCCTTTGCGCGAGCCCAGTTCTCGTATGCCGGCACCATGTATATGCTCTACGCCATGGGCGGCAAGAAAGACCCCGTCATTGCTGAAGCTGTGAACAGAGCTTTGTTCTGGGCTTTGCGCCAGGAAAAGACAACACGATAACACCAACACACAACTAACAGACTTATTATTTCACCATTATGGCAAACAGATACGACATCATCCGCATTGATTTCCAGGCCAGCGCCAAGGGAGCAAACACCGCCATTGAGAGCATCCGACAGGAGGCTGAACAGTGTAACAACAAGATTTCAGAGCTAAAGAAGAATATTGCCGAAGCTCCGAAGAACGGCACCGACGCTAAAATAGTAGAAGGCTGGAATGCTGAACTGAAGGTAATGGATAAGCGCTTCAAGCAGTTTAATACCGCCTACAAAGAGCTTATCAAGGGTATGCGTGCGCTGGACGAGGGTGTGAAGATGTTTAACGACGGATCACTGTCGCAGATGAATGCTGCGTTCCAAAAGACCGTAAACAACGCCGCCAAACTGGCACAGAGCAAACTGGAGACCGGTTCGAACGAATGGCGACAGATGGGGGCTCTGATGCAGGAGACGGAGCAGAACTATGCTCGCATGCAGCGCGACACCGACCAACTTATAGAGTCGCTGAAGAATGGCGGCACCGTGTTCCGCAAGACCTTGGACGACGAGATTAAGGGCCTGCAGGATCTGATGCGCATTTTGCCGTATATGGGCACTGAATATCGTAAGGCCGAAGAGCAGATGAAGTTCCTTGTTAAGACCAGTGACGAACTGATTATCAAGGAGCGTCAGATGCAGGGTGAGATTGCGACTACCAACGACGCCCGTCGCGTGTCGTATCAGTTGACCAAGGAGGGAGCCGAGGCTGCCCGTCAGCGTGTCGCTGCCGCTGACGAGGAGATTGAGAAAGGCAAGCAGATTATCGCTAATCTGGAAGAGGAACAGAAGACTCGTGAGGCCAACGCTCGCGTGTCGGCTCAGGCTGCCGCCGAGTATCGCCAGAACCAAAAGATGCACGAGGACGAGATTGAGCGTCTGGATGCAGAGATGAAGAAAGAAATGGAGCTGGCCAAATCAAAAAAGAATGGTGTTGAAGCCCTGAAAGAGAAAGCTCTTGGTCTGCAGGATGAAGCCGAAACAGAAAAGAAGAAGCAGCAGGAACTCGACGGAGTTCGCGATACCGCCAGAGAAAAGGTGGAGAAACTGCGCCAGGAATATGAAGCCCTGAAACAAAGCGTAGGCAGTGCGCCTGCAAAAGACCCCGTGAGCGAAGCCGTAAAGGCTGGCGCAGAGGAAGTCGTTGAGGTCGTAAAAAAAGAGGCTGAGGAGACCAAGAAAAAGACCACGGCCAAAAAGGAAGAAAACCAGGCTACAAAGGAAGCAACCGAGATTAAAAAGGAAGAAGTAAAGGTTGAGGAGAAGGTCGTTGAGACGCAGAAAGAGGAAAATAACACTGTAGAGCTGCTTATGGCGGCCAACGACAAGATTCAAGAGAAAATTAAAGAACTGACAGCAGAGTGTGAAAAACTTGCCGCTGCCCAAAAGGAAGGCGCTCTGGCCACCAAAGAGGAAGCTAACGCCTTTGCCGACCTAAGCAAGGAACAAGCCGAGGCTATGCTCAAACAGAAGCAGGCGCTCTCCACCTTCAAGGCCGAAGGCGGCAAAATGACTGTTACCAATCGCGAGGAAGCGCAGCAGTACCTCTTCGATGTAATTGGTGAGATAGCACCAAGCAATGTTGGAAAAACGAATCTTTCCATCCAGAACGGCAAGGAAAAGATTGGGCAACTGCTGGGCAAGTTCCGCGAGCGCTACGGTTTGAAGGATGACAACGAGTCCATGGATGCCATCAGAGAACTGATGTCTGGCGGCGGACTGATCAAGAGCGGATTCATGAATCCGCAGTTCTTAATTCTCGAGCAAAATACTGCAAAGATTGACGCATTCAATAAGTCGATCAAAGACCTGACGGCGGTTATCAACGGAGAGACAAAGGCCGTAGAGGAGAACGTAGAAAAGAAAAAGACATTAGAGGAGATTGATGCCGAGATAAATTTATTGGATAGACAGTCCGCTGAACTTAGTAAACAGACTGCCAGAATAAGAAACGGCATTTCGGACGGTACTGTTAAGGAAGTTAAAGCGAACAGCAAACTGGCCGAATCTCACAACCAGAATACAGAAGCCATCAAAAAGGAGATTGAGGCTATCAAGCAGTTGACTCGTGAACAGGTCAAGTCTCTGAGAGATGAGATGCTTACAAAATCAACTGTTGGATGGAAGGCTAACAAATTGGATGCTTCAAACCTTGAACAGGTACAGCACTGGATCATTACAGAAGCCAGAAAACTTGGTAATATGGACGAAAACGGCGTTGTTAGCCTGAAAGGAAATAACATTGATAAACTGATGACGGAGTTCCATAAAACATACGGTGTTAATGGTGAACCAGGAATCAGCAATGACCTTTTCAAGGAAATTATAAAAGGCGAGGGCGGCGGTTTGTTTAAAAAGGGAGGATCTCTTAAAGGAGATGACCTAAAAATAAATATTAACAATGAAGCTTACGACGCACGACTTCAGAAGTTAGAAGCAATCTTTGAAATTACCAACAAAATAGCAAATGCTTCTAATAATTCTTCTAGAACAACGAAGGAACATACAGATGCTATTGCCGAACAGGAACAGAAGGTTAAAGACCTGAAACAAAAATGGGAAGAAGCCAAAGTTGAGTACAATAAATATAATGACGAGTACAAAAAGAAAGTCTCTGAAGCCAAAAGACTGAGCAGAGGCTCTATGGATGAGCAGGTTTTGGCGGTAGAAAAAGAAGCTAAAGCAGATACGTACAAAGAAACCTATGTAGACCCTGCAGCTAAACGGCGCGAACAATATAGAAAGCTTCACGCGTCTGCAAATGCTGTTCTGACAAGAATGCGCAATGCGCAGTCTCAGGACACCGATGAAACCCAGAAGAATACCGATGCTCAGAACCAGAATACCGAAGCTACGGAGAACAATACCAAGAGCAAAGGTCGCAAAAAGAAGGCTGCAGAGGAAACCGCCAAGGCTACCGCCGAAGAGACACAGAAGTCTGCAGAACTCTTAGCCAAGGAGAAAGAACTGTCTGATGCCGAGAAGGAACTGGAGACCGCACAGAAGAATGCGGAGAATCAGCAGAAGAAAACGACCAAGGCGGTCGAGGACGCCGAGGCGGCTGTAACCAAAGCTGACGAAGCAGACAAGAAGCACGTCGAGACAATGGATAAGCTGGCCGACGAGCAGCAGCAGCACAAGAAGGATCTGCAAGAACTGAACGAAGCCAACAAGGATACTATCGCCACTAACGAAAAGAATCAGCAGTTGTTGGCCGAGACCAACAACAAGATCCTGGAACAGGGCGAGAAGATACGTGACGCCGAGCGTATCAAGGCTCAGGCAAAGACCGAGGGTATCGAAAAGACAGAAAAAGCTATCCGTCTGTTGAAAGAGGAGAACGACCGTATCGACCAGAACAGCTTCACATGGAAGCGCAACACCATCGAGATTCAGCATCTGCAGGAAGCACTCGACGAGATGAAGGGTAAGCCCGCCCTGATGATGATGGAGCAAAGGATGAAGAACGTCGGTTCCCTCTCCAACACAGCCTTCGAGGAGACAAAGAAGTTCTGGCAGGCCATGTACGACGGTGCTGATAAAGGCAGCGACAAACTGAAAGAGGCCGAGGAACACTTGAAGAAGATAGCAGAGGAAGAGGCAGCGAGGGTACGTGTGAAGGGTGCCGAAGCCATATCGTTCTTCAACGACAAGAACGTCTTTAGTGGGGTGGATTCAGAAGGCAATCAGATATTCAAGACCAAGGCAGAGGCGGCTAGTGCCGCTGAAACCGCTGAGCAGGTGAAGGCACTACAGGTCTACCGCGACCTGCTGCCCAAGGACACCGACGCCGCCACTATCGAGAGCATCAACAAGATACTGGAAGAACAGACGCGCATAGCCAAGGAGCTGACCGGCGAATGGATGTCCTACGACGACGCCGTGGAGCTGGCTAGCAAGGCTGGTGGCGAGGGATTCATTGCCACCACGCAGCAGATGCAGCAGGCTGTGCAGGCTATGGAACGCCAGCGCGACGAACTGATTAAGACCATTCAACTGAAGCAGAAGGACGGCAAGGCTACTGCCGATGAGCAGGCACAGCTCGAAAAGCTGGAGAAGGAGCTGAAGGACTTGAAGTTCGAGCAGGACAACTTCAACATGAGTCACGACAAAATGAAGCGCCTGTTGAAGGAACCTACCAGAGCCGACAACCTGGACGAACTGAAAGCGGCCATCAAGCGTGCCGACGGCGAGCTGCACCGCATGGGGCAGACCATGGACAAGAACAACAAGGAGTACAAGGAGTTTGCCGAGCAGGTGCGCAACGCCAAGAACATGCTGAAGGAGATGGAGGGGCAGGCCAAGGCCAGCGCCACGGCATGGGAGAAGGCATGGAGCCGCTTGAAGACCTATGTAGTGATGTACATGGGCTTTAACGCCGTATGGAAAAAGTTCATGGGCACCGCAGACGACCTGATGCAGCTCTCCGACAAGATGGGCGAGGTACGCAAGACGACGGGATTCTCTGCTGATGAAGTAGGAAGGTTGAGTGATAACCTGAAGAAACTCGACGTACGCACTCCTTTGACACAGCTCCTAGAGATTAGTGCCAAGGCCGGTCAGCTGGGTTTGAAGAGCGAGCAGGACGTGATGGGCTTCACGGAGGCTGCAAACAAGCTGATGATTGCCCTGCCTGAAATGGGAGCCGAGGCCGCCACGGAAATGATGAAGGTGGCCATCGCAACAGGTGAGGTGAAGAAGATTCAGGATCAGCTGAACCAAGGACTGATTGAAGGCTCGTCAGCTACGGAGGTAGCTCTGGAGAAGGTAGGTTCAACCATTGACCAGTTGCGTGCCAACAGTGCCGCTGCTGCTCCGCAGATTACGGACTTTGTGAAGCGTGTTGGTGCCGTGGGTGCTCAGAGCGGCATCACGATTGATCAGGTGGCTGCACTGGGTGCTACGGTGGACGCTATCGGTCTGCGTGTAGAGATGTCGGCTACGGCTCTGTCTCGTATGATACCTGCTATCCGCAATAACGCATTTGATGTGGCCAAGGCTATCGGTATGGCACCTAACGCTCTGCGTGAGATGTTTGACAAGGCAGGTGGCGGCATGGAGGCTATGCTGGCCATATTCCAGCATATCAAGGATGCTGGGTTGGATCCTGATTCAATTGAAAAGTTACTGGGCATGGGCGGCATGCAGGATGTAATGAAGCAGTTGAACCAACAGGGTGCCCGTGCGGGTATTGTGTTTGCCGGACTATCACAAAACGTGGACGAACTGCGCAAGAACCTGGGTGTGGCTCACGAGGCTTACGAGGACAATATCGCTATCCTGCAGGAGTATAATAAGATGAACGATACAACTGCTGCAAAATGGGATCGTTTCAAAAACAAACTTGAAGAGTTCTTTGTGGGTGATCGCACACAGCGTTGGCTCGGCGGGCTTATTACAGGAATGCGTACTGTTCTTGATCTACTTACAGGTAGCAATGGATGGGCTGCGGCTTTTAGAACCATTGTACTGTATCTTGGCGTTGTGAAACTCAATATTGCAGGAGTCCTCTCTGGCGTAAAAAATATAAGCGTCAGCCTGAAAGGTATTGCAATGACTATAGGACTTATTGACAAAGAAACAAAAAAACTGGCATGGGGCAATATCTTTACGGCTGCTGCGGCGGCAGTACTGTGGCTATGGGTGGAGCTAACCGACCTGAAATCTGCAGTTGATAAAGCCAACGAAGCTCTTGGAAAAACCAAGGAGGAGACAGACCGTGTAATAGATCGGTTTGAAGGATACTGGGCGAAATTAAAGAGTACCAACGAGGCTTTAGTTCAGGCTAAAGCCAGTCACGAAAAGTTGTCTGCAGAGGTTGATAAACTACGAAAGAGCACTGATGGTTCTGCGGAATCTACGGCGAAGCTAAAGGAAAAGGAAGACGAACTTACAAAGAGCGAGGACAGCGTGACTCGCGCAAGTAACGACCATAAGTCGGCTATTTCACAGATGAATAGCATCTATGGTAAGTACCTAGGCTTCATCCTGACAGAGGCTAATTACTCAGATTTGGCAGCTGCAGCCCACGACAAGGTGACGGCTGCTATCAAGCGCGAGATGCTAATTAAACAAAAGCAAGCGGCCTTGGTTAATGTGGACAGCGAATACGCTGACAATATTGCCAAGGACTATGGTAATCTATATGAACGATTGGTCAAATATGGCAAACTGGAGCGCAGTGAGGCTGCAAAGGTCATGAGCGACATGCAGAAATTCATGCGCGAGAATATGAAATACGATGCCACCAAGAATGAAACGATAGTAAAAAGTGCCGTCATTAACCAACTGAAGAAGAAAAATAAAGATATAGATTTAAGCGATGCTGATGCCAGTGAGATTGCCGGTTTGTGGTTTAATCAGTATTTAAAAGACAATTATCATATAGACGAAGGAGTAAGAGAGGGGCTTTCGGGTGTTTCGTTTAATTACAAATTAGACAAAGGATGGGGTAACGTCCTTACTTTTGCGTCGAACTTACGTGGCGATTACGCCGATACATACGCTAAGCGCGAGCAGGAGCGTGGAGCCGTTGCACAAGTTTTTGACGTTGATATCTCATCTGTGGAGGGTGATGAAAGCAAATCTGCAACAGAACTACTGCAGCGCATGGAGAAAAGAGCTAACGAAGCTAAGAAGAAAATCCTCGATAAGAAAATATCCGACAAGGAACGTAACGAGGCTTATGGCGAACTTGCCAACTCTCTTGAGGGACTGGAGAATCGTATCAACGAACTGGATCCGCAGAAGGATGCCGAGACAATTAACCGTTTGAACAAGATGGCTACTTCACTCAAGGGAGAAGGTATCGACATCAAGAAACTGAAGAAAGCCCGCGAGCAGATTCACCAGACCCTGTTTGAAAAGGCCACATTTGACGAGAATACCCTCAATAACCTCGATACTACTAATCCGCAGGGTAAGAAACTCGGTGCCGACTCTACCGACTGGAAGAACATGACGGCAGAACAACTGGTGAACCGACGCAAGCAGATGAAGGACTTCGTGAACGCCATTCAGACAGACTCGGATATTCAGAAGGTGCTGGGTGAGGATGCTGCTCTGAAGAAAGCTATTGATAAGGGTATGTCTTCAGATATGCGTACCGTGGTAGAGTGGTACAATACCGAGCGCCTGAAGATTCAGGACGAGCTGTACAGCCGCCACCTGACGAACACCGGCGACTGGAAAGACCCGAAGAAGGGGTCTGGCTCGTGGCGCAAGCAGCTGCAGACGGACTTCGACACATACCTGAAGATACTCGATGCCTACTACACCGAGCGCAAGGCGAAGATAGAGAAGGCTCAGACAGAGGAGGGTATGAGCGAGGCAGAGGCACAGCGCCTGACCATCGAGAACGAGACGGTATGGCGCAAGCATCGCATGGAGCTGCAGAAGATTTACCTGGGCAAGGGTGCCGAGATAGCCAAGGAGGAACGGCAGCGCATCTATAACATCCTGGGTGAGCAGGACGAGGAAGACCCGAAGTTCGTGGAAAAGACCATCGCCCGCTCGCTGGAGAAGATGAAAGAGCTGGAGAGCAAGGGCGAGCAGGGACTGGTGGAGTACCGAAAGATTGAGTCGAAGCTCATCAAGGACATCGCCACCGACCTGTATAAGCAGCAGAACACCGTGTCGAAGCAGATGGAGGCCATCAGCAAGATTATCGCGGAAGAGCGGCCCTTCGACGGACTGGTGGAGAACCTGGAGAAGAACCTTTCAACGATGGGTATCCTCTTTGCCGAGCTTGACAAGAAGCGTCAGGAGGCCATTGCCGCAGGACTGGAACCTGAGGATGACACCCGTCTGCGCGGTCAGGAAGAGGTGAACAAGCGTATGCTGGTATTGATGCAGCAGGCCGAGGATGCCTACACACTGACCTTCGACAAGCTGAAGGAGGTAATGATCAAGGAGGGCTTTGCCGACTGGGCCAACGCCATTGAGAACGACGACCAGCTGAGCAAGGGTATGATGGCCATGCTGCGCAAGATGTACGACGACGTCCACAACACCATCAAGAAGGAGTCCACCCAGATGAAAAAGGAACTGGATATCTGGTGGAACGACGTAGAGGGTGAGGGCAAGTTGAGCCGCAAGGGTGGCTTCGAGAAGATGCTGAGCGACCTGGGTCTGAAGGAAGACCAGGTGAAGCGGGCTAACAGTCTGATAGGTGCCGGTGCAGCTTCGGAGCGCGTGGCTGACAAGCTGGCTATCCAGCAGATGCGCGTGCGTCTGGCGATGCAAAATGCCTACTATGCCAAGATGAAGGAGATAGGCAAACTGCGCGTGAAGCAGTTGGAGGACGAAGCGGAGGATTACAAGAAGGCTGGCGACATGCAGAACTACGAGCTGAAGATGCTCGATGCAAAGCACGCACAGCAAGCCTTGAACCTCTCGCTCTCTGAGGAACAGAAGAAGGTACTGGAACAGGAGGTGGCCATCACCAACCAGTTGGAGGAATCCCAGAACCGCCTGTATAAGGAGCTGAAGGAGTGGGGCGACCTGCTCTATAGCAGTGTGCGCGAAATAATGGAAGCTGAGCAGGCGGGCAACGCGGAGTACTACAACGAGCGTGCGAAGCTGAACCTGACGGGCAATGGCGGGCCTGGAGCGGGCACGTACGTCGTGATTGAAGACGAGGGTACGGAGGACGCTACCGCCCACTACGAGTACCTGGACGAGCGCCAGGCCCTGGAGCGCCAGCACGAGATAGAGCGCGAGAACGCCCAGGCCGAGGCATGGGAGAAACTTTTCGACGACTTTAATCAAAAAATGGCGGATAGCATCACCGACTGGATGAATGCCTACCTGCAAAATCAAGCCGTGGAAGCGAACACGCAGGCACTGAAGGAGAATACCGAGAAGCATCAATCGCAGCTGGAAATCATCAAAGAACAGGACGGTATCATTGAGTACAATACAGATGCCACACGCTCGAATACCAACGCGCTGAAAACGCTGACTGATAAACTGGCTGAGGGAATTGCTATCAAGCCTGCAACCGATACTGGCTCAAATCCAGCCACTGCTCAGGGTGGTACCACGAGCATCACTACCGAGCAGACCACAGAGGGAGATCAGTCTATGATGGTAATGCCTGGCGTGACTCCGGGCGTGCAGTGGACACTGACCGAAGACCAGATGGAGGCAGAACAGGCACAGCTGGATCAGCGCGTGCAGATGCAGATTGATGCTGCGGAAAAGGTGAGGATAGCCCAGGAGGATTCGTTCCACAAAGCGGCCAAGACAGAGGGCGACACTGGCAAACAGATGCAGAAGAGCTCGCAAAGCACGTTTGCCAAGATGACGATGGCTGCCAACATGTATGGTGTGGCTTATCAGGCTATGTCGAATGACAACCTGAGCACCACGCAGAAGTTTGAAATGATGGCACTGCAGGCGGTTGGTAACTATGCTATCGGCGCTCTGACCACCGAGATGGCGGCGGCATCGGCGAAGGCGGCTACCGACAGTCCGGGCGTGCTTGGTAAGCTATGGAAGGAGCTGGGATGGGCTGCAACACCGGTGTTTGCTATCTTTACAGGTTTGTTGGGTGGCTTGATGGGATTGGCTTCAAGCAAGATAGGTAAGGCGAAGAGCCAGATTGCTCAGGCTACCGGTGCCAGCAGCGCAAGTGCTGGCAAGCTTACCACGGGTATGCTGGCGTATGCCGAGGGTAACGTGAACGAGTTCACTGATCCGGGCACACTGACTCCCGGACGTTCGTACAACGTTGATGCTGCCGACGGAAAAACGTATCGCGCAAAATACACGGGAAGTAACCCGAAGACGCACATTACCAACGGACCTGAGTTCCACCTTGTGGGCGAGGCAGGACGCGAGGCGATCATCGACGCGCACACCACCCGCAACATCCAGCTGAACGAGCCTGAGATATGGGGCGCAATCAAGACCCTTTACAACGGCGGCTCCCTCAGCCACACGCCCACCCGCCGCCGTGGCGTCCGCGCCTTCGCCGACGGCAACATCGACGACTTCGAGGACGTGCTCGGCGGTTCCGCCACCGAGAATGGGATGGGCGGCTTCACGCCAGAGATGGCCATGTCGATGCAGGCATCGCTCGACCGTAACAGCGAGGTAATGGAGCAGATTGCCGCCAACGGCATCGAGGCATTCGTAAGCCCCTACGGCCCGCGTGGCGTCGTCGCTGGCTACGACAAGGCGAAGAGGGAGGCCATGAGGCACGGGGAGAAATACCTATAGAAAGAAACGTGGTTTAATTAATTCACAACGAAGACATGCGAAGTATTGATTTAGTAATCCCAATGGTTTTTCCTGATGACGAGAAGTGGCAGAAGGAATATGCGAGAATGAACGGAAACGTTGTCACGGTGCAGAGGAACGTGAGGTTCCGTTCGTGGGGAACGGAAGAACTTCTTATGGAATGTTGTTTGAAGTTCATGCCGTGGTTGAGACGCATTCATATCCTACTGGCGTCTGAATCGCAGGTAAGGCCGTGGATGGCTCGTTTCACGGAACGCCATGAGGAGGATAGTGTTGAAGTAAGGGTGGTATTCCACCGAGACTTCATGCCATGGGAGCTGCTGCCTTGCTTCAACATTAACACGATAGAGATGTTCCTGCACAGGATACCGGAGCTGGCGGAGCAGTTTGTCTATAGCAACGACGACTTCTACCCGTTGTCGCCGCTGGTGCCTGAGGATTTCTTCAGCGATGGTCTGCCATGCCAGCATCATGAAGAGAATCCTTACCCTGCGTCGCCCAACACGTTCCAGAAGTTTGTCAAGAACGGACTGGACATGGTTGCTGCGGACTTTGGCAGACGGTTTCGGAATACATGGCTGCGTGGGGGACACTCGATGCAGCCGATGTTACGATCCACGGTAGAGGAGGTCTGCGAGCGACATCACGACCGTATTGCGGAGTCTTTCTCCTTCAGCAGGAACAAGAAGAACTTTAATCAGTATATTTTCCCCTTCTACCAGCATCTTTCGGGTAAATACGTGGACCATGTTCCTGCAAGTCAATATGTAGGTCCAAGAACACCAACTTCGCAAATAACCGCTATTCTTCGAAATCCTGCGTGTGGGATTGTTTGCATCAACGACAATTCTGCCATTGACGACTGGAAGACGAGAGCCGATATTGTAAAAAGGGAAATCACAAAGAAACTGAGCGAGGGGAAGAAAGAAATAGTTACTGAGGCTCGACATAATTATAAAAATAAAAAAGCTATGGAAGTACTAATCATTCACTACAACACACCGGAGCTGACGGCAGCTGCGGTCAGGTCGCTGCTAAAGCAGACACCGGAAGCAAGAGTTACGCTGTTTGACAATAGCGACAAGAGACCATGGGTCAACCAGGAGGATTTAAAGGAAAGCGTGGAGGTCATCGACAATACGAAGGGACAAATCGTGGATTGGGACGAGTGGCTGGCGACGTTTCCCGACAAAAAGAATACCACGGCAAACAACTGGGCGAGTGCCAAGCACTGCTATTCAGTGGAGTTGTGTATGGACAGGTTTCTTGATGGTTTCATCTTGATGGACAGCGATGTGCTCGTAAAGAAAGACATTTCTGGTCTGGTGGACAAGGGGTGTGCTTTCGTGGGAGAGGAGTGTGCCGGAACGAAGAAGTTCCCTGTGCCGAGAGTACTCCCGATGCTGTGCTGGATCAACACGCCGATGCTGAAGGAGGCGGGCATACGCTACTATAATGCGGAAAAGATGTGGAAGCTGACATCCAAGGCTCCAAACTGCTACTACGACACTGGCGCGTGGTTACTGGAGGCGGTAAGGGAAGCAGGACTTAACTGCCGTAATATCTCTTTTAAGGACTACATTCTGCATTATGGACACGGGTCGTGGCGCAACCGGCAGAAGACGGCAGGGACATGGCTTGAGGAGAACCGCAGCTTGTGGTGCCAGAAAAAGGCTAACGACAACGTGCGTATTTACGTATGTACGCATACGGACTTCAAGCAGGTGGTTAAAGACCATGTCTATGAGGTGGTAGATGCAAGACAGTGGAACGGGGATGTTTGTGACAACGGGCTGCGCGGTTCGTTCTATTCGGAACTGATTTCCTATAAACATATTGCCGAGAGAAAGGACTTGCCTGAGTTGGTGGGATTCTGTTGCTACAGGAAGTATTTCTCTTTTATGGATGACGTGCCCGACTTTTCGGAGGTATTCGGAGAGTATGACGCAGTGGCAGCAACGCCAATCCGTGTGCTCCCTGACGTGGCAGGGCAATATGCGCATTGCCACAACAAACGGGATCTTGCCATCGTGACGGACATTGTGAAAAGAGACTATCCGGAGATGTGGCCTTCGTTCTCGAGAAGCCTGAGACAACCATCACTCTATGCTTGCAACATGTTTATCGTGCGCAGGGAGGATTTCCGATGGATGATACAGACGGTCTTTGATATACTTGACAAGTACCTGGAGACGGTGGGCATGGATATTGAGGGACGCATTGAGTCTAACCCGAGGGAATACCATATCGGAAGACCAAGAACGGGTGTCGTGGCCTACCAGTACCGCATAGGCGGATTTCTGGGCGAGCGTATCATCAATGCCTTGCTGAGATTCCGTTTCCAGCACATTAAGCATTACGATAAGGTCATAACGCAACAATCTATAGGTATTTAAGCCATGAGAATAACACTATGTGCCATCGGAAGGATGGAGAACAGGTATGCCAGGGAATGGGTGGACTATCATCTGTCTATCGGGTTCGATCACATATACATTTGCGACAACAACAGAGTCGGGGAGGAACACTTCGAGGAGGTGATTGGTGATTATGTGAAGGAGGGTAGGGTGACTATTCTTAACTTCAGGAATATGGAACGTGTGCAGATTCGGGCTTACAACAAGTGCTATGCCTTATACGGTGGCACGTGTGACTGGATGGCGTTTCTTGACTTTGACGAGTATCTCGTAACATCAAAACCTCTTCAGGAGTTTCTTACGGGACGAGAAGGAATGGACTGTGTACTTGTTAACTGGAGAGTGATGACTGACAGCGGTCTTGTGAGTTACGACGCGCGTCCTGTGCGCGAACGGTTCACGGTGCCTCTGGATAATCATGTCTTGATGCGCGGAAAGCATCGCTACAACGACCATGTCAAGAGTATTGTGCGGGGTGGATTGGGGGTTAACACTGTTTTTGATAATTCTATGCACGTTCCGAAGATGGGAATACGCTGTTGTACAGCCAACGGCAACACTGCAACTCATTCTCCTTTCCATCCATGCGATCACAGCATAGCGCGGATAGACCATTACACAACAAAGACTCTGGAGGAGTGGCTGACAGTTAAGATGGTTCGTGGACTTGGACAGTCGGATTCTGACCGGTGGCGGCAGAAAATAGCTATCAAGCAGTTTTTCGAGATAAATAGCCATTCTCCAGAGAAGGATAAGATGGTGGCTGAATGGGCTGCCGATGACTGCCCTTGACCTGTACAGGAGGAAATCGTATATTGAGGAAAAAATGATATCATGCTTATCACCAATAGTAGCGAAATAGAGTTTTTGATGCCAACGGCCAGGTGGGAAGATCCTCACCAGCTTTTCGGTTATCTGGAAGAGGAGGAGATGGTAGTCTTGGAACCTCTTCTGGGAGAAGCCTTGTATCAGTTTGTGGTGTCTGAGTACGATCGTCTTCGACAGGAATACTGGGATATAACAAAGGTTATGGGAGGTGGCGACGGGAAAATTTTGACTTCGAGCAATGAACACACCGACGTAACCGAGGAGCAGGACAGAATCAACGCGGGGAATTACGTGAGGAGCAATTCTCGCACTCAAGTGAACGAGGAGGCGGTGGATGAGAAAGACTATAAGACCATTCAGCTTATCCGTATCTGCCAGCGCATTGAGTTCTACAAGATGCTTTCACACAAGGCGGGACTGCTGACCGTGAGTTTCAATGCGGGCGGTGGCATGAACGTAGTGAGCGCTGACGGCTATGAGCCTGCCAGCGACAAGGATCGCGAGGAAGCACGTAAGGACGCTTTCATGAGTGCAGGACGGGCGGTGGACAGTCTGCTGTTGTTCCTGGAATCGGATGCTAAAGGTGAAAAGCTGTTTACCGAACTCTGGCAGCAAGCGGATGCTTTCTATTTGCACAAGGATCTGCTGTTCCAAACGGCTCACGTACTGAACCAGTTCCTCGACATCAACAACGAGCGATGGGCATACGTCAAACTGGTGCGTGACATCCGCTTCTGCCAGAACACCTACCTAAAGCCTCGTATCGGCAACAAACTACTGCTGGCGGTGGTGGAGAGTCTGAATGGACAGAGCACTCAGGATACTCAGATTTTTACGGAGTTAGCCAACATGCTCCGCACCGCGCTGGCTTTCTATGTGGAGAGCCGCCGACAGGATCTGGCTCCTGCTCGCGAGAAGTTGGCACGCAGGGACTCGATGACGGATGCGCAGCAGGCCATGGCAATGGCATGTGCTTATATCGAAGATAACCTGGATGAACTGGGCGAGGCGGCTGTGGGTTCTCCTATATATAACGCGGTGCGTGCGCGAGAGCGGCAGGAGGAGTATGACCGCAAGCATCAGGAGGAGGCACAGGAACGCCGGCGCATGGTGGCCTGTCAGCAGCAGCACAAGAAACTGTTTACGGCGTTCCCACACACCACCAGACAAGTGGATGTAAAGGACTGAAAGAAGGCAAAGAAGAGGGAGTAAAGGGAATAATGACAATGGCTCGAATATCTGCCCTTGATGCAGCAGGCGCCCCTTCGTATATTTGCAGTAAAGACACAAACACAAAAACGTAAAAGATATGAGTTACGAACTTTACACAACGAAACATTGGATGGTAATGCCGGCATTCGTACATGGCATTCTTCCGACGTTGATGTACAACAGCAACAATCATATTGCTATCAACGTGGAGAAGAAGAAGCCATACCTGGTAGCAAGTGGCACGGGTGAGGTGATCCGCGACTCACAGGTGACAGAGGATGGTGAGGTGGTTCCGCGCACTGACGGATGGGGCACAAACCTGCTCGCCCTGATGAAGGAACCGTTTGTAAACGTCATCCCCATCGACGGACCTATCACCCGCAACGGCGACGCTTGCTCCTACGGCTCGAAGGACATCCGCGACTGGATGATGGAGGCTGCCGACAATAAGTATTGCCGTGCCCACGTGCTGGTGGTGAACACGCCTGGCGGTTCGGCATGGGCTAAGAATGACTTCCAGCAGGCTATCGACTTCGCCCACGAATGTGGACAGCGCGTCTATATGCTCGTTGACGGGCTGTGTGCATCGGCTGGCATGTACCTCGCATCGTTCTGTGACGAGGTGTATGTGGTCAACCTGAAGGATCAGTTGGGCTGCGTCGGCGTGATGGCCTCGTTCTTCACCATCAAGAACGGCGAGAAGAACCAGTTCGACAGCGAGACCTACCATGAGTACTACGCCACGAAGAGCATCAACAAGAACAAGGAGTATCGCGACATTGCCGAGAACGACGATGCCACGTTGCTGATAGCCGAACTTGACAAGCTGGAGGATGAGTTCCGCAGCGACATGAAGGCGGCTTTCCCCAATGCCACGGACGACCACCTGGACGGCAAGATATTCGACGCCTCGGAGGTGATGGGCATCCTGTGCGACGGACAGATGTTGCTGGGCGACTTGGTAGACCGTGCCTTTGCCGTGGTCAATGGCGAGGAACAGCCTATTGAGCGTACGGCCAACCGCGTCATCACAGCGCCAGAGGAAGACCCCGGCGACAAGAACGATAAGAGCGAACGCGCAAAATCATCTTCAAAGGTGATTATCGCCAACAAGAGTAGTATTTCACAAAATAATAGTACGACAATGACAAACGAGAAGTATCAAAAGATCGCACAGCTTCTTGAAGTTGACGAGCTCGTTGTAAGCGAGGAGGGTGTCTTCCTCAATACACCTTTGCTCGACAAACTGTCAGAGAAGCTCGAGGAGATGCAGAAGGCTAACGACCCTGCATCGGCACAGGCTAATGCCGGTGATGTAACTGAAGCTCCCGCAACTGAGCAGCCCGCTACCGAAGAGGCACCCGCCACAGAGGAAGCACCTGCTGCTGAAGAGAAACCCGCCGAGGAAGCAGCTCCTGCTACCGAGGAGGAGAAACTCGCTGAAGAGAAACCCGCCGAGGAGGAGAAGCCTGCTGAGGAAGCTGCTCCTGCTACCGAGGCTCCCACAGAAGAGACCATCGAGGAAGCCACGGCTGAGATCACTCGTATCACAGAGACCCTGCACAATGCCGAGACAATGGTAGAGCAGAAGGATAAGGAGATTGAAGCTCTGAAGGCTGCTGCCGACCAGAAGGAGATTGACTTCAAAGCGAAGGACGAAGCTATCGCAACGCTCACCAAGGAGCGCGACGATGCAAACTCTCAACTCTCAACTCTCAACTCTCAACTTTCGGAGAAGGACGAGGAAATTCAGAAACTTCAGAAGCAGGTGGAGAACCTAAAGGGAGAAGTGAAGGAACTCGCTGAAAAAGAGGCTCCAATGGTTGACGCTGGCGCAGGTATCCCTGCAGGCAACGGCACAGGCGAGGTGTATGAGGCAAAGAAGGCTTCACGCGTATCACGCGACAATATGTCGTACGAGCACGTGAGAGAGGCAATGGCAAAGAAATAAAGAATGGCCATTGAGAACTTAACAACACAACAACAGTAAACATAGTATTCACCCATTAAACAACACAAACATTATGGCTTACGCACTTAGTATTACTGACATTCAAACTGTCAAACAGCAAATCGAGCCTGAGTTGGTGGCCAAGGCTTACCTGCTCGATGACGCTATGTTCGGAGACCTTGGTATTAAGGTGACAACAGACGTTGAGAATATCGACGTATGCTACATCTTCAACCGTAAGGGTCTTGTAGCACGCCCCTACACAGTAGGTAACGTGAAGAGCAAACAGATTGCCAAGATCGTGGACAATCCCGCAAAGGTTGAGGACTACTACGTGAAGACGGAAGATAGTATCAACCGCTATCGCGAGAAGGGCCCATTCAACGCCGTTGACGGCTCTGGTGAGTCTGAGATGACTCAGAAGAACCTGAACGAGATTGCAGGCCGCGCTGGTGAGGACGTTCGTTTCAACGTTTTCTTCGGAAACAAGGCTAACCGCTCTCTCGAGGAAACTCCTGAAAACGAGGTTAAGTTGGGTACTGCTTTGTTTGACGGTGTTTACACCATCATCGCCAAGAAGCGTACCGACGGTACTATCTCTACACAGAACAAGAACCTGATTATCACTGGCGATATTGCCGGTAAGACTCCTCAGCAGGTCTATGAGATCCTGACAACCTTCTACGGTGGCTTGCACCCCGCTATGAAGAAGCCCGAGCAGGAAATCTACATCCTGGCTTCTGACGAGTTCTGCCGCAAGGCTGTGAAGGGTTACATGCTGACTTTCCCACAGATTGCACCTCAGGTGCTACAGGCAGGCTGGAAGTTTGCGGAGATGCCTAACGTGCTGCTGAAGACTTCTTCGGCTATGGGTCAGGGCGGACAGCTCGTTGCCAGCGTTAAGGATAACATCGAGTTTATCTGCGACGTTCGCGAGGGTAAGTCTCAGATCCGTATCGGTCAGACCAACGAGGACCTCTCTATCCTGGGCTTCCAGATTAACGGTGCCGCTACCATGCGTATCCGTGACTACGACCCAATGGTATTCGCCTGCAACGACGCAGTGAACACCATCGACGCTACTCCAGGTTCATACACCTCTGACATCTTCACCGCTACCAGCAGCGATGCAGCAGAGGGCAGTGTGACCATCATCAGTGGTCAGAAGGATTTGTACCAGGACGGCGACATTATCACCATCAAGGCAGAGCCTGAGGATGGCTATAAGTTCGTTGGCTGGAGCAACAAGGCGACTGCTAACCCACTGAACTACACATTCGGCGGCGGCGTTGTCAACCTGAAGGCAATGTTCGAGGAGGAAGGTGGAGATTCTTCTTCATCTGAATAGCCCATCGGAGGTGAGCGGGGTGAGTAGCGATAATCGCCAAAGCCCTGCCCTCTGATTTTTTTCATTGAAATTCACAACACAAACAAAAAAACTTTAATATTATGGCTTGCATTCTGAAAAACGTAGTCGCATCTGCGGCTAATTGTAAGGAGAACCCCGCTGGTCTTAGCAACTACTGTATGGTTGTTCCCCTTGACACTGACCACATTTCCAGCATCGGCGTACACGATGGTAAAAACCAGTATGTCATTACACCTGCAGGTGAAGGACAGGGACTTAAAGGTTTCCGTATTGACTTCAAGACGCAGACCGGACAGGTAACGTCTGAGGACAATGGTGCCGGTAAGGGCTGGACACATACAGGTACTGGTCGCGTGGAGAAGAACGAGGACGACATGGCATACGTAAGTCGTATTCTCAGCAACATGGACGGTAAGTATCTCGTGTTCTTCCCAACGGGTAACATTACCTCTGACGGTATGGAGTGGAAGGTCGTTGGTAATCCAACAGGTGACACTGAGTTCTCGACTGCTGCAGACAGTGGTGCTGCTCGCGGCGACGACCATGGCACTACCTTTACCGTAACCTGCTCATATCAGCTTTACGATGTTATGAAGTGGTTCGGAGCCATCGACAAGGACGACGATCCTTCTTCTTCGGATCTGGCTGATGACACAAGTGATTCTATCACCATCACCGACTAACCAACTCTCTTGACAATACAAAGCCCAGACCTTAAAAGCCTGGGCTTTGTCGTTGAATCGAGGGTATCACTTAACGAACGGAATAATATGCTACTAATAGAGCCTTGTTGTACACCCAAGCACCTCCTTATGCTAAGAAGTAAGATGGGGGATAATGGCACTGCGTTCTGGCATGGGTACGGCGACTTGTCTATTGCAGAACTGCTACCTGCCATGCTGACACGCTATAGTGAAACGGAATTGCTGTTTGCTGCACCAGCACTGCCTGATACTGCAACAGACGTGTTGCTAAGAATGATGGACAAGAGATGGTCTTCTATCAACGGCGATTCCAAGATAAATACTATTGGGCATCTTACGCTTATCACGGACATGAGACCGCAAAAATCGCCGGTTGCAAGCAGGCTGCTTACGGAAAACCCGTATGGAGAGCGGCTTACCATTCGCAATGTGCAGCAGAAGGATACTGTCATCATTCTGCCCGACATAGCCTTCTTTGGCAACATAAACCTGGCTTATGGCGGACATTTTACGGCGGTGGCTACCAAGAACAGCAGGTTGATAGAAGACATGAGACGTAATCTCTGCCGACTGTAATGGTCATACAATCATCTGTAAGCCCATGAGGTTCTGTATGCGTATGTCAATGGAGACACTACCTGCATCGCTATTGATGGTGCAAAGGTAGGTATCCTTTGTTGCTGACGCGAAGGCCCGCTGACCATCACGGAAATAGAGCAGCAGGTGATGTGGTCGCCTTTCCAAGGCAAGTTTACACGCCACCGTATCGCTCGCCGATAAGGGTTCCCATAATTCACCGCCACGAACGTCTATGCCACAGCTGGCGGTAACTGTATGCAGGCGTCCATAAGTGTTATCGGATGTTTCGTCTTTCACCTTACCCGATTTCCTGGTAATGGGAATGAGTATGCCGCCTGGTGTTGCTGCCTGCATACCAATGGTTATGGCATGGGTCAATACGGGGTCGAAGTATTCTTCAGGGATTGTTGGTGTCAACTGATTGACAGGCGAACTGACATCGCCTGATGGGATGTCTGCTACCGGGATGGCGACTATCGCCATCACATCATCAAGGGCGTACTCTTTACAATTCATGTCTTTAACTGTTTATTTCTCACTACAACTTAATGTTTTCAGAGGTTACAGTCAAGGGCACGCCTTATTATATTAATAATAGGTATATAAGGAATGGATATGATTTTCATAGTGGTCAGGGTACTGCTACTCGTTATGGCTCAGACTCGGCAGCGAGGTCGAGAAAGTCTTCTCTGTTATTCCTCTCAAACATGTCAAACCTATTGGAGAGTGCTTGGTGCTTATCGTACAGGACTTTGTACTTGTCGGCAAGGGATGATACTAGTTGGGATAGGCTCTTCATATCCTCATGCAACGTTTTTATCTCCTCACGAAGCGAATCAAAAGAGTTGTCTTCTGTGTTTTTCTTTGGGGCGGTATGCCTGGGGTCTGGGTTCGGGTCTATCAGAATTGTAAACGGGTCTATAGAGAATACATCGCAGACAACAAGGAAGCGTTCTACTGGTGTACGTGTTAATGCCAGGAGGGAGTCACGCAGGCGTGATGGTGCCATGCCTGCCGCCTCTGCAGCCTGTTTCCATGTTGCGCTCGGCTGGGTGCTCACAATTTCCTGCAGGGCTTCTGCGTCGTAGCGACATGACTGGTAAGGCTCCGTGATATAGTCTGCTCGACGCCCGATGTAGTCCATCCGGCCAAAGGAAAAGAAACGGCGTACGGGGATGTGTAAGCCATTGGCTATTGCAAGAAGTTGCTGAACAGTTATACCTTCTGGCTTTTGCATGATAGCATACCATGTTGTCGTGGCTATAGATGCCGCTGCCATCATATCCGCTGCAGACATGATGATCACATTACCAAGACTGCTTATTAGTCTGATATTAAGCCGAGGTCGTGAAGTGGTATTCATAGTTTGCTTATTTAATAATATTAACATAAACCGAAATATTTTTCGGAAAACGTTTTGTGGATTTTCAAAATAGTTGTATCTTTGCAGCAAAGTTACAACTATTTTCTAAGAAAACCTAAAGTTACTGGATTAAAAAGTCCAAAATAACGTTGCAATATTTATTACTAAACCGAAATGAAGAATTATTTTAAGAACCTATTGCTCGCACTACTTGGTTCGAATCCTGTCAGTAAGGAAATCGAGCGTATAAAAAATGAATATGCCAGTATCATGGGGCGTTTGAAACAAATGGAACAACGCGCTAATGATATCCAAACTAGGTTTGTATCTACTAAAAAACAGATTACAAACTATCAGAACCAGATAGAAAATCTGCGGCAGAGAATCAAGGAAAAGGACGAACTGATAGCGAGAATCAAAAACGAATATCAGAAGCGGATATCTGAATACAATCTGATTATCGACAAACTTTGCAAGCCAACAGGCAAGGAATGACGTTTTCCGAAAACACCTGAATAACGGCAATGACAGCCACCTAAAAAACCAATAACAATATTTCAAGTCCGTTTCGGACATGTATTGTCTTAATAACATAAAACAATAATCTATATGGATATAGGAAAAGCCATCAAGTTGCTAAGAAACAAACGCAGCATGACACAGGCGCAGCTCGCCGAAAGATGTTGCATGAGTTCTAGCGCTGTCTGCTACCTCGAGACAGGAAAATCATTTCCTCCGAAGGCTACTGTAGACCGTATATGCAGGGAACTGGAAATGCCGACGGCTTATTTACTGTTGGCCAGCATTGAAGAAGAGGATTTCCCAATGGAGAAACGACTTCTTTACCACTCGATGTTAGAACCTTTACGAGACGCGCTGATTTTATGAACAACGAAAACCTGAATATACTTAACGCAATACCCCTTGTTGACGTGATGCACGCATGGGGATATGTACCAAGACGAGAGTCGGACTTGTCGGCCTCGTATCTTTGTCCATGGCACGATGACCACAGACCGTCGCTTGTGGTGGATAAGATTGTCAGGGATGGTGCTACAGATCTCGGCTTTAAGTGTTTCGCCTGCGGACAGGAGGGATTTGGTGCAATGAATCTTGCTGCACGTCTCCTTGGACTGCCAGCAGGAAAAATAGCAAAAGACAATCTTGAATATGTAGCGAAGGAGCTCGCTGAACGCTGTGACATCGAAATGAAACACGAAGAGGGAGAAAAGAGGCATTTTGACCATCTTCGCGTATCGTTCATGGGACTGGACGAATTTCGTAGTCAGGGGTATCAGGACTGGAGTGGGGAAGATCCGATTTTTGAGCGCGGGGAATGGACAGAAGAAGGACTGAAAGCACTTGGACTGAAAGTGGAACTCGCTACTAGAAAAGCCAAAAAGAAAGATATTTCCGGAGGGAATGGTGACGAGCACGCCCTGGCAGAGATAAGGGTGGGTGACATGATCACGCAGTTCAATCCTGATAACGGCGAACCTCTATACAGATGCTCGTTTGGAAAGGATTTCTACCGTGGACCGCAATATGCGGAGACCCGTACTATCAGAGAATGGGGTGAAGAGATTGAGAGGGTGTTTGGTGTAGAGCCTATAAGCCGTTTTATTCAACTCGTAGAACCAAAGAACGGAGGATATGTGGCCAGGATATGTAAGGCAACGAACAATTATCCTATATTTATCTTCAAGTACCCATGGGGCATCAAGAAATATGAGCCGCGCGACGCCTACGGCAACAAGTGGACTTGGTGGTGTGTACAGGATGATGCTGACCTGTATCATCAATGGTACGCCGATGCTGCGCTGACCGATGTGTTATCGGGTGCCGTTCCCGAACAGGACGAACGTCACGGATTTGAGGAAGTAAAGGACAAAGACGGGAAACCAACGGGAAAGATTAAATTCCACCGCGTGGTAATCTGTTCTGGGCCGAGGGATGCCATGGCTGTTTATAGTCATAGTAACGCCCATGTTATCTGGCTGCATTCAGAGCAAGCTGGTTTTGACAACAAGGGTGGAAACATGCGTCCCAACCGCTGGTTGCGTTCGCTTATAAAAAAACTGCTGAGCGTAACTGTGGAGGGCGGACTGTTCATCTGCTACGACGAGGACAGCACGGGGCTTTCATCAAGCCAGGCTATCGCACTTAACAACCCGCAGATAAGATGGCTGCGTCTGCCTAAAGAGCTAGGGCTTTTGTGCGACAAGAAGTCGGAACATTCAAAGACTTTAAAGGATGTGACTGATTTTATTTTGCACTTCAACGAGGTGGAGAGGAGAATGCCTGCCGAGATACAGCATGACGATCCTGTGGAATGGTTTGACAACGCTCTATTCGACACGCCTACATGTCAGTTCTGGCAGTGGGAGAGCGAGAGAAAGGAAAAGGACGGAACGGGACGAGCAAGGTACAAGTTCGACCTTCGCAATACGCCTGTATTCCTCCGTGCAAGAGGCATGATTCGCAGGGTGGTTCAACAAGGAAAAGATTCTTTTAGCAGGTATTTTCTGCTTGGAAACGACAATATATATACGGAGTGTTTTATGGGTTCCAAGACCGGTTGCAAACTGATTGCGCAAGCCCGTGACCTTATGGCTGAATGGCTGCGTGCGCATAAGGAACAGAACGACGAGAAGGGGGCTTTGAGCAGGGCTATATATTCGGCTAAACTCGAACAGGGTGTTCTGGAGTCCATAGAACAGGTAGATATCGACGAAAAGAGTTTTGGAGAGGACTTTGATTTTTTCTTCTTCAAGAACTGCGCCGTCCGAGTAACGGCAGACGAGGTGAAGCTTGTTCCTTATTCTCAGATGAAGCAATGGACGAACCGAGATGCTATCATGGATGGGACATTTTCGTATCTTCACCAGGACTGGCACGTAGAGAAGAATCCTCTTTACGAGCATGAACAACAAAAACACGAGGAGGTTCTAAAGAATTGCACAACCAAAGAGGAGGTGGAACAGGAGAATATGCGATGGGACTCATGGACTACCGTATGGAAGTACCGCCTTGTGACAGACAAGCCTGTCTCCGAGATGCCCGTACATTTCCAGTTCTTGTATAACACTTCAAGAATCTTCTGGGAGAAGGAATTGGCAGGGCATCAAATCAGCGCAACAGAGAAACAGGTTCAAGACATGTACTTCATCGCCATGCTACATGCACTCGGCTCGGCTCTGGTTCGTCACAGATCTGCCAACCGACAGCAGTTCATCCACATCACCGACAATGGCACACGACGTGAGGATTTGGCCAGCGGAGGAACGGGTAAGACCGCTATACTGGAACTGCTCGGACTGATGCGCCGCGCCTTATGTATTGACGGAAAATCGTTAGAGGGAGGAAACATTGTGTTGGAGCAAGAACTCGGAAAGGTTGTTCCTGGAATCCACAACATTGTTTGCATCGACGAGCTGCCTGACAAGTTTTCACCGAAGAAGATGTATAACTATCCTTTGTCTGTCACCTCAAGAGGACTCTATGAGGGTTCCATCAAACTAACGGGCGACGATGTGCCAAAATTCGTTGTGGCATCGAACGAACAGATAGACATATCTTCGGACTCTACTTCAAGACGAGACTACCAGGTGCTTGTCAGCGATTGGTATCACCCGCGATCAATAGACGGGTCGCGTCCTTCACATACACCTGCAGATGATTTCCGGAAGTACGGGGTAAAGGAGGTTGCCAGAAACCTGTCGGCGACACATCTTAACGAGGCGCGGAATCTTCTTATCGGATGTACGCAACTCTTCTTCCAGTTCCCTGACGAGACCATCCGTCCGCCAAAGGACAGCAGGGCATTGCTGCGTCAGGCACTCGCTTCTACAAAGGACGAGCAGTTCACCCGTTGGATTGCGGGCTACCTGTCCAAAACCGACAAGGACGGAAATGGCATACACATAGGTACACCTATCGCACAGCGCGAGTTGGCTATATCGCTGCTCGACTACTGCGGAATCACTGTCGGAGAGAAGACTATCAAGTCTGCCTATAAGCGTATTCGTGACAACCTTTATGAATACATTCGCACAAGCGTTTATGTCGTTGACCCTCCAGTGGTCCTACTGACAGCCACAGACAGAGAGAACGGATTCCGCCGTTGTGCGGCATGGCAGTACCCCGTCAATTCTGACGGCAGTATCAAGACCGACAAGAACGGAGAAAGACTGCCACGCGAGCTTGTCAAGAAGGCTCCTTACCCGAGAGTCTATTACTTCTACAAGAAAGGCGGTGTGCCTAAGCATCTCTATGATGCTGCTCACGAGGGAGACAGCAAATATGTACAGGCAGCACCTGAGATTGACCCAGATGCAGAGGTAGAGGAATAAAAAACAACACAAAAAATATGGCAACAAAGAACAGTATCACCATCATACGGAAGTCCTGTATCACGGGGAAGGCAGTATGGATCTACATCGGTCCGTCGGTCGAAGCGGCGAAACGAGCATACTATAGAGCTTGTCAGCATGAGATAGAACGTGTACGCCGGCTGAGCAGTGTCATGGCGCAGCGCAAGGCTAATATCGTCAGTCTTCTAAACAAGTGTATGGAAAGTACGCCTTTCACCGGACGGCTGCAGCGAAACAAGAAGAAAGCTGCACGCGAACTGCTCGGACTTACTGAGGACTCTACCATGTGCGATCTCGAGTTCTATAACCACATCATGGAAGAACGCAGACGACGTGCGGCTGACATGAAAATAAGAACAGAAATGCGAGAACGCGGAATTGAACATAATAGTAATTATGATAAATAGACAATAATACAATGCCACTACCCGAACGTAAAAACGCAATATCACCAAAGAAGCTCCCCGATCTGCCAAAGAGTTGGAGTGAGTTATCATGGCAGCAGCTTTGCGACTGCTGGCGCACAAAGATACGCTATGGTGGTAACGCGGATGTTGCAAGAGTGGCTGCGCTCCTGAGTCTGCTCGGTCTTACCGGACAACCTCATACTGTTTTCCATACATATACCGGCGAGACTCTTTACAGACTACGTGACACGGATGGCTGTATATGGACAGCAACAGCACGGGAGGTGGCTCAAATATCCAAGCAGGCACTGGCATGGTTTGACTATCCTTATGGCGATCCTGGGGAAAAAGAACAGACGGACGACAAAGGAAAGATCATCAAGGAAGGAAGAGAGCCTGTCATGGGATATGTTGGACCTATGCACGACGCACTGGAGCTGCCTATCGAACATATTAGTTTAAAGGCTCCATTCTTCAGGAACCGCGATTTCGCATTGCCACAGATTGCATGCAACAACCTCACATGGCAGCAATATCGTATCCTGCAGAATATCAGTCCGCAGTTGTTTAGCGGCACTACGGACGACGCAACCGCCGTGGGTCTTCAGGCCAAGTTCCTGGCAAACTGTCTGGTGCCAAGGTCCTTTTCCTTCCTTGATATTTCTGGCGGCGGAGTGAGAATAAGGCCACATTACGAGTACCGATATGATGCAGCTCAGGCTGATGGGCTCGAAAAATGGTTCGTCAAAAGAATGACCGAGAAGCAAACGAGTCAGCTACTCACGATAGTTTTTCACGTCTGCTTTCAGACTTACCAAACAGCGCTTGCATATTATGCAGCCGTTTACCCTCTTCTTTTTAGCGGAGAGAATAGAAACGAGGGCGTGCGCGACGCTTTACAGGGTGAAGTTGGGACTATCAATACGATTATGAAATATGCGGGTTACACCGAACAGCAGCAGGTGTACGACAGTAATGTACCGTTCGTCTTGGATATTCTTAACTCTATGTCTAAGGAGGCCAAAGAGATAGAAAAAATGAATGCGAAAGTGAAGAGAAAATAAAGAAAATAGTTTTTATGATTACAAAGAAATACCTATCGGGCGTGGTGGTTATCGGACGAGGCCTTATCGCCAACCATCTATGGAATGAAGGAATGATGATTAAAAGAGACCACACGCCAGTAGGCGACACCAGAGACTCTGGTGTGGGCACATTTAGCAAATAACATAAAAGGAAGAAGCATGGAACGAGAAAATCAAACGGCAGAAGAGTTACGACAGGTGTCGGAGTATATCAAGACTGTAGAGAGCTTTGGAAAATACGCCTATAAAGAATGGGTGGATGGAAACGATCAACGAGCTCTGATTTTGAGCTGTGTGGACCGCACCTTGCAAGATGGAACGGGTATGGTAAACATCGTGACGGGCGACAAGAGTCTTCTTACAGCAGCCTTTCTCCAGATGCTGAAGGACAAGGATCTCGCCAAGATATTCCATGATGCCCACATGGTAAATGAGATATATGACAATTTGAGCGAGGAGATGCGCAGGCTCAACAAACAACTGCGCACGTTATATACACTGGCTGCTGTCGATGTCTTCTGGACTATTGGCGTCATTGGATTCCAGATGTCTGGTATTGGAAACTGGATTACAACGATCACAAGCCTGCTGATTACTTTGGTTGCTGGTTTTATCTTAGGACGCGAGATACAGGTGGGACGCCGTATGCTCAAACGGATGAAGAATATCACAAGAAAGGAGGAATAAGCTATGAGTGAATTTGGATTTTATTTTATTATCTACGGCTACGTATGGCCTACGTTTATTATGACTGCGTGGATTGCATGTCGTGTCTACAAAGAGTTGTGGTCAGGGGAAAAATTCATATCGCCCTTCATAAGGAGTGTCTGGCCTATGTTCATTCCCGGTGTGAGCTTATTAGGCGTCTGCATTATTGTGTTGCTTGTGACAGAAGATGTTCTTTACTGGCTTTCTAATTTAACGAGAAGAATATTAAGAAACATGAGGAGAGATGATTATGAGAGAGATTAAATTCAGAGGAGTCAGAAGGAGACTCGACAAAGAGGAGAACGAATGGGTGTACGGAGATTTATTTCGTACTACAGAGAATGGCAATATGGCTATTCAATGGTGGGAAAACGGGCTCTATAAGAGAGTCGAGGTGCGGAAGGACACCATCGGCCAGTACACTGGATTCAAGGATTCCAGGGAGCGAGAGATCTACGAGGGTGACATTGTGAAGATTGAGGGTTGTCCTGAGAAGGGTTACATGATTGTAGTGTTCGACGAGGGCTCGTTTGTCCTGGCTACACCCAAGGAATATCTCTGTCTGCGGAAGGGGGCACACCCCTATCTGAATGACTATGCTCGTCTTACAGAACTTGGCACCTTTGACTTTCGTGGACTATACAAGGTGGTAGGCAACGTGACGGAAGACGAGGAACTTTACAAATACGAACATTAACTCACAATAAAAGCAAAAGATTATGCTGATAATGATTTCAAACCGATGCCAGATGGACTGCCCGCACTGCATGCAGGATGCGAAGCCTAATGGCAAGCTGATGACCGAAGAGACTTTCGAACAGGTATTGGACTTCTGTCGCGAGACGAAACCCTTGGTGGTGAGCGTGACGGGCGGTGAGCCGACGGAGCACCCACGCTGGGCGGAGATGACACGCGAGCTGCTGCAGATCAAGACTGTGGCTTTTGTGAACATCCTGACCAATGGTGCGTGGATTGAGGACAAGGAGCAGCGCCTGAAGATGGCGAGACTCATACGTGAATCAAAGGGACGCATGAAGGTGCAGGTGTACTCGCATCCGAAATACTACCAAGACCACGAGTGGACGGTGGAGCATACTTATCAGTTCCGTAGTATCGGCTGTATCGCCGACTTCGATAGCCCTATCTTCATGCAGGATCTGGGTCGCGCCCGTCAGAACTGCCAGGAAGAAACAGAGCAGAGCGACCACGTGCCCTCGTGCATCAACTCTCACCTAATAGCGGTGCAGGCGCTTTCTTTTCCTCAGTTCCTCTCTATGGCAACACAGGCGGCTAAGTTCTGCCGTCCGCTGATAGACCCCGATGGCGGTATCCACATGAGTGAGTCGTGGCTGTGTCCCACGGTGGCGCACGTCAGCGATGGTGCTACAGGTGCGTTTCGCAAGATGAAGGCTGCAAGACCATGTAAGGGCTGTAAACTCTACAAGAACTTCGTGCAGTTACATCCAAAGGAGATGGAGATATTAAAGTAACAACAAACAATAATAATTATGAGAAGTAGAACAGCAATGTGGTTTGAGTGCAAAGTCAAGTACGAGAAGGTACAGGAAGACGGCACTCAGAAGAAAGTGACAGAACAGTATGTAGTGGATGCCCTGAGCTTTGCCGAGGCGGAAGCCCGCATCACGGAAGAAATGTCTAGCTATATCAGTGGCGCGTTTACCGTGGAGGACGTAAAAAAGGCACCCTATGGCGAGATATTCTTCAGCGACAATACTGATGACGAGCGCTGGTTTAAGGCGAAGCTCGACTTTATCACCATTGACGAAAAGACAGAGAAAGAGAAGCGCAGTCGCGTGACCTATCTGGTACAGGCCGCCAGTCTGAAATATGCCTTCAAGGGTATCGAGGAGGTTATGGGTGGTACTATGATTGACTACGAGGCTGCCGCCATCGACGGTACAAAGCTGATGGATGTCTTTGAACATACGGAACCGGGGAAATAACCTGTATTATGACAAAGAAATTTGCAGGCAAGGATGCGATTAAGAAAGAGCAGGCTCGCCGAGGTTTCCTCGGCAACGGACTGAGTCGCACGGCAATGATTTACAAGATTGCCACCTTGGGAGGTATTAAGTTGACCGTGCCTCAGTTGAATAAGATTAAGGACGTGAATCCCCGTCAGCTCGAAAGTGTATATAATGAAGTTGTGCGCATGGGCAACCAAGGCAATGCCCGCTTCGCATTGAGTTTGATACTAAATAAATAAAGAGACCTATGAATGTAAAAGTAAAATCAACTGGAAAGATACTCGATGTATATGCCTACGAGCGGGGAGAAAAATTTCAAATCCTTACCTACATCGACTACAGAACTAACACCATCTATAAGAGCGAGGACTTGGATCTTCTAAGTAACGAGGAAGTGGAGAACCTGCTGACCGGGCAGAAAGCCGAAGCCGACTATCAGGAGCGTAGCACCACGGCGGGCGATTGCGCTAATCAGTTGGCATGGGCATTCATTATTTTGCTCTGTGCGATGCTCATTGGCGGCAGTAAATACGCAGAGCCATACGTCATGGCGGCTGGTGGTATCTGCTATATGCTGCTGTCGGCTTTGCAGGCCCTGTGGCAGGCCGTCACTTTCTGGATTATCAAGAATCGCATCAAGCGCGATGGCCTCCTTATCGACGACTATCCGCAGTGGGTGGGCGGCGGTGCCTGGGTGTTCTACTACTTAAAGATGGCGGTCATCACCGCTACGGCTACTTATGCCTTCTGGCATTTCATTGTACTGATTTAGAAATTGGAAAGGAAGAATAATTATGGTATCATTATATGTTATATTGTTTGTTGTCTTCTTTTTCATGGTAAAGAAGGTGACTTGTGATGCACAGGACGAACCTAACGAGTAAGGAGGCGAAACAATGAAGAATCTATTTGCTGCATTAATAGGGATACTGGCAAGTAAAATACAGAAAATGCGTGTCAGAGTGATTATGGCTGGAAACAAAAATCCGCGCATCTACAAGGTCTGGGAGCATAACGGATGGGGCGATAGAATCAGCATCCGCAGGGTGAACAATGACGGGACGTTCAGGATTGACGGACATCTGATAACCAAGCCTGTTGTTGGTGATATCATCGTCTATGATATTGCCAACGGTAAAAAGGCTAAAGGTGTCGTGTCAGAGACGGAATACCCAGGCGACCCTCGGGATATGTTCTTTGCAACAGTAATACCAGTAGAAATTTATAAGGAGGAGTGATTATGGGAAATTCTCCCAATTTTCCCCCTAATTTCCCAAAACTGATAAAACTATGAAGAAGATAATGTTTAACGAGCAGTACGGACTGCAGACTGCAGTGCTGGAGCGACGCAAGACGAAGACGCGCAGGATTGTCAAATGGCCGAAGAAGTTCAAAGGCGTGGAGGACACGATGCTGGAGTTCCGCCGTCGCCCTGGCGCTGACTTTTACTTCGACTGCGTAGTGTGCGATATGGACGGTTACGAACTTGGTCAGTTGCCATTGCCTTACGAGGTGGGCGACGTGGTGGCCATCGCACAGAGCTATAGTAATATTTCCGATAGACACGACGATTGGCTGTATAACAAATGTGCAGAAATGGGCATTAATGCTGATAATTTACTATATGAAGCAGGTTGGTTTAACAAGATGTTTGTGAAGGCCGACCTGATGCCGCACCATATCCGCATCACCGACCTGTGGTTTGAGCGCCTGCAGGATATCAGCGATGAAGACTGCCTGAAAGAGGGCATTCACGTGCACGACCCAGACCCCAGCAATCCTAAAGCTATCGGCTATGCCTACGACGCAACACCCGGCACCAACGTTAAGCGATGGTGGTTTCATTCGCCCCGCGAGGCTTTTGCTGCTCTTATCAACCGCATATCTGGTCCCCGTACATGGGATGATAACCCCTGGGTGATAGACTATACTTTTGAACTGATAGATTAAGGAGGCCTGAACCTATGGATATACAAAAATGTATAGATTGCGAATGCTGCATACCAATGTTTGGTAGTGGTGGAATAAAACGATACCATTGTTGTTATTACCGTGACAAAATGATATGGGTAGCAAAAATAAGGAAATGTCCATAGAAAAAGGAGGTTTGATTATGATTGAAGAAGCGTATGTTTCCTTTGAGGTGGCGAAGCTGCTGAAGGCAAAAGGATTTTTATTGGAGTGTTGTTCGTTTGGTGTCTATGAATACGGACAATTCAAGTTGGCGCAATATCCTATGGCTATGAATGTTTTTGATGGCGACAGGGTGATTTCTGCGCCTACTCAGCAAATGGCTTGCGAGTGGTTGCGGAAGGAACAAAATCTGAGTGTGGAGGTATATCGCACGGCTTGCGGATGGATAGGCTGCGTGGTGGCTATACCGAGCGGCACGGATATTAAGTTTCTCGAAGAGAATGGCGATGATCCCGCAAGTGGTCAATACACCACCCACATCAAGGCTTGTGAAGCGACAATCAAGTATTGTTTGGAAAATCTGGTTAAGGAGGACTGAGTATGCGTATAGAAAAGAAAACCGCCGAGGAATATAACAAGGAGAACAATGTATGACACGAACTGAATGGATATTGATAGGATTTCTTGCGGGTTTAATTGTGCTGACGTATATTCACACACTGCTTATACATCGTAAGTTGAACAAGTTGCTAAGAGCAATGGACGAGACCTACTATGAGGCAAGCTATGAGTTGAGAAATGCGTTAGATGGCACAGAACCTGACTATTTGAAGATGGATAAAATCAATAGGTTAAAGATGTGTCAGGCTATCTTTAGTATATTAGGTAGGGCAGTAAGTAAAAGTTAAGGAGGAGTGAACTATGAACATTTTTAAGAAAATAATACTGTGGCTGACAGGCAAAAAGAAGTGCTACTATCTGCATATTGCCTACAAAGCTCAATTCAGTGAATTTGAATGGCTTGAATCAGACAAGTTCTTTACCCTGTATGATTGCACGCTCGCTGATTTACGGATATCAATTCAAAGATCAATAGAAAAAGAGAATGGTAAACAGGTAAAAACGTTATCTCTGGTCAATATCGCGGAATTGTCGAAAGGACTGTTTGACATGCTGACGAAGAGTGAGAGTTTTGAGGATATTAAAAAGGAGTGATTATGGCACAACGAATAATTAAGTTCAGAGGGAAGCATATCGAAACAGGCGAGTGGCTGTATGGTAGTCACTACGACGACGGCGGCGAGCAGTACATACTGCCTAACATGCCTGGCAGTTCCGTCGATTACGAAGACTATCAGGTTGACCCGAACACAGTAGGACAATACACAGGGTTGACGGACAAGTACGGCAACGGCGTGTACGAGGGCGACATCCTGCGGCTAAAGACGTTTCATAATTTATCTATGTCGGCTGGTGTTTCGCATGAGGAGTACAAAGAGATGCAGAAGTTGTTCTCGCTCGACGACCTGAAGGGCGAGATGGAGACTGAGAGTATCACTGCAGTGGCCTTCGACGAGGGTATGATGATGGTAAGCCAGGATTGGGAGAACGACCTCTACATCGGTTGTCTTTGGGGCGACCAGAAGTGCAGCAATCCTATCTTTGACTTCGAGGTTATCGGCAATATCCACGATAATCCTGAGATTGAGATGCACTATGCCGATAGATGGAATCACGTGAATGGAGCAGTAGAAAGACATTAAAGAAGGAGGACTGAACCTATGGAGATCCAGGAAGGAAAGACATACTACTTCTACGACGATAGGGCTGTAGATGATGTATGCAAGGCCCACGTGTTGAGCGTCCTGCCACACCCTGAGCGTGAGGATGACAGACTGATAGTCTATCGCTGGTTTGGCAAGAACAAAGAACATTGGTGGTATGGCGTGACAAGCATCAGTCAGCAGGAGTTATGGGCAGATTACGTTTGCAAGGTTGTTAGTAAGCACGAAGAACCAAAGTTTCATATATGCAAGATTTGCGGAAATTGTGGCTACTTTATGCGATACGTCAAAGATGATGGTACGCCTGACCACGACGGTGACTGCGCCAACCTTGCCATGAATAAGGAGTGTAACGAGAATAAGGTTGATCCATTCCAGCCTTGGGCAAAGGATGAAGGCTACAGCATCCTTCAAGTGGATGAGAACGAAACTGCCTGCGGATTGTTCCGTGTCGGCAGAACGAGGAGGGTTACTCGACTATTGAAGGCATCACCAAACCTCTATGTTCAAGATTCTAATTTCAAACCCAAACCTGTGAGATAATAAATACGGACTGATTATGGGACCAAAGAATATTCAACCCACGGGGCGCGGATTCGGCAAGCAGAAACAGATAGGCGAAGAAGTGCAGCGGATGAAAGAGATGGCAAAGCAGTCGTTGCTCAGGAGATACGAGAACGGTTACGAGGCTCACATTATCGACAAGCATCCTCATGGCAAGACATACCGTGACCCGCACAACCCGTCTGGTATTGTAGCGTGGCCAGAGGAGAGTATAATGCTATTGACAAGCACCTGGTCTGTAGTGATGTTCCTGAACACCATTGCCGACCTTAACAGAATAGAATGTGAAATGAATTTAAGACGAGTATTATGAACAACATCGAACTACTTTACATTGACCTCTTCTGTGGGGCGGGCGGCACGTCGAGCGGCGTGGAGTACGCCACGGTGGATGGCAGGAAGTGCGCCGAGGTGATAGCGTGCGTCAACCACGACGCAAACGCCATCAAGAGTCATGCGGCGAACCATCCGAAGACGATGCACTTCACCGAGGACATCCGCACGCTGGACCTGGCACCGCTGGTCCGTCACCTGCAGAAGATGAAGCGGAAGCAACCGACGGCAAAGGTCGTGCTGTGGGCCTCTCTGGAATGCACAAACTTCTCGAAGGCGAAGGGAGGTCAGCCACGCGATGCTGATAGCCGCACACTGGCAGAGCATCTGTTTCGATACATTGAAGCCATTGATCCAGACTATATTCAGATTGAAAACGTGGAGGAGTTCATGTGCTGGGGCGACCTCGACGAGAACGGACACCCCATCTCGCGCTTCGAGGGACGCAGCTACATGCGGTGGGTGAAGCACGTGACGGACTACGGCTACGACTACGAATGGCGCCTGCTGAACGCTGCCGACTTCGGGGCCTACACCTCGCGCAAGCGGTTCTTCGGGCAGTTTGCCAAGAAAGGACTGCCGATAGCATTCCCTGTGCAGACTCATGCGAAGCCCGACGTGTCCGTAGCCTCGCAGCTCTACGGCAACCTGTTCCCTGGACAGTACCAACCTTGGAAGCCCGTCCGCGAGGTGCTCGACCTGGAGGACGAGGGTGAGAGCATTTTTGCGAAGAGGAAGCCGCTGTGTGAGAAGACGCTGGAGCGCATCTATGCCGGACTCATCAAGTTCGTGGCAGGAGGAAAGGAGAACTTTCTCGTGAAGTGGAACTCCATGAAGGACGGACGCTACCGTGCGCCGTCGGTCGACGAGCCCTGCCCTACCCTGCCGTGCCGCAACGCCGTCGGCGTGGTCAAGGCGCAGTTCCTCTCCAAGCAGTTCAGCGGCGACCCGATGTCGAAGAACCAGGGCATCGACCGTCCGGCAGGCACCGTCACCTGCAAGGATCATCACGCCTTTGTCACCGCCTACTACGGTAACGGCTTCAATCAGTCGGTCGATGAGCCTGCGCCGACGGTCACGACGAAGGACCGCATAGCGCTTGTGACGAGCCAGTTCATAGCCAACGAGTACAGCGGCGGCGGTCAGCTGTCCGACATCAACCAGCCGTGCCCCGCCGTGCTGACCACTCCGAAGCAGAAGGTGGTGTCGGCCCAGTACCTGATGAACCCTCAGTTTGCCAGTGCAGGCGGCAGCATCGACAAGCCCTGCTTCACGCTGATAGCCCGCATGGACAAGATGCCGCCCTATCTGGTGAGCACGGAGCAGGGCGTGGGCATCGCCATCTACGAGGACGACAGCCCCATGACCCGCAAGGTGAAGGAGTTCATGGCCATGTACGGCATCATCGACATCAAGATGCGGATGCTGAAGATTGTCGAACTGAAGCGCATCATGGGCTTCCCCGAGGACTACACCCTCATCGGCACGCAGGCCGAGCAGAAGAAGTTCATCGGCAACGCCGTCGAGGTCAACATGAGCCGCGTGCTCTGCGAGGCTCTGGCAAGAAAACTAATGGATAAAGCAGCATAGATTATGACAAAGAAGGATCCCATCCTACAGGCGGCAGCCTGTGCGACAGAGCGCGAGTTGAAAGTGATACAAGAGTGTATGCGTGAGTCACAGCGCAGGGCTCTCCAGAAACTACGCGAACTAAAGACTAAGCCCATCATGGGCAACCTTGACGGATTTTACAGTAGGATTAAAGAACAAGAAAACAAATAATTTACGGCTATGCTATATTTGAGTGAACTATACGGACGTATCGGGCAGATACTGCGCGAGCACGGCGACATGGAGGTAGCGAGGATGCAGGATTTGAATATCGACGGCATCCTAACGAACGCTGGTTCCGGCTTCATGGAGTATGATAACACGGACTTCTACATCCATCAGTCGGACGTCACAGAGGGCAATGGCGAGAGCGGCAAGGTCATCGCCAGCCGCAAGCGCTTCGTAATCAACCCCTACGGCAACGGGAAGAGAAACAAGGACAGATATTAAACACGAATTTTACGAATTATGGCAAATGAAGAAAAAAAGATTGAGCGTTGCAAGTACGCTCACATCAGCCACAAGCGCGGCTACATCTGCGTGGAAGCTGGCTGGGAGGACGACAAGGTAGTACAGACCGACGAACAGCGGTGCGAGGAGTGCCAGAAGTTCAAGTCACGGTACATCGAATACCCCATTACGGTAAACAAGATGGAGTGGGAAAAGATAGAGTACAACAGGGACTCCTGGCACTGCAAGATGGGCCAGCTCGTCAAGGTGCGCCCCTGCGGCGAGGAGTACGGCGGCAAGACCTACGTCGGCTTCTACATCGGCGACCTGCCGCTATGCACCACCGGCAGCTACAACCGCGAGGAAGGCATCTACCATGTCGGCATGCTTCCCAACCCCGCCATCTTCGTGCCAGAGCTGCGGAAAATCATCTTCGGCTGCGGTTCATGGTGGGGAGCCATCAAGTCGCCCGACGAAATCAAAGACATCACCGACGACGACATGGACAACGTGTGGTACGTGAAGCTGGCCAAGGCCATGTTCGGAGAAGAGAAGAAGGAGGGCTGAATTATGACCAACGAAAGATACCTCTTGAACCTGTATGTGCATCCAGAGAGCGAATATCGCAGGAACATACAGGATCCGTTCAGACAGGACGGCAGGATATGCGCCACAGACGGGCGGATGATGATTCGCATAGCCGAAGGGCTTTGCGAGGAGGAATACACCGACACGCCCAACGGACTGAAGCCGGTGAATACCAACGCCGTCATGCCGGAGCCGAACATGTGCGAGACCGTCACGGCGCTGATGCTCAATCATGCGCTGGAGAAGGCTCCCGACGAGAAAGACCGCCGCTGCCCAGAGTGCAACGGCAGCGGGGAGGTGGAGTATGAATACCACGACCGACACGGCGAGAGGCACACGACGTGGGACGACTGCCCGGAGTGCGACGGTACGGGCGAGGTGGGCGAATACACGGCCATCGAGTACCAGTTCACGCTCCACGGCCATGCCCTGGCCTACAAGCACCTGAAGATGCTGCTCCGCACGATGGCCTACCTGCAGACCAACAGCCTGCGTCTTCGCCATATTCAGAAAGGCGACGACGACACGCAGGCCCTGCTCTTCGACGTGGACGGCAAGGACATCGAGATTCTTGCCATGCCACAGCTACGCGACGAGAACCTGAAAGAGATTAAGATCAAGGAGGGCTGACCGGATGGACAATATATTTATTTCTTCAGCAAAGAAGGATGAAGCCGTTGAAAACTTTGTCAGAAGCAGGAGGGAGGAACTGGAGAGGATGGTTCCGGGCTTTGTCGATGACAGGAAGTTTACTGATATTGTGCTGAACTTTTACGAGAGAGGAATAAGGGATGGCATACAAATGATGCTGGAGCGGATGACGGGGAATGCTATTGATGGCATTTGCATATCTAATGGAGCGGAATGTGGCTCTACTATTGAATCATCAGCAGGGATGCTATTTCTTCAACACAACACATTCGATGCTGGAGACAAAGTAAAAATCATAATCGTTAAGGAGAACTGACAAATGAACAGAGAAGAATTTAGAAAAAGATTCGGGCTTGATAAACGGAGCCATGAGGTACGTTGCTCCGTATGCGGTAAGAAGATGACCGTGCCGACGATGTACTCAGAGAAGGTGCGCAATGAGGTGCTTCATCCGTTCTGCGCCACGGCAACCATTCTGACAGCGCAATGGCTCATGCACCACGGGTGGCATGTCTCGTCTATCGAGGCAAAACCGCCGCACATGTACTATTGTCCAGACTGCTTCCCGAAAGGAACGCCTGAGTATCACGAATCGCCTCACGCTGCCGAATGGTGCAAGCAGGCAGAGGAATGGATGAAAGAGGAGGACTGATTATGTTTGACTTAGACAAACTGAAAGACAATAACGCGATATTCTGGATATTCCGATTCCCAGAATACCGCAAGATAGCGGCTGAGTGTGGATGGGCGATTGCCATCCACGGCTCGGCAGTACACGACCTCGACCTCATGGCGATGCCGTGGGTAGAGAACCACACCAGCGCCGACGAACTGGCACAGCGGCTGACGGACACGGAGCAGCCGAACTTCCGCCGACCATACGAGAAGTCGAAGCCTGGCGACAAGCCCAACGGGCGCATCGTCTATACCATCTTCACGGGCGGCACGTATATTGACATGAACGTGATTGAGACCCCAGACAAGAATGCTATCGTGGAGAGCGTCATCGAATGGCTACACGGCCATACGGCTATGAGTGAGTTTGAATATGAATTAATGAGAAAAGATTTGGAGGAGTGATATATGGCAAGAACAGAAATTCATGTCATCAAGAAGGACAAGAAGTTCGATGACAAGTATTACGAGGTAAGTGGCGCAATGCGAGGCGCATGGCACATCTGGTCGGAGATAGAAAAGAAATATCTGCCGTCGGTGCCATTAACGGAAGATAACAAGTATTTCTTCCTGAGTTACAAACCTGACCAGTACCGCAGTCGATTGGGATTGGCGATGCTGTCGTTCCTGCATCCCGAGAAGAAGGAAGACCCTTGCAAGGAAATATGGGCTTTGGCTTGGGCGAAGGACACGGAATGGAACGACCGCATACTCTTGGAGATGAACAACGACAAGGCTTACATCGCCTACGACGATTTGCACGAGGTGGCCGAGGCGTTGCGCAACAGCGAGTTCGTCAACGACAACATGAAGGGGCAGGCAGATGTTCTCGACAAGATTTACGACGAGAATGTTGATGGCGACGTGTTCGGTGTGTGGATTAACGCTACGAGCGTCAACTGCGCCGAGGATTTCATGGATTGCGTCCGAGACGAGAACGGCGAGGTGATAGAACGTCGCTTGCATTCAGAGGCTTACGACATCATGAAGTTTCTGCGCAAGATGAAGGAGCTTGATTGGGATTTCGAGGCGTATAAGGAATGGGCTAATTCGCAGAATGACGATGCCGCATAAGATTGCACTCAACGGATTCGGAAGGCTGGGTAGGCTTGCGCTGATGGCGCAGGCGTTGCCGCTCATGCCACCAGGTGCGAAACGGGTATTCGAGGATGGCATAGAATCGCTGAAAGACGTGATTAACGAGAAGGACAATCGGAATGTCAGCCTGCGGATGTACCCGACACCAACCAGCAGGGAGTTCAAACTGAGACCGCCTGAGTCTGTCGTGACGGATGTCATGGTTGAGACGTCGGACATTCCAAACCCACGATATCACGACCGCACGTTTCCGAAGGACTACGATAAAAAGAAAAAAGCTAAGCGTCGCCAGCAGAAGCAGGCACGCCGCCGACATTAATCAATAATTACAAAAATAAAGAATATTATGGCAAAAGAGAAAACTACCGAACATGCTTTTGAGATGTTCCAGGCTATCAAGGCAAAATTAAATAGCGACGTGATTAAGGATTACGTAATGCCCTCTCTGTGCAACATGGAAACAGGCAAAGAGACTGGCTTCGCTGTGATATTGACACTGAACACGAAGTATGATTACACGAACCGTGTTCTTGACGAGTGGAAGCAGAAGTTTGAAGCCGAGGACTACTACATCAAAGTGCGCCGCAACCAGTTGCAGGTGATGTTTAACGTGATGTTTGACAAGAAAAAGAAGGTTGGATAATAGATAAGGAGGGGTGATACATGGCGAAAATAGTAGAGGTGGCTGCTGCGTTGACCAAGTTAAATGATAGACAGGTTCAGGAAATCGCGTATATAATGAAACCCGATACCGACATTAAAGACGCAAAAGAACTTTTTTATATAGCAGAAAAAGAAAGGACTTCCCCAAGTTCGCCAAAACAATATGGCATCAGTTTGTTGAATAAGAAACGTAGAAAGATATAAGCAATATGGAAAATTCAAAGATGGACAATGAGAGATGGAAGCAGGCCGTAGAGGCAGGTTCTAACAATAGTAACTATCGTCGCGAGCATGGTATGACCGAGACGCGCGATGATGCCTTTGTGGATGGTGTGCAGTGGGCAGATGAACATCCGCGTAAGGGACTGATAAGCGTTGACGACGCCTGTTCCGCATACTGTGCTACTTGCGATACGCAGGAGTGTGGAGGAACTGGTGAGTGCAACTGGGTGGAGAAGTTCAGAAAGAATCTAACTAAGGAGAAATAGATTATGATATTCAAGTCGATTATTAAGGGTTTGTTTGTGGCCTGTGTCATTGTTGCGATTGCTTTATGGGCAGCGTGGATATTTGCAGCCATCTATCGTGGGTTCTGTACCGCGCAAGTGTTTAACTCGATGCTGATGGGTACACTCTGTCTGCTGCTGTGGATGATGGTGCGACGGAACGAGTATCTCATCGAGGAAAAGAACCACTGGAAACAGCAGTATAACGAATTGGTAGGCCGTATTTTCAAGGGTGAGTTTTTTAAAGATGATAAGCCAATATTCAATGTTGGCGATTGGGTCATCAGCAAGACTGATAATTATTTCGATCTGATTACTAATTATAAGGATGGATATTATAGATGCGAGAGTAGTGGCTTTCTCAAATCGTATGAGGACAGTTATCGCTTATGGCAGTTGAGTGATGCAAAGCCAGGAAATGTGTTATACGCCAAATATACTGGCGAAATTCTTCTCTTTAAGGGATTTGACAATGATAAGATTAAGGTGTTCTGCGCCTTCAGCGATGACAAAAGAAATCCTCTTTATGTTTACGATGAAAAAGAATATTATGGTAAAGCAAAATATGACAGAAGCTTACGCCCTGCAAACGAGATACAAAGAAAACTGCTTTTTGACGAGATGCGTAATCTGGGTTACGAATTGATGCCCGACGGCAACGGCAAATTAAATCTTGTAAAATTAAATAATAAGGAGTGAGCGATGATGGACGAAGAAATTAGAGATTTATATCGCAGCGGGTATTCCGTGAAGCAGATTGCCGAATTACTGGCAATGACAGAGCAAAGTGTTTTAAGAGCAATTAAGGAGGACTGACCTATGGAAGATATCAAAATTAATGGCAAGGCAATCTACACCACTAAGGGGGCGGCACGCGAATACGGACGAGTGGGTTGCAACTTCTATACGGGGTGCCCACATGAGTGTGAGTATTGCTACCTGAAGCGTGGTGCGCCATCAAAGCAACTTGGTGGCAATGTGGTGCAGTTGAAAAAGTGTTTTAAAGATGAAGGCGATGCGCTGGAGGTGTTCTGCAAAGAAACCCGCAAACATATCGACGTACTGAAGCAGACGGGCGTATTCTTTTCGTTCACCACAGATCCGATGATACCTGATACGAGAGACCTTACACTGTCTGCCATCAACCACTGCATCTATAACGATATCCCTGTAAAGATACTCACCAAGGATGCAACATTTATTGACTACGAGAGGTTCATACTGAACTTCGGGTCAAATGCGTTCAAGGAACATGTGTTCATTGGATTTACACTGACTGGTCGTGACGATATGGAGCCGAAGGCCAGCAGTAATATGGATCGTATCGAAGCTATGCGAGAGCTGCATAATGCGGGCTTTAAAACATGGGCCTCGATAGAGCCATTCATTGACTGGATAAGCGCACGGATGGTCGTTGATGTATCGCTCAAATGGTGCGACCACTACAAGATAGGTCTGCGCTCAGGCGTGAAGAAAGACTACTACGACCTCGTACAAAGTGGTTTTCGTCTTAGAGAACTGACAGAGTTGATTTTTTATGAAGGAAAGACCGTCTACCTGAAAGAGTCATGCCGCTCCCTCCTGCACCGCTGCTTTAACGAAGATACTTATAACGAAATTCTATCCCGCACCGTGGATATGGATGGGAATAAGATTATTATCAAGGAGGAGTGACCTATGACCGAACAAGAAATCAGGCAGGCATTGGCGAAGGCCGAGGGTGAGTTCATCGACAGGATGGTGGACGTGTTCCGCCGTGCCATGACGGAGGCTTACATGAAGGGGCTGATGGACGGGGCGAACCTGGAGCATGATGACGATGCTGCAGAGAAACGGCTGGCAGAGGAAGCGGAGGTGTTGGCGAGCGGTCAGGAACCGTTGCCGCACGGCAGCCTGTCTGCAAAGGATAATGACGAGCCGCTGGTGAAATTGAAACCAGAGGCGCGGCTGAAGCGTAAGGTGAGGGCTGCCGACTTCTTGGATTGCAAGAATATCCGGCGCATACTGAACCAGTTGAAGGCGCACAATATCGACACCTATGGCGACCTGGCGAGGCTGACGGCAGCGGATGTGATGAAGTGGCACAACTTCGGTAAAGGCTGTTTCGAGGAACTGAAGAAGGTGATGAAGATACACAATGTAGAATTTAGAAAAGTATAAGACAATGGAAGACTATAAGAAAAAATACGAAGAAGCCTTAGAACTTATGAAGGATTGCATACCAGATGAAAATGGCCTGGTGCATGTCAGACCTTGTGACATCTTTTCAGAACTCAAAGAGAGCGAGGATGAGAGAATAAGGATAAGTTTAATTCATTCGTTTGAATGTTGTCGTGAGCAAGCACCAAACGGTAGCTTCAATGAGTTACCGTATAACGACATTATTGCTTGGCTCGAAAAGAAAGGCAACAGCCAGAAAGAAATTGATGATGCTTACCTTAAAGGCATGTCTGATGCAAAACATGAAATAGAGAAAGAATCAGAAGAAGACAAGAAAATAAGGATAGATATTGCTAATTTTCTCTTCAATTCACATGAGGATATTAAGGATAGAGCTAAATGGATAGATTATTTAGGTTGCAAAATCAACTTTATTGAAAAGCAAGGTGAGCAAAAGCCTGCTGATGAGATTGAACCAAAGTTCAAGGTCGGTGATACTGTAAGATACAAGTACAATCACATTCTTACTAAGCCAAGAACAATAGCAGAGATATGTGGTACTTCCCACTATATAGATACTGATGGTTGCAGAATGGATATGGCTTATACTGATGCAAACTTTGAAGTTGTAGAAAATCCTGTACCCTCAGTATGGCACGATGCAAGCGAAAGACCAGATGGCAATAGATACGTGCTATGTTATGATGGAAAATATGCAAGTGTAGCTTATTTTAAAGAAGTCGTTGGTTGCAAATGGGCTTATGTAGAAGACTTATATAAACTATAAAGACTATGACAAACGAACAAGCAATAAAGTATCTGCAACAGATATACCCAAACGGTGGTCACAGCTTGCTTGATAGCAAGCGCATAGAGGCTATCGGTATGGCTATTGAAGCATTGAGAGAAGAACCTGTAAGCGAGGATTTGGAGGAAGAGGTGGATAAGTACATTAGAGATAATTTTACTATTGACAAAGAACAGCTTGACAGGTTTTGTCTTGAAGAAAAGGACTATATGTACTCAATGAATAAGAGTGATATGCTTGCAATAGCTCAACACTTTGCCAACTGGCAGAAGCAGCAGATGGAAAAATACCGCATAGCACATTGCAAGAGCATCAGCAATGAGCAGGCAGAACTAGAATCTGGGTTCGTAACAAGCCATATCGAGAAGAACAATCGTATGCCTACTTTCTTGGATGCTATTGAGTATGGAATGGATTTGCAGAAGAAGCTGATGATTATTAAGGAGGGCTGACCTATGACCGAATACGGAATATATTTTATCATCTACGGCTATGCGCTGCCGTTGTATATCATGCTGATATGGATGTCATGGCGCGTCTATTCAGACTTAAAGAAGGGCGAGAGGTATATATCGTGCTTCTTTCGCGAGTGCTGGCCGCTACTCATTCCTGGCGTAAGCCTGTGGGGAGTATGTACGCTACTAATGATTGCATTAGAAGAAGGCTCCTATTGGATCAAAAGACTTTGCAAGACATGGAGTATGGGTGGATATAAGAAGGATAAAGAACCCGAAAATATAAACTAAAAAACAGCGAGATTATGAAGAAAATTAAGTTTTGTGTTTTGTCAGCATTGACGCTGACGTTTATCGGCTTGAAGTTGGCTGATAAGATTGACTGGAGTTGGTGGTTGGTATTGTCACCTATGTGGATTTTCGCGATTTTAATCGCTATAAGGCTCGTTACCATTCTGTGTCTTTACTGTCTGGATAAGGACTACCGCGAGGCTATCAATGAATACAGAGCCAGCAGAAAACAAGGGAACCATAGGTTGCCAGAAGCGAGTCAGAGGTTAGCTGATAGGTTGGAGGAGATTAAGCAGGCCAGGCTGGAAAAGTGGGAAAGAGAATCAAATCAAAGTTAGGTGATTATGACAAAGAATGAATTTATTCTGAAAGCTATGCTGCAACTGGCAGGCACTGGACAGTACAAGGATCAGTACGAGAGAGTTTATGAAGGCCAATATGAGCGTAAGCGTTTGGTAACAAAGGAGAAGCGAATTTTTGACGATGCTGTGAAGTTGGCTGCTACTGCAGAGGCTTTCTTATGGGAAGGTGATGTATCAAACCAGAAAAGTGTATTTGAGCCTGAGACGAGTCACTCAGAATAGTTGAAGGTCAGTAGAACTTAACTTGAACAAAGCTCTAAGTTAACTTAGACAGAAATAAGGATTCAAACGAATAAGATTATGGCAGACAACAGAATGTACCTGCGCTGCAGGGGATGCGGCGAGGCAATGGCGTTGGCGAAGATGAACACGGGCATGGGGTGGTATTCCGTCATGTCGGCAGAGCATAAGGGACAGGAACTGTTCGACTTCATCGAGAAGCACCAGACTTGCTGCAACACCATCGACGAATACGCCCGCCACGTAGAGTTCGACCGCGACTTCAAGCCGTTCGACCTGATATATGAGAACGAACCGGACTTCGCGCTGGGCGAGGATTATGTGAAGAAGAACAGAGAAAAAGTAATAAAGGAATTAGATAACGAATAGGATTATGGCAGCCTCTCCGGGTTGATAGAAAACTGACCTACTGGGAAGCTATCTGAAAGCGGAAACGCAAAGTCGAGCGCATGGTCATGAAGCGCGAGGTAATGGCGGTATTGTGGTTCGAGTCCACACCGGGAGGCTGCTTTTTAATAACAACTAATTTCACAGATTATGGGACCTAAATTGAAAAAGTCAGAGATACGGCAGTTCCTCCGAGAGATGCACATCGACGAGATGAAGCGGTTCTCGGAGTTTGCCGAGAAGATGCAGTCGAAGGGGATGGTTAGCGGCGTTGTGGCCGTGGAGTTCTCTGACGGCATTAAAGGATTCTATTTTATAGAGCCCTGCGACCTAGACGAAACGCTGGCATTCTGTCAGCAGCTGAGCGCAAAGCGAGTACAGGAGTATATCAAGAAACAGGAAGAATATAAAGACTGATTCATGGACACCCGACAACAGCATAACCCGAAAGTATCGCCCGACGAGTGGTACACGCCGAGGTGGATCATCGACGCGCTGGGGCCGTTCGACCTCGACCCGTGCTCGCCGATAGAAAAGCCTTACGAGATAGCGCCCGTGTCGTACACCAAGGAGGATGACGGACTGGCGCACGACTGGCAGGGCACGGTGTGGATGAACCCGCCGTACAGCCGCGTGCTGCTGCGTCGGTTCTGCGAGAAGATGGCCAAGCACAACGAAGGCATCGCCCTGCTGGTCAACCGTCAGGACAACCTGCTCTGGCAGGAGGTTATCTTCCCCTCGGCCCGCTCGATGATTTTCATGCGCCACCGCGTGAAGTTTCTCCGTCCAGACGGCACCACAGGCAGCCCGTTCTTCGGCTCCTGCCTCGTGGCCTGGGGCGACAAGTGCGACCGCCGGTTGCGTGAGAGTAAGATTGAAGGAAAGTATGTAGTGCTGAACGCATGACAATATCTAACAAACATAGATAATTTCAAAATATCAACAATTATGGCAGAAGCAACAAAATACATAGCATACATATCGCTGGACTTCCTCAATAACGTGTTTGCCGACAAAGGCTTGCGTACTGAGAAGGAACGGAATGAGTTTGTCGTCAGACTGAAGAACGATATCAACAACTTCATACAGAGCGGCAACGACGCTGTGCTGAGCTCGTGGAAGTGGTACGACAATAACGGCATTGAGCATAACGCCATCGAACTAATGCCCGTCCGTGTGAGTGACGAGGACGCCCTCTTTGTCAGCAAAGAGCAGTGGGAGGAACTGAAGAAGATACTGACGGCGCAAAACAGGAAGGAGGGATGATCATGCAGAAAGATTTTAAGTCAGGAATGCTGACCTACAAGGACGAAGAGCCTGTAATGGTTCATGCGCCGAGAGTGGAAATGATGCCGTCGCCACGTCGCGGAATCGCTGGATGGGTCAAGGACAGGATTTTCGGTGTGCAGATGAAGCCGCAGGCCGTGATGGTGCTCGACAGACTTTCACAGGAGTTGCTGAAGGAGTATATGAAGAACCCGGAACCGCTCAACAATGCAGTGGCGGCGTGCGCTGTGTCGGCTGAGGACATCAAAGAGGCGACCGACCGCATAATCACGCTTGCCCGTGGCCACCACATCCGCAATGCCGACGGCACCGTGACCGACGTGAGTAATGACCCTAATTATGAATGTAAACAATAAACAATTATGAGAGAGATTAAGTTCAGAGGCAAACACATTACGACGGGTGAGTGGCTGTATGGTAGTCACTACGACGACTGCGGCGAGGAGTATATCCTGCCGAACATGCCTGGCAGTGCAGTTGATTACGAGGACTATCAGGTTGACCCAAATACCGTCGGTCAGTACACAGGACTGAAGGACAAGGACGGCAAGGAGATTTACGAGGGTGACATTCTGACTAATGAGCGCGGAGATATACTCCATGTCGTTGCTTACAGTGAAGAGGAAGCCCGATTTATTGGAATCATTCCCAGCCTGAAAGAGAAGAGCGGGAAACCGTTTACAACTGGGCTCAACCAGCCTTGGCTGACGAGTAAAGAAAAGACTATTATCGGCAATATCCATGATAACCCGGAATTATTAAAGGAGGACTGACCGATGGAGAAACCAAGAAGTATCAGCAGCGGAGAGGCGATGCGCTGGAACGAGGACGTGAACCGTCGCAGGCTGGAGCACCACGAAAGGCGGTGCGCCGAGGATGCCATGTACCGCAAGGCGTATGAGTATCTTATAGCAGAAGAACGTCTGATGTGGGAACAGATGCACAAGCCGTTTGCGGAAGCAATGGCTGCAGAAGTAGAACTACGAAGCCAGTTTATGAAAACCAAGGATGGGAAAGAGGTATTTGTGCCCGTGTCCTGTCCCTGTCATCAGATGCCGGAGAGCGTGGAGCATCAGACTGTAAACGACTGCATGAAGGATGCCGACAAGCCACAGCGGGTGAAGACACATGAAGAGGTGCTGCAGGAACGTGCGGCAGTGGAGGCATTCCAGCAGAAGTCTGAAATCGAGCGGCTTGCAGCAGGTGGCAACGTCTTGGCAATAGCCGCCATCGCCATGATGTTCGACGACCCAGAGGCTATGAAGCGGCATATAGAGGAACTAAGGGCTATGAAGCCCTACCTCGACGAAATACGCGAGACAGACAAGCGGTTCAGGAACGAGGAAATCAAGCACAGCGGGTTTGAGTGGTAAACAACAAATTATACGAATTATGACACAAGAAACATTTGAACAAGCCAAGAATCTTGTCGATGACATCAAGAACAAGAAGATTATAATCGGCAATCTCACCGAAATGATAGACCGCGCAGAGAACAAGAAATACACGGGTTATATTCTCCACGTGGAGTACAAACCCAAGCAATACCTCAATGGATGCACTATTGATTACTACACAATGCCAGAGCTGCTGCCCGCGCTGAAGCAGGCAAAGGAACGAATGGAGCATGAGGTGCAGGAACTGGAAAGGCAGTTGAAAAAACTATAAGGAGAACTGACCTATGGCCGATGAGCAACTATCGTATATCCGCGAGCGGTTCCCAACGACCACGGCACTCACGTTAGCCAGGGAGCTAGGCGTCAGCGAATGCACCGTATACAAATATACCCGTCTCATGGGGCTGACGAAAGACCACAAGGCGAGACAGCGCATGCTGAGCAAGTATGGCAAGATGGGCGGATTGGCGAGTGCCAAGCTGAAGAAAAAAGCTATAAGGAAACGGGAGAAGACAGAGACCTGTCATGACTTGCTTTTGGAACATGCCGACTCCCTCGATACGTTGGCCTCCATGCTCTGCGGCTTCGGCCGCTACGACTACTTCCCCGACAAGAAAGGAACGGCCATACCCATCGAGGCCGTCCGCCAGTTGCTGCGCATTGGAGCCGTGTTCAAGCCAATTCCCATCGAGGCCGTCGGCGAATACCTCAGAATGGGGCATGAGTTCAAGAAACAGAAAAGAAAAAAGTAAAGTAAACGATTAACATGATGTCAATAGAAAAATTTATCCAGCACCAGACCGTGAGCGGAAGCCTCACGATGGAAGACCGCCTGTACCTCGAACTGCGCGACGTGCAGAAGGTAATACAGATGGTACGGGAAGAACGGAACAAAACCACGAATTAAACTAATTTCACGAATTATGACAAAGACGATTTACATCAGTGGTCCTATCACGGACCTTTCGACCGGTCAGCCTCGTGAGGGCTGGCAGCAGGACTTCCTAGACGCAGAGGAAAAGCTGCGCCGCATGGGGTTCAATGTTATTAACCCCGTGGACATTGCAACGGGAGTGGAGAGTGTTATCATGCAGCCCACCCGTGCCGACTACATCATGGCATGTTTGAGAAGAATGAACATTAAGTCTAAAGAGGGACTCCTGCACGGTGTGTATGTCATCGGAGGACACATGGAGGCTCTAATGTCGCATGGTGTACAGATGGAGCTGTTACTGGCAGAAGTGCTGAGCATACCGATTTATTCTGAGTGTGAAAACAATCTGCGTATCGACAAGACACTTACACCGATGGAAAATCACGAAACAATCAGTAAGCTCTTAAACGAATAGGTTTAAAATAAATCGCCCTTTACAAAACCATCCGTAGGACGTAGATTGTGAAGTGAAGTGAACTGAAAACGTAAAATCAAGATGGAAATTACAGGAAATGTTATTGCGGTACTACCAGCCCATAGCGGCGTATCGCAAAGAAGTGGCAACCCTCGCCGTATGTGTTTTGGGATTTTTGGCGAAGAACGTATCAAGCAGTTCAACCTGCATCAGGGCGAACAAAACATCACAGTGCAGTTTGATATCGATGCACGCGAGTACAACGGACGCTGGTACAACGAGATTCGTGCCTACAACATTGTTCGTCCTTATACTCCGCAGGTTCAGACAACTGCACCAGCAGCTCCAGTCGAAGCCCCACCCTTCTGACATATTTAAGTATAGAAACAACGTTATGATTTTAAAAAGCGATGAGAAGAAAAAGCGAAATACGCCAATCAGCAGTGCCAGACTTTAATCAGTTCTGGGACGCATACAGGATAAAGAAAGACAAGAAAGCAGCCGAATCGGCATGGAACCGCCTTTCGACAAAAGACCGCCGTCTTGCCGTTGCTGGCATCACCGCCTATCGAGAGGATTGCCAGCGTTGTGGCATCAGCATGATGTATGCCCAGGGGTATCTGAACCACCATCGGTGGGAGGACGAGATAGAGGAAGACGAGGGTAGTATCCCCCGCCCTACCCCTCAGAAAATTTTCACAGAGATAGAGGAATGGTAAACTACCTTACCGCCTTTATCAGTTTGCCAACAACCCACATGACTCCGTCCCAGGTGGCGTTGCCAAGAATATTGGAAAGGAAATCCTGCGAGAATGTTTGTTGGCGATGACGAAGGTCCTGCAGCTGGGCTGACTGCTCCTGCAGGACCTTTTTAATTTCGTTGGCTGAGCGCTGCTGCATGGTCATCTGGACGAAGAGCCGTTTCTCTTCATCCGTCATACGGTCGTACATCTCTTCTAGGAGCTTGCGGCGCATGAGTGCTTCTGCAGCAGCGGCATAGTTCATACCTACCAGAGGAAATATTTTCGGATATTATAGACGCCATCCTTGTCCTTCAGGTTTCTCAGTGCCATCTTGTAGCAGGCGGTGATGATATCCTTGTCGGTGGGCTGGAGTGGTTTCCCTATCAGGGCGGCTATTTCCTCGCCGAAGTCAGAGTAAATCTTGTTCATCTCCGTCCAGAGGGCGCAGGAATTGTAATAAGGAGGCTCCTCTAGTGGTAGGCCGAAACTCTCCATTGTACTTTTCCATGCGTCACGCTTCCACGGACCTGCAGGTTCCATGCCTGCAACGATCTTCTCTGCCTCTTTTGACGTGAGATACTGATTCCACTTGATGGCCTCCAGTTGGTCTATCATCTCCTCCGCCACGTCGGGCTTGTTGGTAATCAGGTAGTCCATCATCTCGGTCATCACACACCCGAAGGCCTTCATATTCTTCGGATCACGGCTTCCAGCCATGTAGTCGTAAAGACCGGTGTAGCGGTCTTTGAGTTCTTGTGCTGTTGTCATTTCTTCTTCTTTTTAGAGGTTGTCTTCTTTGGTGTTGGCTGCGAGGGTTTCGCAGCATACGGAACACTTCCGCACGCGGGGCATGGTGTCTTTGGCACGCTACGCGTCGGCGTCGGTGCTATCTGCTGTTGGATAAATCTGCTCATACGCTTTCAGGTAAAGTTGGTCGATGAATCCCATGAACAGCTCAAGCCAGATGGCCGCCCAGGCGCAGAGGAGGGCTGCGGCAACCAATTCGAGGATATCCTCGAATTGGTCTGAGCCTGTCAGCATGCCGTAAGCCAGTACCGTCCAGAAAGACATGCACTTCGGACAGTTAATGATCGGTAGCCTGTGTTTTACAGTCCTCTCGATCGCGGCTACCAGCCCGAGGTGGTTCGCTGCCACCACCGAGAAGGTAATCACCAGGTCATTGAGCCAGTCCATAGGTTTTCTTTTTACTTACGCCGTCGCTACGTTGATGCTTGTAGTGATGGCAATCTGGTTGGTGCAGGGCTTCGTGCTCTGGCAGCAGCCACAACCACCGGTGTTCATATACTGCGTGATAGGTTTCGGCGAAGCAGCAACAGTGCCGATAGTTAGTGTAGGCGATGTGGCAGCTGAGCACGGCAGACAGACACGCTTTGACACGTACTCTACACGGGGTGTGCATGAGTTACACGGGCGGTAGGTCACAGTGCCTGCAATCTGACATTCCTGGCAGTAGGCATCGTTGCCTACGCTGATAGGTGTGCCGACGGGCGTTGCCGTCAATTCACAGAGTACAGGGTGTGTCGGGTCAACCAACAGCATCTGGCGGTTGCCACAGGTGTAGTGGGTCAGACCGATTTCGTAGGTGGCATCAGCTGGTGTGCCGCCTGGGTACGGAACAAGAAAGTCCTGTGTGTCCTGTCCGTTCTTGCAGTTACAATTACACTTCATAATACTTTTGTTTTTGTGTTGATTATCTTGGGGGCCTTTCAGTGCGCCGCCCCTCGTATTGCGCTGTATCTCTATTCTGCGTCCTGGAAAAGATTTCCTTCCAGGGGCTGCGGACTGATGAACTCCGCTTCCGATGATTGGATGGCGGCGATGCGCTGCTCCAAGTCAGCAATATGCTGCGATTGAACATCTAGGCGTTGGATAACGTTATTAAGCACGTCGAACATCTGGAAAGACATGCGTGCAGCACAAAAGGCATGCTGTTGATAGCCGCACTTGGTGCAGTCCTTCGGACATGGCCGCACCTGTCGCTGCGGTGCTGATTGCTGTTGTCCACCTGCATCCTGCTGTGTGTTATTATCTTGTTTCTCTGCCATAACTTATTTGAAGTAATTGATGATTTGATTCTTTACTAAGGGATTCTTGTCCCAGTTTCCTATAGCCTTCGCCAGACGAGCAGCGTCAACAGCTCTGCCTTGGTGAGCATGATAGCCTATGAAAGCTATGATGGCCATACGCAGGTCCTCGACCTCCTGTTCGTTTCTCGCATAGACATTGAAGGTGATGGGGAAACCATTGAATGGTTTTTGCTGGTTGTTATCTTTTTCGTCCATCATGTTGTTTTATTACTTGTTGATTTCTGGAAGTTCTACTACCGGTGCTTCAGGCTCCACGGCCTGTATTGTCAGCGGCGGCAGCTTGCCGCCTGTCATCTGGCGAATCATTTCGTAGCCTGTAGCTATCGTATTTTGGTTCTCCTTGATCCACGAGAACAACCCGGCAGCTGTCTGCTTTGTGGTGTCTACCCATGTCGTAGGCGCAGGGTCGTAGTCGGGCAGTGATGGAATATCCTCTGCGAAGAAGTCGTAGAGCTTCTTTGCCTCGTCTATATCGCCCTTGGTGGCAAAGAGACACTGCAGCTTCAGCGATGCCTTGCTTGTCGGTCTGATTCCCTGTATCATCTCCAGTCGTTTCTTTTTGTTTGTAAACCATTTCATTCATTTGCCGTGTTTGGTTAATTCAAGGAAATCGCTGAAATCTTGAATAACGTTTCCGCTAATTCAAAAAAAACGTCGAAATCCTTGAATAAAGGAAAGGAATTTAGGGGAAATCTTAGGAAAACTTCCCCTAATTCCTTTCGGGGTTGCTTAGCCGTTGCAACCGCAACCGGGGCAGCTACAGGGCTGGGGAGCCGAGTAGAGCATCACGGGCTGTGCATCGAGGCTAGAGCGGCCTGTCAGACGGTCAGAGACAATCTGGTTCATAGCCGAAGCGTAGGCTGAGTTCTCAGCCACGGTACTCTGGTTCTGAGCCGTTGACTGCTGTCCGCTGATGGTGTCGGCAACAGATTGGGTGATGTTTATGTCACCCTGGATGCGACGGTTGACCTCAGACTCCAACAGAGCGCCAATGTTGTCGATACGCTTGTCTGCTCCGGTGTAGTAGGCCATAGCCAGTTCCTTGGCACTCTGGGCTGCCTCTTTGGCCTCCTTACCTTTGGCTGATGCCTGCATGCCGCCAAAGATCCATGCGGTGATACCTGCAGCAGCAGCCACTGAAGCAACTGTTAATCCGGCGATAGCAACGCCACTGGGTTTCTTGGCCGACATGTAGTCGAGCTTCACCTGCTCGTAGGGCGTCAGCTCGCTGCCTCCGTTCATCGACTTCAGCAGTGCAAGGTCATTAACATCTAATGCCATAATCTTGAAATTTTTGTGTTGTGAATGAATAAAGTTAGCTGTAGCGGTCATCCTTTTTGGATTTCCGTTACGAAGTTAAACATAAAAAACGGCGCGCAAAAAGATTTTGGCTAAAATGGCGGTTCACACTTTGACCTGGCGCGAAAGCCTTTTGATAATACGCTTTGCCGTACTTTCGCTGACGTGATACTGCTTTCTGAAATGTTGGTATATTCGTTCCTTTGCTATACCTTCACGGCGCAGTGCCAGGTATTCCTCGTACATCTGGAGATATCTAACATCATCTACATGTAGACCACACTTTGACATAACTTCCACTTGACATAGATTAAGTTTAAGCAGCATATAGCCACTGATTACCTCAATACTGTCAGGATTTTCAAAAGAAAAATTGTAATTTTGCATAATATTCGCAGTCTATTTTATTTTTAAAAACCATGTTACTTGGCGAAAGGATATAGTATAAGTCCTCCGTCAGGCTATGTAACATGGGGTTTGACTGCGAATCAATTCCAGCCTGGCGGGGACTTTTTGTTTCCATAAAAATACACAAACATCCAGGTATCATCAAGGGCACATTTATAATTTTCTCTACCTCACATTTGCGTAGTTTCGAGAAAAGCATTACCTTTGCCACCGCTCTCAGTTGAGAGTCCAAACAAAAACGTTGGATTAACCTAATTTTTTAAAAACTTAAACTTTAACCAGAATGAAGAAATCTTATTTGATGGCCTTGGCGGTGGCCTTCACTATGACCGCTTGTGAGAAACCTATTAGCGTGGAAGAAGGCAATGAGTCGCCCAGCGAGGTGACGCTGCCGGATGGCACTGTGGCGAAGACAAAGAAGTTCACGTTTACCTTGAAGGGTGACTTCACCAGCGAGTGGAAGCCGGTGACCCGTGGCTACCTGGCAGCGGACGGGAAGGACCTGACCGATGTCTGGGTGCTGGACTACATGAACGGGAACCTGGTGCAGCAGATTCATCAGGATGACAACACGGCAGAAGATTTCGGAAAGCCAGTCATGCAGCTGGCGTATGGCGACCACCACATTTATTTCGTTGCCTCGCGTGGTCAGGGTGCCGACCTCGATACCGATGCCAAGACGATTACCTTCTCGAAGGTGCTCGACACGTTCTACAAGGACTACGAGGTGAATGTTGTCAGTACCTCGAATGGCAACCGTGCTGTTACGCTCGATCGCTGCGTCACCCGCCTTCGCCTCACTTTCACCGATGCCGTAGCCACGAATACCGCCACAATAGCCATCGCTCCTGGTACTTGGTATTATGGCATCAACTACGCCACCGGTCTGCCCGTTGCTGCCAAGTCTTCACAGGCTTCCAGCATCAATGTGCCTGTATCAGAGTTGGGCAAGGCTGGTCTGCAATGTAACCTCTTCGGCTTCTCCACTGCCGACGAGTGGAGTACCGATGTTGTCATCACCTCGCGTGATGCCGACGGCAACACCATCGGAGAGGCCACGCTCATCGCTGCTCCCTTCAAGGCGAACCGCATCTCAGAGTACTCCGGTCCGCTTTTCGGTTCTGAGGGCGACATGAGCCTGAGTCTGAATACTTCGTGGGACGAAGCATTTGAAGGCACATGGTGATTTTGATGTCTGATGTATGAGGGCTAAGCACGTTTAATCATGCTTATTTTTCGTTTATAGGTTAATTATTGCAAATATATCGTAAATATCGGGTTATTGTATTGCATTAACCCGATATTTTGTTTATATTTGCAATCAAAAACGATAATGAGTATGAAGAATAAGGGCGGAAGGCCGGAGACCGACCGCAAGAATGCGATTACGGTGCGCATCAGCGACGAGTCGGTGGCACTGCTGGATCAGGAACATAACAAGAGCGAACTGATCGACAGCCTCATTCGTGGCCGCGTGGCTCGCATCCAGTGCCCCCACTGCGGCAAAGTAATAACTATTAAAACGGAGGACTGACGATGACAGACAAGGAACTGATTAGAACTAAACTGATGGAGCTTTATAAGAAGCACCTGGATGCTGGCGATATGGTATGCCGCGACGAACTGCTGCCTATTATCGACCTGATGGACGAAACTCCAGACGAGCCTGCAAGCGAAGGCTTGGATGATGCTGTTAGCCGTTTTATAGAACAGCATAGAAGTGAGCTGAATGGTTGTTTAGATTTAAGGAGAATAGCCCGTTATTTCGCTAACTGGCAGCGCGAGCAGATGATGGAAAAGGCTTTTATGGTAGAACTTGCTAAACCTAAACATGCGGGACAGGCACACCTTTGCGGCTGTTTTTCTTGCGGGAACTCAGGTGACATGGTGAAAATCATAATTATTTAGGAGGACTGACGATGACAAAGAGCGATTTAATTCAAATATTAGAAGACGTTCCTGATGATTACGAGGTCGGGATAAACGATGGTGGACTTTTTAAGGACATCAACTTGAAAGTGGACGAGCCAAATAAGTTGTTGGTGATAGAGGTTGTGGATAATTGGATATAAGGAGGACTGTCTATGGAAGACTGGAAGATAAAGATCGGCCTTTGGGACTGCAAGAACATGTACGGTCTGACCGAGGAAGAGGAAATGCTGCCGTTCCTGCCGAGAGTGGGCGATGTGTTCTGGATGTCGGATGCCTGCGAGGAAAGGCTGAGGAAAAGGCTGCGCAAATGTTTGAAAGAGCATGGCTGTGGCGACGGGTGCCCGTTCACCAACGAGAAAGGCAAGACGGACATCAAGGACGAGGTGATGGTTCACGAGGTCTTTTTCAAGGTCGAAGACCACGAAGTTGAGCTGACTCTGAGAAAGGAAGGCAATGTTATATGGGATCAATACGAAATAGATTAAGGAGGACTGAATATGACATCCCAAGAATTTACAGTGCGCAAGCGGATATGCACGGCGGCGGAGGCTATCAGTTCATCACGAGCGGGTTCCCTAACCGGTCGCGGGGTGGACGGGCGTTTGAGAGCGTGGACGGCATGTGGGCGATTGACCTGCTGCCTGGATTGGGGCCGAGGGAGGCGGACATGGAGAATCCGAACGGCAGGCGGTCGCCGCGTCAGGGCATAGCGGTGGACCTGCATGTGAGCCGCGTGGAAAGGGAGGGCTACCGCAAGATGTGGGTGTTCGGCTTCGTGGGTCGCTCGCGCTGCATCACGGAGTACAGGCCGAGGGGCGTGGAGCGTGGCGAGGACTCGACGATAGCGGTGATCAGGAACGGCTCGGTGTATATCGAGCAGTGGTGCGACCGCGACCACTTCCCGGACATCGCGGAGGGGTCGGTGTTCCCCGTGTGGGTTCGAGTAGAGAGAATTAACATTTGAGCGTTGACTTTCCCCTTCGGGCCGTCGAGCTAAACCTTCCCGTTAATCGGGAAGCGGCGGACTCCGCGAAGCGCCTGAGCACCAACGGAGCGCAAGAAGCCAAAGGGCATGATATAAATAAAAGGTTTGAAAGATATGGAAGAAAAGGAACTAATATAAAGGAATAAAATTATGAGTACAAGAGCAATTATCAGAATCAAGGAGAAAAACGACGTAAGGTACGTCTATCATCAGTGTGACGGCTATCCTGAATATGTAGGTGCCGACCTTCAAAGGATGCTCAGCAAGAAGAAACGCTGGAGCGCAAAGACAATAGACAAGGAGTTAATAAGAGGCATCGTCCATGTCTATGAGGATGGTGTGAAACACATCGACGACAATTATCAAGCCGTGGATGGCATGTGCGGATGGGAGGATTATGGCTACGAGATTGACTGCGACAATCGGACGCTCATAGGCTATTATTTCGGAGCGAAGAATATGCCAAATAGTCCGCTGGAGGATTGGAGCGAGTGTGAAAAGGTACGACCAGGCGAAGCCCACCGCGACGACGAGGATATCAATGAAGTGCTGGCCGAGCGCGAGCTGATAGACATCTGCACACGCATCCGACTGAAAGATGCGGAGAGTATCGGCCCTGCACCGCTGCCAAAGCCTGTCACCAAGATATACCCGCTATTCGGTCGAGGCGACTGCGGACGGGCATGGGGCGAAACAATGAAACCAAGTGAGCCGTTGCAGTCGTGGAGCGACCTGCTGTGCTATGTCCGCGACAACATTTGGCTGTCTATTTGGCAAGGCAGTCAAATCAGTCTTTCTGACGATGACATGGATAAACTCTGCTTTATTTGGATAACCATTCAGGCAAACGGAACAGCGAAAATGGACATTGATTACAGCGGTGTGGTAGGTCGGGCAGGTCGCATTCCAAAGGATAAGCTATGGGCTGTTCGTGATTCTGAAAACATCTTTTCACCAGAGCCAAGCGAATAATGAAATGTAAGATAGCATAACACACAATCAAACACATAAAGGGAGAGCCGCAATAGCTCTCCCTTTATTGTGCGCCGCAAAGATGGCCGAGGCCTACGATGCGACTTGCGACACGTCTGCCGCCGTTAGTTCTTATTCAAGACCTCCGTTTCCGCCCTCGGAACCGCCACCGTTGTTGTCGCCAGTGTCGGTGTTGTCAGTTGGGGTCTCGTCATCCACAATGTCTTGTTCTCCTTCCGATGTCGGGCGGGTTACAAAGGCAAACTTGGCGTCGGCCAGCTCGGCGGCCAACTTCGGGTCAACGTCGAAGACGACCTGCGCACGGCAGCCCTGGGCGGTCACCTCGTCGATGTTCTCCTTGGCCTTGCCCTGCACGCGCAGCTTGAAGGTGCCCAGTCCGGGAATCTTGGCGGCGTTGCCGTTGACCGTTGGTCGAGGTGCCTTGCGCTCGGCAATGCTCAAAAGGGGTTTTGACATTGCGCTCGCTTAATCGGCACCTTCATCAGCGAGCGCAGGTTTAGAGGCTCCCGACAAACGGGGGACGGCTATAATGCAGGGGGCAAAAAAGAAAGGCTTGTCATCGTGTGGCAGGCCTTTCTTGTGGGGTTAAAAGAGGGATTGTTGCTGAAGTTACTCTATCATCTTATATTCTCCTGCATCGAAGGCTCGCTCTGTTACGTCGAGGTCGTTCCAATCCTCTTCGTGCATGGCTCCGTTGTGGCTGTGGCACTCGACGCGCAGACTGTTATTCGGACGGTCGATGCTGATTACCTTAAACCACATCGGCTCCTTGCAGCCTTTCCACGCCTGCTGAAAGCGGTCGCCCTCTTTCAGTGTTACGCTTGATGGCTCACGCTGTTCCATCAACTGCTTGGCCATCTTGACATACCAAGTGTCGTTGATGTCGGCATCGGTTATCTCACGAAGGTCTTTCTCGCTCTTTATCTTGTGCCACCACGAACCGCATCCGTAGATGACTTTGTTCAACTGAGGCACGAGCATTGCGGGATTGCCCATTGTCGATACTTTCAGCGTCTTCGATTCCGAGTTGAATGATACGAGGCTCTGAATCGGCAGGTCGCCAATATAGATGCCGAAGTACGTCTTACCGCCGTATTCGTCACCGCATGGACGGACAGCCACGAAGTCGCCCGTCTTGGCGTGCCAGCTGTCGGTCTTTATCGGCTCAACGTCGATGTTCTCGATAGTCAGCGGAAACTCGATGTACCGCGACTTGAATAACTCGCAGGCTTCGCACTTGGCTTCATCGGTAGGCACAACCTTGTCGTTGTCCCAACCAGCCTGCACGCAAGAATGGTCGCCCTTGAAGTGATGGTGAGCATACTTGCATCGTTCCAATTTTGTTTTCTTCTCTTCTGTCATAGTTCCTAATTCAAATTTGACAATAAAGAAACGGCACTACGCGCTGTCAGGTTCAAATTAGCTGAGACCTTGGGGTGGTTATCCCATACCCCACGCGGTGCCGTTATATTTCTACCACGATGTTCTACACACAAAACGCTGACTTTGTGGGTCAGCGGCGTGCCGCTAATTTGATTTGACGTTGCAAAGATAGGGCTTTTTCTCATAT